GTCTTGCCGTTCGGGTTCGTGTGCGTGATGGTTTTCATGTTTTAATGATACATCATTCTCGCGGTCTGTCAAGCAAAAATCACTTTGAGCCGACGATTGAGCCGGGGGCGATGGTCGCGTTCTTGCCGATGTACGAGTTCTTGCCGATGGTCGCGTTCTCGCCGATGGTCGCGTGCTCGCGGATGATCGCGTTCTTGCCGATGGTCGCGTGCTCGCGGATGATCGCGTTCTTGCCGATGGTCGCGTTCTTGCCGATGGTCGAGTACGAGCCGACGTGCGAACCATCGACGATGTTCGCGTATTCGCCGATGGTCACGTTCTCGCAGATGGTTACGCCATAGCCGATGGTTACGTTCGAGCCGACGTTGACTTGAACGGTCTTGCCGTTCGGGTTCGTGTGCGTGATGGTTTTCATGTTTTAATGATACATCATTCTCGCGGTCTGTCAAACAAAAATCACTTTGAGCCGACGGTTGAGCCATCGGCTTGACGTAACACGTTTCGTGTGATATAGTTCAGCGTCATGGTGGAGGACCGGGGGCCACCGTAGGATTATGGCTGCCAAAATGGCAGCCGTATAGATCGGCTGTCAACTCCTTTTCAAGAATTGGGGGCGGCTCAAAAGAGCCGCCCCCTAGTCAGTCGTCCGTGTTCCATCCCATAAACTTGATGAAACACCCCAGTAGTGCGGTCCCTAGTGCCAGCAAGATCCATTCCGTGAGAACGCCCTTGGCGTCACCAATAAGGTCGGGAGGTGGTCTAGAGGCTCGATTGTAGTCACGATCCCAGCGATGTCCCATGAGGTTAGAGTATAGTCCGGAGTGGCGGTCTTGTCAACCGCCACCCCGGACTAATTAGAGGCTCGACAGCACTTCGATTGCCCGACCTTCGAGGAGGTTCCGCGAGCCGTTCGGATTGAAAAGGCTTGACATCCGCTTCGTTTCCGTCTCGCGGCTACCCTTGGGGGCGTAGTGCGTATTTGTCGCCGTGATCGCGTTGTAGACATCCGCAACGGTCTTGCCGTAGGTGCCACGGCCTGGATTCGAGAACTCGCTGATCGCAAACTTGAGTTCGTTTTCCGTCCGCGTTGCGATGTCGCTCGGATCCTCGACATCATAGATCATGTTGAAAAGGGCGACGGCTTCGGAGTAGGTCAGCCTTTGACCGTTCCAGAGCGTCATCCGCTTCGAGAGCTTGCGGATCTCGACCTGGATATCTTCCCACGTTCGCATCGCATCTTCGTACTTCGCTTGAAGGGCTCCCATGTGGCGGAGACGGAACCCGTTACCCTTGCTCACGACGCGAACGGCACCGTTTGAACAGACCTGACGCCGGGCGAAGAGCGAGCCGAAAAACGATCCAGACCCCTGGAAGTTGTGAAGCTGGAAAAAGTGGTCCCAATCCTCACCATCGACCCTACCGCCGTTGTCGAGCTTGCCGCCGTCGATCTTGAACACCAGCATCTCGTGCGACCCTTCGGAGAGCATGAAACCTCGCTCAGGCGTCACCCAGCCCTCGGCGATCAGAGGGGCGATCGGGGCGATCATGTCAATCGGGCACGTCGCGACGTACCTTTTCGAGACGGTTTTCAACGAGACTACGACATTGTCCGTGGAGCGAACAAGGTGGTATTGTCCCTCGACGTTCCGATCACGATACACGGGATGCGGAGCCGGTACGCTTTGCACGCTGTAGTTCATGTTTTCGCGGTTCAGGAAGTCGGTCGTTGCTTGAGTCATGTCGATTCTCCGTTGTTGGTTCGTGCCGATTGGCGGTACTCCATATGATACGCCGATCCGTGGGAATGTCAAATGAGGCGGGCGATTTCTTTTTCAAGCGTTCCGCTTGACTATCTTGAAAACGATGGTATGATATGTCCGCCCTGTAGTTCAAAAACACAAGAAACAGAACAGCCGCACGCAGTCCTAGGAAACGGTGCGAAAGACTTAGGTGTAAATCCTTTCAGGGCATCCATCTACCTCTGTTGCGGTTCCGCAACTAGACTTGACGCGGGGAGAGGCCCGTTCCACTTGAAAACGTGGATCCTTATTGACATCGCTTGAAAACGATGATAACATGTAACTGTCAACGAGATACGGTCGCCCTGGAAGATCCGACATCAGGGACGAAAATCGTGGATCCTTGTTGACATTGCTTGAAAATGGAGTAAGATAGGGTGTCGCGAAGGCGGGCCAAGGGCCACGGCGACGGGTGGTGCTCCTCCTATGGGGATGGGAGTTGAGCACGCCCGCCCCCAGTTCTTCTTTTTCAAGCCACTAGTAAGGACGGTGACGAAGCCGCTGAAATTTCTGGGAAACGCTAAGTAAGCGAATTGTACAGACTTCCAGAGTTTTCTCTCATGTCTATTCAGAATTTCATTTTTAAGTCTTAGACGTATTTTTTACGCACCCCGGTACTCCCAGGGGAATATCTATTACCCCATTTTCTCGACCCCCGGTCTCTAATTGGACCGCCATAACTCTTGTAGTGTACACCATTTAACGAGCGATTCGTGTCGAAGAGACGCCAGCGGCATATAGTAACGCCACTTGTTCTTTTGAGAATAGTGCAGTAGCCATAGGAGCTCTACCTTTTCGAGCCATGTCCTGCAAATTGTCCTTTGCAGTTCCTTGAAAAGGAAAAGAGACGCCAGGGTTTGACCGTTCCTGAAAACCTACGGAAATCTGGAAGACGCAAAAACGCCCCAAATCCCCTGTTCCATTCCTGCTTCACAGAAGGCAGTTTCGTCATGAACGACAAGTTCATGACCAGAGCTTCCCTCTCCACAGGCGTTTTACGTCTCTACAGAACTTGCAGCGACGTTCTCTAAATTAACTGATGCGTTGTGATCCCGGTCATGATGCGTACCACAACCGCCACAATCCCATTCTCGATCAGCCAGTGTCAAGTCTTCCTTGATCTCCCCGCAGACGCTACACGTCTTGCTGGATGGGAAGAACCTGTCCACTGGCACGATCTTGCAAGAATACCAGCCGCCCTTATAGGACAACTGTCTTCGTAATTCAAACAAGCCAAGATCGGCTATCGACCGAGACAAGCACCTGTTCTTCATCATGCCAGACACATTCAAGTCCTCGATCACGACAACCCGCTTGGTTTTCGCTAAAGTCGTCGTCATCTTGTGCAACGTGTTCTTGCGGACGTTGCTGATCCTGAGATGGAGTCGGGCTACTTTCTTGGTCGCTTTCTTCCTGTTCTGGCTTCCTTTGACCTTCCGGCTGACGCTCTGCTGGAGTTTCTTCAACTTTCTGAGTTTCGTCTTCAACGGCTTCGGGTTCTCGTACTTCGTACCATCACTCACGGTTGCCAACGTCTTGATGCCCAAGTCCACGCCAACCACGTCATGCTCGTCCTTGACGCCGTTGTACTCTGGTAGGTCTTCCTCGACCTGAATGCTCACGAACCAGCGTCCAGCACGTTCTGAGACGCTTGCTGACAGTATCTTGGCGTCCGTGGGCAAATAGCCACGTTCCTTGAGTTTCAGGACACCGAGCCGGGGCAGTTGCACCGTGTTCTCCGTAACCTTGATTGTGCCAGTCAGCCGGAAGCCGCCGATGCCATTCTTTTTGCTCTTGAACTTTGGGAACTTGCCCCGCTTCTTGAAGAAGTTATCGTAGGCACGATCCAGATTGCGTAGAGCCTCTTGTGGGCTGCACTTTGATACTGCGTACATCCACGGCAGTTCAGTCGGTTTGAGAGCATTGAGTCGGCGGTGGAGTTCGATGGCGTTGGGCGTCTTTTCGCCGTTCTCGTATGCCATCTTCTTCTGGCTCAAGCCCCAATTGTAGGTGTAACGAGCCGCCCCTGCATGTTTGAGACATGCGGTTCGTTGTTTGTCGTTCAACCTCAATTCGGTCTTGTAACCACGCTGTACCTTCACGCCGCTCCTTGTTCCGCAAGTCTTCGTGCTTCGATAAATGGTAGCGGAGGTGGGATTCGAACCCACGATCTTCTGCTTATGAGGCAGACGAGAACAGCCGGGCTTCTCTACTCCGCAGTGTTGACTTTTTCAAGCCACTTCTATCATATCACGATTCCTCGTAATGTCAAGCTATTACTTGAAAAGTGCAGGATAGGCAACAGACGTATAGCGTTTACACGCAAAACACCACAATTTGCTGGATTGTGCCAAACCGCCGGACTGGGGTTTGCGGAACCTATCTTGCGAGCCTTAGCTGGGCTCCTGCATTCAAGAGTACACCCAAAAGGATAGGTGTGCAACTACTTTTTTCTTTTTCAAGAAACTTCTTGACAATAGCTCGAAACAGTACTATCATGCAGACATGAGTACCGAAAAGGCACTGGCGACTACGGCGACTGGGAAGCTGGGGTTCAGTGTGCGGCGGGGTACTGATCCATTTCAAGAAAATTCAAACACACTTTTTTACATCTGGAGACACGTAGAATGCACGCAGGCTAGGGGGAGGGCCGACATGCCCAGCCGGACCACGAAGTGCTTGCGGGCGAGCCAAACACTGCAATATTTCATAGGCTGAGAAGCTGCCAATGTGTTAGTGCTCGTGTGTGAGCACAGGAAAACAAAAACTATAACAAAAAGAGAAGGATAGACCCTAACGAGTATCGCCCCCTGGTGTCTCTTTTCGTTTTCAAGGAACGCCTCGGTGTCACCTCGTAGCCACAGGTCTGGTTCCGCCATGATGACTCGCCGTTTGTTTTCTTCTTTTACTATGATAAATTTGGAGCGGCTTGAAAATGAATAAGATCTAACCCGCCAACTTCCTTATTGGAGTAGCTTGAAAATGACAAAAGAAACACTGACTGAACCTGTAATCGAACCCATGATGGACGAGGTTCCGCCCTCCTGGCCTCCGCTCGCCCACATCATCCGCAACGAAAATAAACCCGCCAAGGCAGGCACAATCGCCATTTGCGGCACCAAACTGATGGGTATCGACCTCGGTCGCCTCAATGATGTCTCTGGTAAGGTTTGTGATAAGTGTGTGGAGGTTCTGCGTAAGGAACTTGAAAAGGACTTGACTTAGCCCCTAGATGGGGTATCCTAAGACATGCAAATCAAACTACAGTTTCGATCTAAACGAGCCCTATTAGATGATAATCGAACAACTCGAAAAGGATGGTGAGTGAATGTGTATGGTGTACTCCGTCATCCTTGGCGGCCTCATTGTTGGCGGCTTAGTCATTAAGGGCGTCAAGAAAATATGGCCGACCGCAACACCCAAACCTATACCTCTGCCGCTCGCCCAATATGGCGAAGACCTGGAAGATTAACATACGTCGTTACAAAAGTGATTATGTTTTCGTGACGGCAAAAGTGACAATCGTTACCGCTAATATTACCAATTATGACACACTTAAAAGCTAAACCATTGAACGTTTTGTTGGACCAAGCAGCAACTCGCGGCCTTAAGCGTAAATCACTAGTCTCGAATCGAGACTTACACGCTAAGGGTGTAGACGTATCGCAAGTTCACCTTACGTCTGAATCGCTTGAAAAAGAAAAAGAGGAGTTAGTTTTGTCTATGGCAAAACGCCTCTACGAAGCATTTGAACGTATATACACAAAACTGTTTAGGAGAAATTATGCACAATAAATCTGACTATTTCAAGCCTCTTGAAGAGTGCTCCCGCGTCTCAGTTGACGGCGAATGCTCCGAGTACATTACTATGTTGGCCATCTCGCGAATGCCAGATTGCTTCACAGACGACCAGCTTCTCAAAGAGATTGCTACTCTGGCGATTAACGAAGATCTTATGCGTCTGGTTGAGCTTGGGTTAGTGAATATGTCCTGGGATGAGAAACAAGAAGCCCTTGTTTTCTACGAAGCATGAAGTTCTTTTGGTCTCTAAGAAACGCAACGTGGTTTACTTATGACGGCAAGACGTTCTTGAAATTGCACGGTGGACCTAACGCCAGGGTTTTCTGTCTTGAAACCAATAATTGTATCGTTTTTGTGCCTCTAGATGCTATGGTGACAGTGAAGTGAAGCACCACGCCCTGAGTCTTCTGCTCGGCTCCATCGTGTTAAGCGTATGTTTGTTTCTACTGCCCATCACTGCTCTCTTTTTCGTGCTATATGAACACTACTTCATGTTGATCGCAGTGGCTTATTTCTTGGGTCGCTGCGTTTTGTGGAAGTCACTTGACAAATAGCTGTTTAGTGGGTATAATAGAGGCATGAGTCACAAGATCACCATCGAACGCAAAGCCCAACGTCGCTCGAACGTCTCGATTACCCGTCGTCAGGTAGACGAGATCGTGGATCGTGCTCTCGCGGCCTCACGAGGCAAACAATTCCGTCTGTCAACCGAACTACCAGACGATATCGTGCCTGTTTTGGTTGAAGGTGAATGGCATTACAGCGTCGAACTTGAATTCGAGCACATTGGTCGCGGCGACCCGGCCAAACAATTCAATGGTGTCAAGGACGCCATTTTTAAGTGTGCTGGCAATAAGGGCAAGTGGAGCGTGCTGGGCGGTCATAATACCACCGGCCCCAATCTCAAAGTATTCAATGAAACTGACTTGATTGCGGAAGTCACAATCGAACGTGGTACGCACTTCGATCACTTGTACGGTCTCGATCCGCAAATCGACATTGTTCTGGCATCGTTGCAAACCGCCAAAGACACCAATTATACGAAACGTTATCACGCTGTCTTGCACGGCAAGCCTGGATGCGGCAAGAGTGATCTTCTGGGTGGTGTCAAGAATATGGTGGGGGTCGATGGCTGTATCGAATTCGACGGCACTCAGACTACGGCTGCTGGTGCTATTGCCGCAATCATGGATGCCGACGTTGTTCCGCCCCTTCTCGTGATTGAAGAGATTGAAAAGGTGCCGGATCAAGCTTTTATGTGGCTACTGTCCGCTCTTGATGGTCGAGCGGAAATTCGCAAGGTGACTGCTCGTGGTAGCTACTACCGCAAGGTGCCGTTCGTCTGCGTCGCGACCGTGAATGACATTGATCTTTTCAAGTCACGTCACGAAGGGGCAATGGCGTCACGTTTCTCTCACAGTATTTACTGTCCGCGTCCTAACGAAGCAATCTTGCGGCTAATTCTTAAGCGTGAAATTGAATCTATCAATGGTGATGCCGCATGGATTGAACCTGCGATTCGCTACTGCATGGACGTTGAACAGAATACCGATCCGCGACGTGTCATTGCCGTGTGCTTGACTGGCCGCAATCTGTTGCTCACTGGTAAATTCCAATCTGACCTCACCGCCTGTCGAAACAAGGACGACTGATGTTTTGGATCCTCTACGTGCTCGGTATGCCTCTCGCCTGGGATCGTGCCGACACTGACAATAGCTGGGTGCGAGGTTTCGTGTCACTGATGTGGCCTATCATTCCATTTACATTGTTTGTGTACTGGGCGTTCTCTGGGCGGGAATCTGAGCTTGAAAACGAATAAGACTTGACATCATGAAGGTCTTAATCTTGGGGGATGTCCACGGAATGTGGAGCGATCTCAACATCACGATTGCTCGTGCTCTCAAGCAGCACCCTGATATCACCCATATGATTCAAGTGGGAGATTTTGGCTATGCGTGGCCGGGTAGCGACATTCAGGCTAACGGCACTGGATTCTGTAACCCCTTTACGTTTCACAAAGCGTATATGAATCCGTCCACGATTACTAAGGCAGAAGCATTGCCATTCTATTGGATTGATGGTAATCATGAGAATCACGATCAGCTTGAAAAAGATCAAGGGGCGTTTCAGTCGGGCATGATCTATCAGCCGCGTGGATCAGTCCTGCGACTGACAGACTACACCGTGATGTTTTTCGGCGGTGCTTCATCCATCGACAAGGATCATCGGATCCAAGGTAAGTCGTGGTGGCCTCAAGAGTCAATCACCTATCGTCAAGTCATGGAGGCGTTGGATTATCAGCAGACAATCGACCTTGTGATCTCGCACGAGTTTCCATTCGACTTTCCTTATGGTTCGCACAAAAAGGAATTTGGGCGATCGGATAAGCAAGCTCTGAACGCTATTCGAGGGCAGTTTAAGCCCAGGCACTGGGTGTTTGGACATCATCACACGTATCAAGCTGGTGAAACCGAAGGTACAACGTGGGCGTGTGCTCCGTGTATCGAACAGCATCAGGCTATTCTATGGAATGGCGAGTCGCTTGAGTTGCTGTATTGCTAGAAAAGAACGCGAGACCATTAATGGATAGAGAAATTGTCGTGCATCGGGGAGCTTTGGACAATTGCAGACGTATTTATTTTGTGGTTGGAGATCGGCAAACCGAATATATTGTCTTTAACAAAGGGCACGAATGTTTCGAGACCTTGCTAATGGCAGGAGCGACGGCAATTGAAACTATTCTTCTGCGTAGCAAAGAACAGACTCAATATTACGAGTACCAAGAATTTCTGCGACTGCGTTTGATCTATGGGCCAAAATTTCCACTTGACGGGCTAGACTCTAAGGGGTAAGATACTGGCATGAAACTCACTGAAACAACTCTCGAAGTCGAACGCTCTGGCACCTTCCAAGAAGGCACGTACTCCTTCGAAACAAACGCGGCAATGTTTGCCTTGCTTTCAAAGAAGGTTTACACTGACGAGCCGCGAGCTATCGTTCGTGAATTGTCCACGAATGCATCCGACTCTCATACGGATGCTGGCTGTGCCGATCAGCCGTTCGATGTTCATCTTCCAAATCAACTAGAGCCTTGGTTGTCGATCCGTGACTACGGTACGGGCTTGTCGCCCACTCAAATCGAAACCGTATACAAGAAATACGGCAAAAGTACTCGCACGAATAGCGATGACTTTACTGGCTGTCTAGGTATCGGCAGCAAGTCCCCCTTTGCGTACACGGACCAATTCACGATTATATCCATTTGGGACAAACGGAAGTACACGTACTCCGCCTTCAAGAATGAGTCGTCGATTCCGACGCTCGCTCTTTTGAACACAGTTGATACGGACGAGCCGAACGGCTTGGAAGTCCGCATCAACACGAAGCCGGGCGACGCTCAGATTTTCGTCAGGGCCGCTCAACGTGTCTACACCTTTTTCAAGGTGCGTCCGAACATTGTCGGTGCCCAACTCAACTTCGATAGCGAGAAGCCGGAATTTGAAACGAGTGAATTCTCGTTGTACATAAATCATAAAGCACCTGTTTCATCGCGTCTTAACGTCATGATGGGTCAGGTTTGCTACGCCGTCTCTGATCGCGATTTTGCCTGCCCGTTTTACCACAATGCCATTATTATCTTGAACTTGCCGATAGGTGCGGTTTCTATTGCCGCTAGTCGCGAAGAGGTTAATTACGACGACAGGACGATCGCGAAGATAACCGCTGCTCTTAACGAGGCTGCCGTTGTGGTGCGGGCCGAATTTGAACGTCGTGTCGCGAACGAAGGGACGGTCCTTCAAAAGCTGCGGGCTCTAGCCAAGTACCGTAACTTGGTGAGCGAACTTTCGCCTCATGGAACCGATCCAATCAAATACGAAGAGAAGGACAAGTATTCAATGCAATCCTGCTCTCTTCGTCTTGACAAAAAACTCTTCATGCATAGCCTGCACGGTGAATTCCATATTGGCGGACATATTGATCAAATGATCTTCATTGAAGATGATGCGGACATGACGCAGAAGATGAAGGGTCGCCTTCGTCAATACATGCGAGCGTGTACCCATAATCGGTTCTATCTTGTGAAGATTGAGGACGCCGCTCGCTTTACTGAATTGTTTGGCGACGTGATGACCAAGCTGAGTCTGTTGCCGGATGTGCCGCGTAAGGCTCGAACCGCAGGTACGACAGTGCGTAGCATGCCGATCAAGCTTCTCAATAACAGCTTTGAGTGGTATGGCATTAACGCGGCTACCGACGTTGACGCTAATGACGCCTGCTGTGTGCCGCGTGATGGTAATTGGGTTATCTGGAACGGCCAAAAGGTCGCTCCGCAGGACGTTCATATCATCGCGAACACGTTCGGCTTCAAGCGAATTTACGGAATCCCTGCCAAGCAATACGACTCTTTTCGTGTCAAGCACGGTATCATCGAATGTTCCGCTGTCGCCAAGGACATGACCGAAGAGTTTTTGGCTGATCTTGATATGTTTGCTCTGTCGAGATTTCAAAATGATGGGGATGACATTAGCCATAAGTTTCTCATTGAGAAAATTGCTGGACTCTCGACAGAGTGTGACAATCTGATTAAGGTTTACGGGGCGAATGTCAGTAACATGAGCGTTTACAGCCGCTTGTGTCAGGTTTTTGACATCAAGATGCCGACCGCTCCTCGTTATCAGAAAGAATTCTTCAAAAAATACCCGATTTTGGGTGGCATTGACTGGTACCGAGGTAACATTGCTATGGAACCAGTGATCCAGTACATCAAATTGATTGAGGCCGTCTGAACTATGAAAAACTTTGCAAGTCTCGTTACGGGCGATGGCAACATCACCCTGATTCTCGATGCCAAGACCTTCTCGATCGGGAAGAGTCATCCAAACTACGTCTTAATCGTGGAAGCGATTAAGGCAAAGCGACACGACGATCTGGAATCTCTCATCGACATTCCGGCGACCATTGCGGCGACCATGAGAAATAGCCCCGTCACGGTCAAGCATGGCCAAGTGTTCTACGGCGATCTGCCGATGCACAATACGGTGACGGAACGCATTCTCGACTTCATTCGAGAAGGACTGCCGACTGATCCGCTGATTCGATTCCTTGAAAACCTGATGGCCAACCCGATGCCGATGGCCGTCGCGGAACTCTACGACTTTCTGGAAAACACCAACAATGGCTGTAGTCAGTTTCCGATCACGGAAGATGGTTGCTTCATCGGCTATAAGGGCGTGCGTGACGACTGGTTCGATCAGTACTCTGGTATGGTTAAGAATGCAATTGGCGAAGTCATTGAAATGCCTCGTCAGAATGTCGATCCTGATCGTCGCAACGAATGTAGCCGTGGCTACCACGTCGGTACGTTGGAGTACGCTCGCAGCTTTGCCGCTCGCACTGTGCTCGTGAAAGTGAATCCAGCCGACTGCATCGCGGTGCCTAAGGACCACAACTGTTCCAAGCTGCGTGTGTGTCGTTACAAAGTGCTCGCTGAGGCTGAGGGGCAGATCGAGAGTCCGATGTATCCTATGCCGGAACCTGTTCCGGCATATGAGGAGGAAGATGTTGTCGAAGTTACCACGACGACGACACGAACCGTCAAGCGTAGTCCTTGCTCGCACTGCGGTACGAAGGGCGGCAAGAAGCATGAGGCGTCGTGTCGCCGTCCCAAGAAGTCGTGCTGATCTTCAAGACAACTTGAAAAGAAAAAAATGAGATTCTGTGTTGGTGTAGGCCATTGAGAGTCGCGACCGCTTTTTAGAGTGATTTTTTGCTTGACGAGCCGCGAGAATGATGTATAATCGAAGCATGAAAACCATCACACACACGAACCCGAACGGTAAAACCGTTCAAGTCAGCGTCGGCAAGAACGTGACCATCGGCGAGAACGTGACCATCGGCAAGTTCGTGACAATCGGTCGGGGTTCGACCATCGGCGAGGACTTGAACATCGGCCAGGGCTCGAACATCGGCAAGCACGCGATCATCGGCGATGGCTCGACCATCGGCGAGAACGTGACCATCTGTGAGCACGTGACCACCGGCGAGCACGTGACCATCGGTAAGGACTCGTACATCGGCTTGTACTCGTACATCGGCCCAGAGTGATTTTTTGCTTTTTTCGCACTTATAGGGTATCCTAAGACATGAATATCATCACACACACGAACCCGAACGGCGAAACCGTTCAAGTCAGCGTCGGCGAGAACGTGACCATCGCCAAGAACGCGATCATCGGCGAGAACGTGACCATCGGCGAGAACGCGAACATCGGCGTCGGTTCGAACATCGACTCGTACTCGACCATCGTCGAATACGTGATCATCTGCCCGAACGCGATCATCGGCGAGAACGCGACCATCGGCAGGAACGCGACCATCGGCTTGAACGCAACCATCGGCTCGTACTCGTACATCGGCCAGAACGCGATCATCGGCGAGAACGCGACCATCGGCGAGAACGCGACCATCGGCAAGAACGCGATCATCGGCTCGTACTCGACCGTCGGCAAGAACGTGACCATCGACTCGTACTCGATCATCGGCAGGAACGCGACCATCGCCGATGGCTCAACCGTCGGCCCAAAGTGTTTTTTGCTTGACAGACCGCGAGAATGATGTATCATTAAAACATGAAAACCATCACGCACACGAACCCGAACGGCGAAACCGTTCAAGTCAGCGTCGGCAAGAACGTGACCATCGGCAAGAACGTGACCATCGGCGAGAACGTGACCATCTGCGAGAACGCGACCATCGGCGAGAACGCGACCATTGGCGAGGGCTCGCACGTCCGCCGGGAAGTGACCATCGGTGAGAACGTGACCATCGGCCAGGACGCGACCATTGGCGAGGGCTCGCACGTCCGCCGGGAAGTGACCATCGGCGAGAACGCGACCATCGGCAAGAACGTGACCATCGGCTCGTACTCGACCGTCGGCAAGAACGCGATCATCGGCGAGAACGCGAACATCGGCGAGAACTCGTACATCGTCCGGGACGCGATCGTCGGCCAGGACGCGACCATCGCCCCCGGCTCAATCGTCGGCTCAAAGTGACTTTTGCTTGACAGACCGCGAGAATGATGTATCATTAAAACATGAATACAATCAAACACACGAACCCGAACGGCAAGACCGTTCAAGTCAACGTCGGCGAGAACGTGACCATCGGCTGGAACGTGACCATCGGCGAATACGCGAACATCGCCGATGGTTCGCACGTCGGCTCGTGCTCGACCATCTGCCCGAACGCGACCATCCGCAAGAACGCGAACATCGGCGAGAACGTGACCATCGGCGAATACGTGCTCATCTACGAGAACGTGACCATCGGCAGGAACGCGACCATCGACAAGAACGCGATCATCGGCAAGAACGTGACCATCGGCAAGAACGTGACCATCGGCGAGAACGTGATCATCCGCGAGAACTCGTACATCGGCGAATACGTGCTCATCTGCGAGAACGCGAACATCGGCAGGAACGTGACCATCGGCGAGCACGCGACCATCGGCAAGAACGCGATCATCGGCAAGAACTCGTACATCGTCCGGGACGCGATCGTCGGCCAGGACGCGACCATCGCCGATGGCTCAACCGTCGGCTCAAAGTGATTTTTGCTTGACAGACCGCGAGAATGATGTATCATTAAAACATGAAAACCATCACGCACACGAACCCGAACGGCAAGACCGTTCAAGTCAACGTCGGCCCGAACGCGAACATCGGCCCGAACGCGACAATCGGCGAGCACGTAACCATCAGCTGGGGCTCGAACGTCGGCTCGTACGCGAACATCGGCTCGTACGTGAACATCGGCTCGTACGCGAACATCGGCTCGTACGTGAACATCGGCTCGTACGTGAACATCGGCGAGTACGCGAACATCGGCTCGTACTCGACCGTCGGCAAGAACGTGACCATCGACTCGTACTCGATCATCGGCAGGAACGCGACCATCGCCGATGGCTCAACCGTCGGCTTAAGGTGATTTTTGCTTGACGAGCCGCGAGAATAATGTATAATTGAAGCATGAAAACCATCACACACACGAACCCGAACGGCAAAACCGTTCAAGTCAGCGTCGGCAAGAACGTGACCATCGCCGATGGCTCGATCATCGGCGAATACGTGACCATCTGCGAGGACTCGACCATCGGCTCGCACTCGTACATCGGCTCGTACTCGTACATCGGCAAGCACGCGAACATCGGCAAGAACGCGAACATCGGCGAATACGTGACTATCTGCCCGAACGCGATCATCGGCAAGAACGTGACCATCGGCTCGTACTCGTACATCGGCAAGAACGCGACCATCGCCCCCGGCTCAATCGTCGGCCTAAAGTGATTTTTGCTTGACAGACCGCGAGAATGATGTATCATTAAAACATGAAAACCATCACGCACACGAACCCGAACGGCAAGACCGTTCAAGTCAACGTCGGCGAGCACGCGACCATCGCCCCCGGCTCAAGATCCACCATCTTTCAAGCATTGATTTACCAGAGGAAACTATGATGCAATTAACAGAATCAGAAGCGGCTGAAATCCTCACCGACGACTCCGATAAGTATACGGTTATAGAAATCGGAGAGTGGCAAGACCAAGGTAAATGGTCTAATCTTAGTGTCATATTTAGAGAAGGTGACGGTCCTTATTACGAGCTATGTGTTAGCCGTACGGGAAGTTATTTTACTGATTATGACTTTGAGTTTTTTCTTGACTGTACTGAAGTAAAGCAAGTAGAAACAATAACTAAGATTTGGAAACCCGTGTGATTCCAATTTTGCGGGTATAGTTCAGACCGCTCCAAACGGTCAGTGCGTGGGTTCGAGCCCCACTTGGCTTTTCAAGCTCAACAATAAACGGAGTGAATCGTTATAAATACGCAGATCGCATTGAAGAACCTAATTAAGCAAATGTCTGAGAGCCAAAAGGCTCTCAAAAAGGAACGCAAGACGGGGCCTTATAAGGTTGGTCACAATTCTTACTGGAGAGTTGGTCATAGTTCTTACTGGTTAGATCACGCTAAAACGCCTGACAACGTGAAGCGATCATGGGTTGCGGCCCGTAAGGTGCGTGACAATGCTCTGCGGATCACCGCTGTATTGAACCTGTACCACGAAAAGCGTGGTTCGAATCATCGTCACAATGTCCCTGACCATTTAGAGCTTGTCTATGGCAAGATCATTATGGAATTAGAAAATGCTCTTGAAAAACATAGTAAAGATATGCGTCTCTTTGGTGTTTAACGGCTAGGATGGGCTGGTAGTTCTAAGTTGGTAAAACATTCGGTTTGCATCCGAAAGTCGGGAGATCGTCACTCCCCCGGTCCACCATCAAAGTACATTAACTCCACTATGGGGAAGTAGCTCAGTTGGGAGAGCAACAAGGGTGTATACCCTTAAGGTCGCAGGTTCGAGTCCTGCCTTCCCCACCAATACAAGCATGCTTTTGCTTCTGTAGCTCAGTTAGTAGTAGCGTCTGCGTGAAGAGCAGAAGGTCGTCGGGGAGGCACCATACACTTGAAAATGTAATTCTTCTTTTTCAAGCCCACACCCTCGTAAGAGGGTGTATGATAGAGCATCACCGTCACGGTCTACCAACATCATATAAGAATGCTAAACGCATTCGTAAAAAGAAAATGCCATCGTAGCACAAGTAGGCGGTGCAATCGCTTTGTAAGCGATAGGTTGTGGGATCGTGGCCCACCGATGGCTCCAATACACTTTAGGATTAATATGAAATTATCTCGCAAGATACACTTCTTATGGCAACGTCTTACTCGCGGATTTGACGATAGCGAATTGTGGTCTCTTAATAATACAGTCGCTGCATTCATCGAGCCTCGTCTGCGAGCTTTTATTGACACTTATAATCATGGCTTTCCAATGGGGTTGGAGGGCGGTCACGAAGCGTGGCTTGTCATGCTTGAAAAGATGCATAGGGCATTCAAGCTGATTGTCGATTCAGATGGTGCGATATACATGCTGACTGAGGAAGAGCGGACTGAGGTTGAAACTGGCCTCAATCTGTTCCGAGAGCACTTTTTCCATCTTTGGGATTGACTTAGCACGGGCGATTAGTCTAGTGGTAAAACGCCTGGTTTACATCCAGAAGTCGGGGGTTCAATTCCCTCATTGCCTACCAATACAATGAAAACCATCACACACACGAACCCGAACGGAAAGACCGTTCAAGTCAGCGTCGGCGAGGATTCGTACATCGACGAGAACGTGACCATCGACGAGAACGTGACCATCGGCGAATACGCGACCATCGGCTCGTACTCGACCATCGGCGAGAACGTGACCATCGACTCGTACTCGACCATCGGCTCGTACTCGACCATCGGCGAGGACTCGTACATCGGCGAGGACTCGTACATCGGCGAGAACGTGACCATCGGCCCGCACTCGACCATCGGCTCGCACTTGACTATCGGCAGGAACGCGACCATCGGCGAGAACGTGACCATCGGCCAGGACGCGACCATTGGCGAGGGCTCGCACATCCGCCGGGAAGTGACCATCGGCAAGAACGCGACCATCGGCAAGAACGCGACCATCGGCAAGAACGCGACCATCGGCAAGAACGCGATCGTCGGCCAGGACGCGACCATCGCCCCCGGCTCAACCGTCGGCTCAAAGTGATTTTTGCTTGACAGACCGCGAGAATGATGTATCATTAAAACATGAAAACCATCACGCACACGAACCCGAACGGCAAGACCGTTCAAGTCAACGTCGGCGAGAACGTAACCATCGGCTATGGCGTAACCATCTGCGAGAACGTGACCATCGGCGAATACGTGACCATCTGCGAGGACTCGTACATCGGTGAGAACGTGACCATCGGCGAGAACGCGAACATTGGCCAGGATTCGAAAATCGGCGAGCACGCGACCATCGACAAGAACGTGACCATCGGCGAGAACGCAACCATCGGCTTGCACTCGTACATCGGCTTGTACTCGTACATCGGCGTCAATTCGACCATCGGCGAATACGTGACCATCGGCAAGAACGCGAGCATCGGCTCGCACTCGACCATCGGCAGGAACGCGACCATCACCCCCGGCTCAATCGTCGGCTCAAAGTGATTTTTGCTTGACAGACCGCGAGAATGATGTATCATGAAAACATGAAAACCATCACGCACACGAACCCGAACGGCAAGACCGTTCAAGTCAACGTCGGCGAGAACGTGACCATCTACGAGAACGTGACCATCGGCAAGAACGCGAGCATCGGCAAGAACGCGATCATCGGCAAGAACGCAACCATCGGCTCGTACTCGTACATCGGCAAGTACGCGAACATCGGCTGGAACGTGACCATCGGCGAATACGCGAACATCGGCGAGAACGTGACCATCTGCCCGAACGCGATCATCGGCAGGAACGTGACCATCGGCTCGTACTCGACCATCTGCCCGAACGCGACCATCGGCAAGAACGCGATCATCGGCGAGAACGTGACCATCGTCGAATACGTGACCATCGGCGAATACGTGCTCATCTACGAGAACGTGACCATCGGCGAGAACGTGACCATCTGCCCGAACGCGATCATCGGCAAGAACGCGATCATCGGCTCGTACTCGACCATCGGCGAGGATTCGTACACCGGCGAGGGTTCGCACATCGGCGAGGGTTCGCACATCGGCTCGTACTCGACCATCGGCGAGAACGTGACCATCGGCAGGAACGCGACCATCGGCAGGAACGCGACCATCGGCAAGAACGCGACCGTCAGCAAGAACGCGACCATCGCCCCCGGCTCAATCGTCGGCTCAAAGTGATTTTTGCTTGACAGACCGCGAGAATGATGTATCATTAAAACATGAAAACCATCACACACACGAACCCGGACGGAAAGACCGTTCTGGTCAACGTCGGCTCGAACGTACCCATCGGCGAGAACGTGACCATCGGCGAATACGTGCTCATCTGCCCGAACGTGACCATCGGCGAGAACGCGACCATCGGCTCGCACTCGACCATCGGCAGGAACGCGACCATCGGCGAGGACTCGTACATCGGCTCATACTCGACCATCGGCGAGAACGTGACCATCGGCGAGAACGTGACCATCGACCGGGACGCGACCATCGACCGGGACGCGACCATCGGCTGGAACGTGACCATCGCCCCGTACTCGATCATCGGCTCGTACTCGACCATCGGCAAGAACGCGAACATCAGCTGGAACGTGACCATCGGCGAGAACGCGAACATCGGCCAGGATTCGAAAATCGGCGAGCACGCGAACATCGGCTCGTACTCGTACATCGGCAAGAACGCGATCATCGGCGAGAACGTGACCATCGGCGAATACGTGCTCATCTACGAGAACGTGACCATCGGCAGGAACGTGACCATCGACGAGAACGCGATCGTCGGCCAGGACGCGACCATCGCCCCCGGCTCAATCGTCGGCTTAAAGTGATTTTTTGCTTGACAAACCGTGAGAATGATGTATCATTCAAGCATGAAGAACATCATCGCTGTGTGCCTCCTAGCACTTACCGCCTCCGCTGGCTCCGCTTACAACTACTGCGATTCGCAGCCCAATTCTCTTGGATTGGTTGCCCATTGTGACTACACCGGCTCGCTAACGCGAATCGACAACAACCTCGGCTGTACGCTGACGAACGCAATGCCTCAGTCGTTTGCACAACTGACGTGTGGCACGACCCAGTTCAACGTTCCTTTTGGTAACGGCACGTTGTGTATCAATCCGCTCGGTCAATTCGTTCGCGTCGGTGGGCCGACTGCTACCGTGAACGGCAACGCAACTCGTCAGGTTGACTTGACGCTGATGCCGCTTGGCACGACGCTCCTTTTTCAGTGGTGGTACCGTGACACGAACTCTGGTGCGATCACGTTCAACACCTCGAATGCAATGGCTTGTACACTGGACTGACCGCTATTAGCACACTGGTCGTCATGCAGGGGTCTTATTAACCTCAGGGCTAGGTTCAATTCCTAGATAGCGGACCAATACACGGGGACATGGCGGAATTGGCAGACGCTCATCACTTAAAATGATGTGCCTAACGGCGTGTCGGTTCGATCCCGACTGTTCCTACCAACTTTTTCTTGACTAGCTCGCTTTAGCGAGCTATGATATCAGCATGCGTAATCTCGCCGGTCAATCCAAAGAAATGTGCGACGAATCAATAACTTTTACTCAAAATCATGACCAATAATACTTATGAGCGAAATAGCGTCAACTTCGCTGGTATACTCACTGTTCTGTTCATCGGCCTCAAGCTAACGAACTTCATCGACTGGTCCTGGTGGTGGGTACTCTCGCCACTCTGTATTCCGATCGCGTTTGTGCCTGGAACTCTCTGCGTTATAGGCTTCATCCAACTTACTCTTAATATCAATAAGTTTCTCTTAGGCTACTGGTGTTTCTCTTCCGTGCTTAAAAGTAAGCTCAAGTCGTCTTACAAAAAATTTCGCGAACTCTGATGCAGACCTTTTTACCATTTCCAGACTTTCAGTCATTGCCATATGTGTGGCCAACATAATTAGTCCTGGATCTACCGCCAAAATTTGAAAATATACTTGCACTTCGCTTGAAAAGTGATATCATAGAGACATGAAGGTCAAAACCGCTTTCTGGGCATTCGTCATCACCTACATTATATGGTGGTGTGCTTGCATGGTCGGTCTTTTCTTCATCGTCAAGGCTTTGATCGGGAGCAACTAATGAGCGTTGCCGAAGCTCTTTTCTATTTCAAGTCACCACATCAACGTGGCGAGCATGTAAACAAACGGAAGGTACCGCTGAATGGTCGGCAACTGGTTTTGAATACCGGGGGGATCGCAAGGTCCGGGGTTCGATTCCTCTGCCTCTCCGCCAAAACAATTCGAGCATCAGACTCATGGTGGGTCGCCTGTTTTGGAAACAGGACATTAGGTTGGTTCAATTCCAACATGCTCGACCAAAACAATAGCCCATACGCACTCCTATGATGTAATGGACAGCATCTTTGTCTTCTAAACAAAGCGTCCAGGTTCGAATCCTGGTAGGAGTACCAACTTTTTACTGGACAACGTGATACTATAGAACATGAAGATCATCAAACAGGACATGCTTGCTCTCACGGATGGCGTTCTCTTCCATCAGGTCAACTGCCAAGGCATCATGGGGGGCGGCATCGCCTACGCACTCGCCAAGAAGTTCCCAGGTCTTGAAAAAGAATATCAAGATTGTATTGCCAAGTGGATTAAGTCAGTAGATAACGAACGTCTCAGTGGTTATCTTACAGAAGACCTTGCTAACGACGTGATGCTTGGCAAAACGTTCATGTGGACGGTACCTAATCACAAGTACCTCAAAATCGCAAACGTTTTTGGCCAAGGTTACATTTCCTCTAGGTGGCGAATGACTAGCTACGATGCCACGGCAAGAGCCTTTGAGTCGCTTGCTCCGAAACTTGACAAAGATGTTCCTCTTTACTTCCCCTTCAAGATGGGATGCGGCCTTGGCGGCGGAGAGTGGGGTATTTACTTGGCCATTATCGAACACTATTTCCCTGATGCCATAATCTGCCAACACAATATTTGATGTGGCACACACGCGGGTGTGGTGGAATTGGCAGACACGCGGGACTTAGGATCCCGTGCCCCTAAAAAGGCTTGCAGGTTCGATGCCTGTCACCCGCACCAAACACTGTAAGAAAGAGTAAAGCAAATGGTTAATCTATCCGATTTCAAGGTCTCTCACTATCCCGATGGTCACAAGCACATTGTGTCAACGATGGATCTCAAGGGCTCCACTACACTTAGTGCTAGTATCCGTAATTTCGACGACCTCTTCTTGATCGCTCAGGTTTTGGAGATTCACCCGGAGATCAGGCACCTTCAAGTCAATTACTTGCTGGCTGCTCGCTGTGACCGCCGCTTCTCCCCTGGCGAGGCTATCGACATCAAGATTGTATGCGATTACTTGTGTAGCCTTCGCCTCGAAACGATCGATGTCGTCAAGCCGCACAATCCTGTGGCATTGAAGAAATATCTGCCCAATGTCAGTATTGTCGAGCCCACGATCCGACTTGTGGACTTGGCTCTCAAGGATATTGGCGACGACAACGTTTGTTTCGTGTCGCCCGATGCCGGTGCTGCGGCCTGGGTCAGTAAGCAAATCCCACTCAACGGCGATTTAGTGCAATGCAGCAAGCGTCGTGACGAAAACGGCAAGGTTGTTGGCACGGAAATAAACACCACCTCCACTAACGTTTGTATGTACGATAAGTTCGTGATTGTCGATGACCTTTGCGATGGCGGTCGCACTTTTACAGAGATCGCGAAAGCAATTCACTTGCGTTCTCCGAAGGCAAAGGTATACTTGGTCGTAACGCATGCGATCTTCTCGAATGGCCTTGCCGTCTTTGACGGCAAGATCGAGCGAATCTACTGCACGGACAGTTTTGCAACATTTGACGACCCGATGATTAGGCAACTAAAACTATGAACGATCTAACGCTAGAAAACTTTCACGAAAAGACGGGGTTCCGTTTTCGTGTTAGCAACGAGAAGCTTAAGCCTAGAAAGCCTGAAGAGGTTTGTGTACTTGTCATAATAGTTACGATGTTGTTTTGTCTTCCTGTAATATTGTTCATGGTCTGTAAATCTTTTAATGACTACATCTCCCAATGAATACTCATCCGCTTCATAGTATCGACTGGTACAAGGCCGACCACCGTCGCCAATACCCCGAGGGCACGAGCCTCGTTTTCTCGAACTTCACCCCGCGATCCTCACGGATCGACGGAGTGGAATCCGTGGTATTTTTTGGCCTTCAATACTTCATTCAAAGATTTCTTGCTCACGAGTGGGATGTCAACTTCTTCTCGCGACCTGTTGAAGAAGTGGTCGCGAGGTACAAGCGTCGTGTAGACAATGCTCTTGGCAAGGATACCGTCCCGATGGATCACATCAGGGCGTTGCACGCCCTGGGATATCTGCCGGTTCGAATTCTCGCACTACCAGAAGGTAGTCGAGTTCCGATTGGGGTACCTCCGGTAGTCATTCACAACACGCACCCGAGCGGCTTCTGGCTCCCGAATTACCTCGAAACGATTCTGTCTGCGACGCTCTGGCAACCCTGCACGTCAGCCACGATCGCGGCAGAATACAAGAAGGAATTTGTGCGAGCGGCGAAAGAGACCGGAGCTGACGTTGGTTTTACTTCCTTTCAAGGTCACGACTTCTCGTTCCGTGGCATGCCCGGTATCGAAGCTGCCTGCACGAGTGGTGCGGCTCATCTTTTATCCTTTGTCGGATCGGACACCGTTCCAGCGATTGACTTCCTTGAACAGTATTACGGTGCCGACTCCGACAAAGAGCTTGTCGGATGTAGCGTGGCGGCAACCGAACATTCTGTCGCCTCTTTAGTATCAATGGATAGGGCAGCTATCATCACTTCTGTAGAAGAAGAGTGGAATGAAGCGTCACAAACTTGGAAGTTCATTAGATCGCTTCCTTGATAAGTTATCTTTTGCTTGACATTCCGAACACTCCGTTGTATACTAATACATTACCATGACTCGAAAACGAATTCGCACTCTTAACGAACACGAAAAACTCTTCTATGGCGAATTAGAGTATTTCAAGCGTCTACTTAGTGTCTACCCTACAGGCATCGTTAGTGTCGTATCAGACACTTGGGACTACTGGGGTGTTCTAACTACCATCCTCCCGCAATTGCGGGAGGAAATCATGGCCCGAAATGGTAAGTTGGTGATTCGACCGGACTCAAGTCCTAAGACGCCACTGGAGATCATTTGCGGAGACCCTGACGCCGCACCCGACAGTCCGGAATTCAAGGGATCTGTTGAAGTACTTTGGGAGCTTTTTGGCGGCGTCACGAATGCCGCAGGCTTCAAGGAATTGGATTCGCACATCGGTCTGATCTACGGCGACAGCATCACCTTGCCTTTGGCAAGAAAGATCAATCAAGGGCTTAAGGCTAAGGGCTTCGCAAGCGTAAATTGGGTCGCTGGTATCGGCAGCTACACATATCAGTATGTAACTCGCGACACATTTGGTTTCGCGATGAAGGCCACCTTCGGTGTGGTTAACGGCGAGGAACGAGCCATTTTCAAAGACCCCAAGACAAACAAGGGGGCTTTCAGCAAGAAGTCTGCCAAGGGACTGATCGCTGTCTACGAAGCTAATTTCGGCAAGTCATTTGGGATGCGACAGGAAGCTTCGTGGGAACAGGTCAACTCCTGTGCCTTCCAACTTGTTTACGAAAACGGCATGCAATACAACACAACTACGCTCGCTGAAATCCGAGCCCGACTTAACCATGAGTGATCTTCTTGTACTTGTTGTGGAGATTGACGAAGTACATCCGCATCCTAATGCGGATAAGCTTGAAATTGTGAAAGTTGGTGGTTGGCAGATTGTCTCTGGCAAGGGCAATTATGTTGTCGGTCAGCTAGCCGTCCATGTTCCGCCCGATGTTATGGTGCCAAAGGACCGGGCTATTGCCTGGGGTGTACGCGACTATCTTTCGTGGAACAAAGACGCCACTAGGGGTCGCGTCAAGGCCGTGAAGCTACGCGGTGCTCCTAGTTTTGGCTTCCTCGCTCCTGTGCCGGGTGATGATCCTATTGGAACGAATCTGGCCGAATATCTTGGCATTGAAAAATACGAAGAGCCCGAAAGTACGTCGCCGGGACAGATGGCCCGCAATCATCCGCTCTTACATACGTACACGGATATTCAGAATCTTCGCAACTTCCCGGATCAATTGAATTACGGAGCACCGTTGATTCTGACGGAAAAGATTCATGGCACGAATAGCCGCGTGGGCTGGGTTCGTTCCTCGAACGAGATAGGCAATGACTACCTTGAAAGGATTGCTGGTACTCACCGCACGCAACGTAAGATTGAGCAGTCCGGAGTTTACGGTCTACCTTTCGAGCTTTACGATAAGGGCCTGAATACCTTGTACGATATCCTGACAACCACGAGCGTACCAGGACACATCGACTCCATTCTCGTCTTCGGCGAGATCTTCGGTCCTGGCGTACAGGATTTGACTTACGGCAAAGAAAAGGCGTGGCGTATTTTCGACATCGCGATCAACGGCACTTACCTGCCCTGGGCGTACGTCAAGGAAATCTGCGTTCAATGCGAATTACCGATCGTCCCGCACATAAACCCTGCTGTTTACACTTTCAAGGAATTGTGTGAACTAGCGGAAGGCGACAGTGTGTTGTCGCCCGGTCAAATAAAAGAGGGTATAGTTGTCCGTCCAATGGACGAAGAGACTTGGGGCAAGGGAGATCTTGACCCGCATCCGAAGCGTCGTATTTTCAAGGTCATTAGTCATGATTACCTGACCCGTAAGGGCGGAACCGAGCGTCATTGATGGATATGAAGCTTCCTATTCTTTATCATAAAGCCAAGGGCGGAGATCTTCGTCAATGGCGAGTTTGGGCCAAAGGCGACACGATCATGACCGAGTATGGTCAGGTTGGCGGCAAGCTTCAACAAAGCTTGAAAAAGGCTATCTCGAAGAACGTAGGACGTTCGAACGCCACGACGCCTGATGCACAAGCCCAGGCGGAGGCTCAATCACTCTGGAGCTTTAAAGTCGAGAGAAAGTACAGTGAGACGAAGGAAGGGGCTCAGGAGGAGTTACGCCTTCCGATGTTAGCTCATAAGTACGAGGATAAGAAGAAGAACGTCTCTTTCCCAGCTTTCGTGCAACCCAAGCTAGATGGCGTTCGCTGTTTAGCTGAATGGGAAGGTAATAAGGTCGTTTTGACCTCGCGAGCGGGCAAGCCATACAAGATGCCGCCCGTTCAAGAGCAGCTTGAAAAGTGGTTGCCCCGCAACATGGTTCTTGATGGCGAGCTTTACTATCACGGCCTATCATGCCAAACGGTGACTTCGCTCGTCAAAAAGTGGAAGCCCGGCAGTGAGCAGATTATCTACAACGTCTATGACGTGCCGGTTTGTGACGAAGGCGATGAAACACTCACTTTTGAAGAACGTACACTCAAGCTGAATTCGATCGCGGAATTCAAAAATGTCAAACGTGTACCTACTTTTAAAGTCGCATCACACACAGAGCTAATGACTCTGTACGGTCTATTCGTCCAAGAGGGCTATGAAGGTGCAATTCTACGTCTTGGTCATGGACAATACCTTTGGGGATATCGCTCTTCTGAGCTTCTAAAGGTAAAGGAATTCCAAGATGCCGAATTCCTCGTTGTCGATGCTCGTGACGGTCGTGGCAAGATGACAGCGTGCGTCGTGTGGACCTGTCAAAGTAATGGTGGACTTTTCGAATGCACGATGAAGGCTACCATGGACGAACGTCGCCGCTTTTATGCGGAACGCAAAAAGTACATCGGTAAGAAGCTCACCGTCCGCTACTTCGACCTCACGGACGACGGTATTCCCCGTTTCCCTGTAGGTGTCGTATTCCGTGATTCTAAGGATCTGTGAAACACTCAATGCCCTGAGTAAGTTTAGACTATAATCACCCTTCCTACGAATTCGAATTTCAGATAGACGCTAGAAACCCAACCCGTCATAATAGTTACATGGAGACACAACATGAATGATCTAACGTTAGAAAACTTTCACGAAAAGACGGGGTTCCGTTTTCGTGTTAGCAACGAACAGTTCGCACGTATCGAAGCTGGTACGTTTACACGAGAACAGGCATTTGCTGAGTTTATTGCGGCTGGTGGAGCCGATAAGCTTAAGCCTAGAAAGCCCGAGGTTCCTGATTCGGTCTATCTTTGCGATGGCTTGACGATCGCAAATTTCTCGGAAAGAGTGCAGGCGGCTACGGGCGTGGTCCGTAGATTTCGCATGAGTCGTGAACAATGTCAACGACACAAGGACGGCACGCTCACTCGTGAGCGGGCATTACAAGAAGTTATCGCTGCTATCGCAGCCAAGGAAATAGTAGTATGAATTTGAACGTAGTGATTTTGCAAGGTAATTTGACGGCTGATCCTGAGATCATCGGTCCAGAAAAGAACGTGGCTCGTTTTACCATCGCCGTGAACACCGGATTTGGTGACAAAAAGGAAACGGCATTCGTTGATTGTGTGGCCTTTGGTAAGCAGGTCGATACGATCAAGGTTTACTGCACGAAGGGTAAACAGATCATCGTAAAGGGCTCTATTCATCAGAACCGCTGGGAAACGAAGGATGGCGATAAGCGTTCTAAGCTTGAAATGATTCTCGACAGCTTCGGCGGATTCAATTTCGTCAGTGGTGGACCAAAGAGCGACGAACCTCCTGTGGAGGCGGCTACGAGCGAAGGCAAGCTGTTCTGATCCTTTAGATCAAGTTTTCACAGGGGCGTGCTTGACAAGAGCACGCCCCTGTTGTATGATAAAGCAATGAAGAAGCTCATCATCTTTCGTGGGCCGAGTGGCTCAGGCAAGTCCACCGCCGCTAAAGCACTCGGAGGTCTCCACTTTGAGGCAGACGAATTCTTTATGCGGAGCGGCACGTACGTTTTTGAGGCCAATAAGCTGAGTCAAGCTCACGCTGACTGTCAACGTCGTGTTCGTGAAGCTGTCAGTAGCGAAAAAGAACTGGTGGTCGTGTCGAACACGAGCATGACTCGCTGGGAATTAACTCCGTACCTTCAAATGGCTAAGGAATTTGATTACGAAGTCACAATTTATCGAATCAAGGGTCCGTGGGACGCCAAACTATTCGCGTCCCGAAACACTCATGGTGTAACCAAAGAGATTGTTCAAAGGCAAATCAACAAGTATCAGCCGCTTGAAAGTGAACAAGAATATGCATGACGATGATGAAGAAGAAGATGTCACGCCGCAACAAAGTCGGTGCTGGACGTGCAGACATGGCATGACGTTGCAAGAGAACGACGTGCAAATTTTCATGCAGCCAGAAATGATACAGGGCAATCCGTTCGACGGTGACAATGCAGAAAGTCCCGGAGTTTCTCAAATCTCGATTGACATCCAGAAAGTGCGATCGGTGTGTTTCTGGCGTTCGCAGCCCGGTCAGTCGATTGTATCACCGCTCGTCTTTAATGTCGTTACGGAGTGTAGTCGTTATGAAAAGAATTGAACAATTTCGTGGCGAATACGCCTTCCTGAGTAATTTCTACAGATGTAATGTAAGTTATGAGGGACTAATTTATCCTTCTAGCGAACATGCTTTTCAAGCCGCCAAGACCCTGAACATGGAAGCAAGGCGAGCATTTACACAACCTTTAATGGATGCAAGCCTCTCTAAACACCTTGGCAGAGCACTGGTATTACGTCCCAATTGGGACAAGATCGTTGTAATGGAAGATATACTTGTAAGTAAATTTTCAGAAGAAGTGCTTAAGGACGCTCTTGTCGCCACTGGCGATGCCGAATTGATCGAAGGTAATACCTGGGGCGATACGTTTTGGGGAGTCTGCAACGGCAAGGGAAGTAATTTTCTGGGTAAGGCTCTCATGAATCTGCGAAAGAAGTTGACTACGTCCACGACGTAAGGTATAATGACACATGGAACATCTTGAGCTTTGCCGCCGCATTCAAGCGGTTGGTGGCCACCCCCTTGTGGTTGGTGGGGCCGTCCGCGATCACGTAATGGGTCGCGAGTCGAATGACGTGGATATTTGCGTCATTGGCCTGACGATGCCGCAGTTGCTTGCAGCCTTTCCAGAAGGCGATGCCGTAGGTAAGGATTTTCCTATCGTTATCGTTGCGGGTATCGAAATTGCCCTAGCTCGTACAGAACGCAAGGTCGGTGCTGGTCACACGGGATTCGTCTGTGATACGGGCGGCATCACGATTGAACAAGATTTGTTCCGTCGTGACTTGACGATTAATGCTATGGCTATGGAACCGTTCACGGGTGAGATTATCGACCCGTTCGGTGGTCGTAAGGCAATTGCTGAAAAAAGACTGGCTCCCGTCAGCAAGCACTTCGTTGAGGATCCGTTGCGTGTGTTGCGTGCCGCAAGGTTCGCGGCCCAACTCGGATTCCAGTCTACGCAAGAGCTTATGAATATGTGCCAATTCTTGCGTTTCGAGCTTCCCACGCTCGCTGGCGAGCGTGTTTTTGAGGAGCTTATGAAGGCGTTACGTTCGGCCAAGCCGAGTGTATTCTTTGAGGCACTTCGAGACTTCCAATGTTTGGCAGAAGTGTTCCCAGAAATCGCTGCTCTGGCTGGACGAGTCCAACCAGAGAAGCATCACCCGGAGGGTGACGCATTCGTTCACACGCTTCTAGTCGTGGATCGAGCACGCGAACTCGGGGCGGATGACGCCACGATGTTTGCTGCATTGGTCCACGATCTAGGAAAGGCCGTGACTGACGACGATAACCTACCGCACCATTACAATCATGAGGCGTTGGGTATACCATTGGTACATAAATTCTGTGATCGTTTAAAGGTGCCCAACGCACTCAGAGATGTTGGTGTGGCTACGTCACGAGAGCACCTGAATATCCATCGTTTCGATTCCTTGAGGTCTACGACAAAGGTACGACTCCTTGATCGACTGGGGGCCGCTCACGGCAACACGCTAATTGAATGCGTTACGCTTGCTTCGCAGGCAGACGCTCAGGGGCGTGGACCCGACTTTCATGACAAGCCCTATCCGCAGCGTCAAGCTGTGCTAGACGCTGCGGATAGATTCCGCAGCGTGAAGGGCGATCAGTTCGCTAATTTACGAAATGGCGAAGCCATTAAGCAAAAGATGGAGCAAGCACGAGTAAAGGCACTCGCATGAAAGACTACATACTTTATCAGAAGCTCATTCGCGAGGTAGACGAAGGTCGTGTCAACGTCTCACGAACGGGCGACCTCGCGATCTTCAAATACACCCAGGACACCCACATCCAGGGTCTCTGGAACGACACGAACCGTCAGGCTCGCGGCATCATCTTCCGTTCCGATGGAACGTTAGTGGCTCGCCCCTTTCCGAAGTTCTTCAACCTCGGAGAAGTCTCCGAGACGATGATGGAGAATCTTCCGTGGGATGAAGAGATCGAGATCACGGAAAAGGTGGACGGCTCATGTGGTATCGGATACTTCTTGACGGGTGACGTGTCGTGGTCACTGGCGACCCCCGGTAGCATGGAGTCGAATCAGGCAAAGATGGGCACTCAGATCTTGAATGCTAACTATCCTACGCAATTGCTGCCGAAGGACTGCACGCCAATCTTCGAGATTATCTATCCAGAGAACCGAATCGTCGTAGATTACAAGGGCGAGACGTTCCTGTGTCTACTCGGTGTCATCGAGCACGGCGGGACGGAATGGCACCCCATGCGAGTTGACCAACTCGCAGAAAAGTGTGGCTTTAAGCGGCCCCGCCGCTACAATCTGGACTTACGTGGCGACATTCCTTTCGAGGATAACCACGAGGGATACGTCGCTCGCTTTGCGAGCGGTCGTCGTGTTAAAGTCAAATCACCGGCCTACCTGCGTGTCCACCGACTCCTGAATTACATGAGCCCGAAGGGGGTCATCGAGCTTATCCGTGGCAAGGAATACGGCGTAACGCTTCGCGAATTGCCTCATGGTATTCGACAGGACTTCGACGACATCCGTGCTTACGTGCAGACTATGCACGACAAGCTGCGTATCGAGACTGAGGATATTGCCGGTCGCATCCCTGATGCAGATCGCAAGACGCAAGCTCTCTGGATCCAGGCAAACACGCCCAAGACCTTAACTGGTATTGTCTTTGGTCTATTAGATAAGAAGAAGATGATAGACAATATCTGGAAAATTGTCCTTGAAAAGGTTAAGGATGAAAAAGGCAAGCCCGTCACGCAAGAATGAATACTACATTTCTACCAGCTGATAACATTGATCAAGTCGGGGCAGGATATGCCCACGACGCTAAATGGACGCGGAGCGGGCGTAAGACTCCCCTGGGAGCAACCCGTGTTGAAACGTCAAGCCAACCGTACAGCGACGAAAGTCGCCTAGCCGGAGAATCCCCGTGCCTTTAGGTCGGGGAGCATGTCAAGTAAACTAAGCAACCTCATTAAGAAAGCTACATGGTAAATAAAACGGTATACTTGGCTGGTCCAATCAGTGGTCTCACGTATGACGAAGCTACAGAATGGCGTCAAGACGCACAAGAAGAGCTTGCTAAATCAGGCATCAAGGCCATTAGCCCGCTCAGTTCAGCGGTGCATCTACGTCATCACAAAGGTCTATTAACTGATTGTGAAATCGTACCTGGACTTGAGTGTGCGGTGCGTGCCATGAGTACGCCGACTGGTGTTGTGACTCGTGACAGGTTTTATTGTCTCAATACTGATGTCATGATTCTCAATTTACTTGGCTCGAAAAGAGTTTCTATTGGATCAATGGTAGAAGTCGGCTGGGCCAATGCCCGAGATATTCCTATCATCTTAATCATTGAAGAGACTGGCAATACACACGAACATGCATTTGTCACCGAATGCTGTCAGTTTCGCACGACCAATATCGCAGACGCCCTGTACGTCGTGAAGGGTATCTTAGGGGAGTACTAAAGACACCTACAGTTTTTTCAAGATTGATGCACGCATGAATTGGTTTGATGAAGTAGACTATGGTACACCACACGATACTCTAACAGTAGGACTAGAAGACATGACTAAAAAGACCCCCCATGCCTCTCCAGTGTTCATTGCACTGTCAGGTAAGAAACAAGTTGGTAAAGATAGCTCAGCTATGTTTATCAAAAAAATACTTGAAACAACCGGAAAACGCGTAGTCATTACTTCGTTCGCCGACCCTCTCAAGAATATGTGCATTGACATCTTGGGCTTGAGTTCTGCGGAAGTCTACGGCACTGACGTACAAAAGAACGAACGCTCCCCCATTCTATGGGATGGATTCACTCTCGACGTTCGCTTGAAATATAGTATAGAAATTGACCCACTTGATGGTAAACTACTGCCGCGAACTGGTGCCATGACTAATCGTGAAGTGCTTCAAGTGATGGGTACTGACATCTTTCGTGCGATTTACGATCCAGTATGGGCTAAAGCTCCATTTAACCGCGATTGGGGCACTGACGTAGTAATCATAACGGACTGTCGCTTTCCTAACGAAAAGAGCGTGACAGAAGAGGCGGGCGGCGTCATCATTAGACTGGAGAGGTCTACGGGCTTTAAAGATAATCACGCAAGTGAAACGGCCCTAGATAACGAAGTGTTTGAGAACACGTACCAGAACAATGGTTCATTCGATGACCTTGAAAACTATCTACGCTCCGTCTTGAAAAAATATGGTTTGATCAATGACTGATACACAACACGAACCCAATATCGCACTGTCCGGGGATGAGGCACGCATTTTAATGGCTGCCCTTCGTACAACTAACGTCGGTGCTCCAATCGGAGTTACCGTTAACCTTTTCCTGGCCTTGTCTGTTCTCAGCCAAGTCCAACCACCTGTGCAAAAAGTACAAGGAAACATTTCAAATGAAGATCGTTGAATTGATTGATTCGATGGCATTTTCTCACCGTCCTGCTGACGGCATCAGTGTTGGCGTCGCAGTGATTGCTAGCGTCGCCTATATGTCAGTCGGCTTCGTGCGTGCTGGCGACTGCTTCAACCGCAAGTTGGCCCGCCACATTCTGGCTCAACGTGTTGTGAGTACGATTGAAGGCAATAACAACGTCAAGTTTGTCGGCGTCGTGGAGCACCTGTCGGACAAGGTAGATGCTCGTGCAGTTGTGCGTGAATTCCGCAAGGTATTCAAGCCCGAACACGCTTGTACGGACCCGACGTTTTCGAATGTTGACAAGCTTGGCAATGTTGCCTTCCGTTGCCCGATGGCACGCGACGATCAGTGGGCAAAGATCGTTGGTATGTTTGACGAAGCCGTGAAGGCAGTTAATACACAATGCGTATCGTAAAATGAAAAATCAATTCCAGTACGATTCATGCAGAAGGTTCGAATAGAACCTAATGGGTGCTGGAGTCATTTGCGTTCAGGCGACTAAAAGAAAATATTACGAAAAGATGAGGAATAAAAATGCGAATCATGGTGTTTGACAGTGAATCGGGCGGATTAGATTCCAAGGTACACTCAGTGTTCTCGGTTGGTGCTCTTGTTGGCGATCTTGAAACTGGCGAGATTATTTCTCAGTTTGAATCTCTGCATAAGCTGCCGTCTATTGAAGACTATAAGTTTACGCCAAAGGCCATCGAAATTCATGGCATTACTCCGTCACAAGCCTTCTCAGAAGGGGAAACAACGGAAGTAATCCAGAGTAAATTCGTAGACATGTGGCACGATAATGGTGCTCAGATCATGGGCGGTCACAATATAGCATTCGATATACGAATGTTGGCGTATGGTATTTATGGTATCGAGCCTCAACAATTTGAAGCCAACTTCACGTACCGTTACGTTGACTCTATGCCCCTCATCCGATTGTTTGCTGGCAGTGAAGCAATCAAGAGTGGAGCAAGTCTGTCGCAGACAGTGAAGGCTCTCAAAATCGACATGAGCTATCTTGGCAAGAGTAAGTTCCACGCTGCTCTATATGATTCTCATTGTTGTTTTCAAGTGCTGCACAAATTCCGCAAGGTCTTGTCTCAGCCGGATGTCATTGAAAGACTTGTGAAGTAATGGACGATACAGCTTCTTGTGGCGACATCGCTAGACCAAGAACACCTTTGAAGCTATAAAAATGAATTACCGCTATGATAGTCGTTCCGAAGATCAGTTCAAGAAGGACATTAAGTCTAGGACGAAAGAAGAGCGTGCGTTGTTCATTATGTGGCTAGATTTGGTCGAACGCACCAGTGGCGTTCGGCCAAAGTATACTGATACCGGCTGCGGTCAAACTGGCGAGCTACTGACAGACAAAGAAGTGTCCATGGATCCCGACTTTAATGTTGAGGGTTATGGTAAAGTCGAAGTCAAGTTTTCAAAGCCACTACTGGATAAGTTCTTTCACTTGAAAGCTTCTCAAGTAAAGTCATACCTGCGTGATGGTGCAATCATCCTGATGATCAATGGATCTAATGAAGACGTACCACGCTATACGATGCTCAAGCCTGCGGCCCTCCAAGACATTATAGATACATGCAAGATTATTCCGTGGACAGGTTTTGGCTCCAAGATGTCATATAAAATACCTGTAAATAAGTTTGTGTGGAGACCTCTCAAGTGAAGTTTGACATTATCCTGCCGTCAGTCGGCAGGCTCAGCCTGTTTCAAGCTGTCGAATCAGTCCTACATCAAGATTATAAAGACTGGTGTCTTTGGATAGTGTGTGACGGTATGTCACGCCTAGAGCACATTGTCGATAGTCCACAAGTGAAGGTCGTTAACTCAGACGTGCCCTGTCACGAAGACTTCGGTGCCTGGGCTCGCAATAAAGGTGCGGCGTTAGGTTCTAATCCCTGGATTGCGTACATCGACGACGACGACGTGTGGCTGCACAACCATCTTTCTACTTTTTCAAGCATGCTTGAGGAGAATCCTCAAGCAACTATGTTAAGAACTGTTGGACGCTCATTTTCATGGAGACGTAAATCTCCACGCTCGAAACAGGTCAATCGTAGAGTGGGCCAAACAAACAGTACGGATATCTTGACGGTTGGCATGGCACACACGCGAGCACTTTTTCAACTCACTGATGGCTGGCAGCCATCAGATAATCACGATAAACTATTATGGCAAACAATGCAAAGCCTAGGCGGGCTATCAAACGTAAGCGAAACGGTGACGTTCGAGTTCGCACGCTAATGTGGTCGCTGAAAACTACTTTCTAAAGGCGTTTAACAATGAAGATCATTCAATTACAAGCTGAAAACATCAAGCGACTTAAGGCTATTGACATTACCCCCACTGATAACGTAGTAGTTATCAGTGGTAAGAATGAAAATGGCAAAACTTCTGTGCTTGACTGTATCTATCTCGCACTCGAATATAGGGCAGCATCCAAGAGTAATCCGCAGCCAATACGTCGTGGCGAGAAAAGTGCCGTGACGACTTTGGATCTGGGCGACTATATTGTGACTCGTCGTTTTACTGAGGGCGGCAGCACTTTAGAAGTTCGTACGCCAGAAGGCAATAAGGTGTCGTCTCCTCAAAAACTACTTGATGGAATGATTGGTGATCTTTCATTCGATCCATGGGAGTTTGCTAGAAAAACCGAACAAGAGCAGCGTACCATGCTGGCCGACCTCTTGTTTAAGATTACGGATGGCAAGTTGAACTTGGCGGACTTCGACGCCCGCATACAAGCGGCCTACGAATCTCGCACCGATGCCAACCGTGAACAGAAACGTCTGGCTAGTTTGTTGGCGAATGTTCGTCCACCAACAGATCAAGATCCAGTAGAAGAATTGTCTAGCCTAGATCTCACCGTCTCTATCACGGAGGGCGTGGCAGTTAATCAACGCATCAAGGACTTGCAAGCTGAGAACGAGCGTGTTACCAAGGCGTCCGCAGATGCCCTCCGCGAGATTCAAAGACTACAGGCAGTAGTGAACAATTCCGCCATGATCATGGGAGCGAACACCGCTGAGCTTGGTAAGACAGAAGTTATTGACGTTACGTTTTTGCAAAGTCAACTCAAGGACATTGAGAACAACAATCGCCGTGCTCGTGAAGTTATCGAGTATCGTAAGCTACGCAAGGCACTAGAAGGTGTAGACGCTAACATCACATCGCTGAACGCAAAGATGGAACTGATCGAGATTGAAAAGGCGGAAGCTCTAGAAGCTGCCCCCTTGCCGGTCAAGGGCTTTACTATCAATGCCGAAGGTGTGCGTATTATCAATGAAGACGGTACAGACGTACCGTTCTGTCAAGCTTCTGCGGCACGCAGACTAAAAATCTCGCTTGCTATCGCGATGGCGTCCAATCCAACTTTACGTGTCATTCGCATTACAGACGGTTCGCTACTGGATGACGAGAGTATGGCGGTTATTAATTCTATGGCCGTTGACAGTGACTTTCAGATCTGGATTGAATACGCCTCACGCAACTCCGAAGATAGAATGGGTGTTTACATCGAAGATGGTCGCGTTGCGTGATTAGTGTAATCCTTACTTGAAGGGGGCTTGTCTCATAGCAATCAAAATCAATTGGGACCGAGTAAAGCAACTACACGCCGAGCTAGAATCAGATGGCTGGAAAAACCAGGATAGGGTTATCTTTATCCTGATAGAAAAGGGCGGTAAATCAAAGAAGGTTGTAGTGCGATACAACGAACTACTCAAGTACTTCTGGAATTTAATCGACAGCGAAGACTTTCATGTGGTAACCTTTGTAGTGCAAAACATAGAAGGACAAGTACTATATCGGCACCGCCAAATAGTGGGTAACGAAGAAGTGCCAAACGGCGGCAATCTCGACGTGATCTCTCACTGGGCTGCTCTGACAAGCGACGAAAAGAACACGTACATTACAATGCTAGTCGCACAAATTGACTCTTATGAACGATAAAACTTTAGACTCTTTGCCAAAATGTGAATGGGACGCACTGATCAGTGCTATTATACGTCCATTCCTTTCGTACACAAAAAAAGATCCACTAATTACGTACGAAGACCTTCAACAAGAGGCATGGGTTGGCCTGCTTAGTGCAGTCAAAAACTATGACTCAACAAAAGCTAAGTTCACGACCTTCGCTTATTTATATATGCGTGGACGTATGCTACGCTATGTTCTTGAAAAGACTCGCGTCTCCGTGAATCGTTTAGAGTTTGACGCTACGCTCGAACCCGGCTATGTAGACAACTCACCCGAAGAAAGCGAGCTTATGGCTTCTATTTTTAGTGCGGTTGCGGAAGAGCCAAACGCACACTTCTTAATCGAGCACTATGTCAAAGGCAAGTCGTTTCGAAAGATAGCGGAGTCAAGTGACATCTCACATCAGGGTGTGGCTATGCATGTCAAACGACTCGTCAAGTTGCTGGAAAAGAGATTGAGTCATGAAAACGCCTAAGACTATCACTCTTATTGAATGCGGCAAGTGTCGCGGCTGTTACTACGGCGGACAAGTGAAGATCATCCTTAATCCAGGTTCAGAAAGAGAACAGCCAGATGAAATCTACATCATCACCCGCAAGGTCGCTCAATGCCCAACCTGTAAACAGGGAGATGATCGAACGCATGGTGGCAGACGCAACAAATATGAATACTGAAACGTATATTGCGATCAAGGACTTGAAAGCTGGTCGTTACCGACAGATCTTTCTTGTTCAAAAGGTTACGCAAAATGAAGCCATGCTAACGACCTCTGGCAATAGATTCGCCAAGGCAACGCTTCGAGATATTACTGGAGAAATTGAAGGTGTCGTATGGAATTACGACAGCACCTTAGTTGAAGGTCAGTATTATCGTATGGCAGTAGAGTTAAAACCCTACAAGGACGATCTAGAGTTCTCTGTAGACGCCAGTAAGGTCGTTGAGGTAGATACGCCCCTCAATGTTCACGACTATGTGAAGGGCATGAGTGACGCCGCTCTGGCTGCGTGTGCAGCAGACGTTGAAGAAGCCTTCGAGACAATGACCGATGAGCACTACCGCAATGTCGTGGGTAACGCTATTCATCGTCTCGATATGCTACACGCTCTCAAGACGAGCCCCTATGGCTTGAGCGGCCCCCTGGCTTATCGCGGCGGTCTTTTAGTACACGTCGCTGGCTCGCTACGATTAGCCAAGGTGATGGCCGTACAGGCAAAAGAATCTGAAACCCCCCTGAACATTTCACTGGTCATGGCAGCCTGTATCTTCCGCAACATCGGCTGGCACACGTCAACCTGCTATGTGAATGGCCACCTGCGTCCGAAGGACGCATTCTATATGACGGGTATTAATCGTGCAAGTGCCCGCTATGTGGATCATCTAATGATTCACGTTGAGAATGACCTTGAAATAGAAGTGCCGGAAGCTAAGAAGCAAGCTCTTGAAAACTCTTGCAATGAAATAACAGACATCAAGACGATTGAAGGTCGTATCGCAGCATCAGCCGATTCCATGATGAACTTACTTCACTTCGGTGGAGACGCACTGCGAAGAAAGACTAAGGGTAATTGGACTAACGAGTTGTTCACGGGACATAATGTATGAATGCTCGGCTTGATGCTTTTCAAGAACAGATGTCTTCGTGCGGATCTTGCGACCTATGCAAAACCCGCACAAAGGTTGTATTCGGATCGGGCTCACACGAACCATTGATTTTGATTGTTGGCGAAGCCCCTGGCGAAGAAGAGGACTTGGAGGGCGTTCCTTTTCTGGGAAAAGCTGGACAAAAATTAGACTCAATCCTTAGTTACCTTGGCGTGACACGTCAAGATGTCTATATCACAAACACGGTTCTATGTCGTACACCTAATGACAGAACGCCTCGAAAAGAAGAAATGGACTCGTGTAAATGGCGGCTCGACCTACAGATCAGGTTGCTGCGTCCCAAGTTAATAGTATTGCTTGGACGATCTGCACTTGAACAATTTAAAGGCGAGCCAATTAAGGGTGCATTGAATCGGTTTTTTTTTGATAAGCTGTCCAATAAAGACGGCTGGCTGAATTACACTGTAGATGGCTACGCTTCCAAGGTTATTGTGACTTACCACCCATCGTTTCACTTGAAAAGTCCTGAAAAGGCTTACCGTGAAACGCTGTCACACTGGCGAAAGATCAAGTATTGGGTTGAAGAACATGGATAGACTCGAAGCCACTCGCCACGCCGGGGAAATCAATCGCATGGCTATTGAATTAGGATTTAGCCATGCCGTTCCGGGCACAACTCTCTTAGAGATTAACGACGCGATAGAGCAACACTTCGCTATATTTGGATGCGTACCAATCTTTAAAGGCTATCGCGGATTCACAGGAGTCTGCTGCTTATCGCCTAACGATGTTATCGTACACGGCGTCCCGAACAACTACGTTCTAAAAGACGGCGATCTACTCACCGTAGACGTTGGCTGTAGCTATGAAGGATGGTGTGTGGACTCTGCACGCACCCGCATCGTTTCTGATGTAACACACCCTACATTTTTTCCTTTTCAAGAACGTCTCATTACTGCCGTAGAGAGTGTATTGGAAGCTGAGATTTCTGTGCTTAAAGATGGCGTTAGTTTACTTGAAATAGCTAAAATTGCTGAGGCTAGAGCCACTGCATTAGGCGTCAATATATGTCTTGCTTGGGGTGGTCATAAGATAGGGCGAACATTACATGAAGTGCCCTTTATCCCCAATGGAATAGATAGATCGCTCTCTAAGATTAAGCAGTGGCAACTTGAAAGAGAGTATGCTGCGTATAAGTTTAAGACCGGCGATATTATTTGTCTCGAACCAGTTGTGACATTCGGATCAACAGAGTTTGTGATTGGTGATGATGGCTGGACGGCACGCTCTAAAGACGGATCATTGGTTGCTCATTCGGAACGATGTATCCTTGTCAAGGAAGATGGCTATGAGATTCTGTCCTAATATCACACTCATGCCGCGTGCTAATAGTGTACTACTTGATATGGCACACAAAGCAATAGATTATACAGGAAAGCGTATTGGATATATGACCATCTTAGGGCGTGTATCCGATGATCAAAAACTTGTCAAGAATGATAAGTACGTGCAATGGCAGGCGAGATGTGATTGTGGCAATGAAATCATCTTAGACAGCAGGCAAATTCGTAGAACACCCAATAGGTCATGTGGATGTCAATGGCGTGTTCACGCTCCTCTCTTTTCAAGAGATCCTAAAGAAACAAATATCAATAACTACATGTCCCGCTACAAAGGCGGAGCAAAAAAAAGACACTTGTCTTGGTCATTAACAAAAGACGAGTTTGAACGCTTCATTTTTTCAAGTTGTTATTATTGTGGTGCTCTTCCATCAATAGCACAAAACGTCTTTAATAAGACTAGATACAAACAAGTTCGGTCAGAACAAGCCAAGCGGCGTCACGAGGATGGTCTGATTCGGACAAACGGCATTGACAGGATTGATAGTAATCTTGGCTATTCACTAGACAACTGTGTGACATCTTGTAAAGATTGTAATTACGGGAAGCACGTCAAGACAACCGAGGAATTTTTGAAATGGATCAATCGAGTATGGAATCATCAACACAAGAATCAGTGATAATCACGCCCCAAGATCAAGAACGCTGGCCCTTGCTTGAAGGTGCGTCGCAACCATGTAGCTTACCCATCAATGATACTGATGCAGCCGTCATTGGCAAAATGGATGCTGTCCTTGATGTGCTTGGAGAACAAGCCGCAGGTTTAGCCGCCGTACAGGTGGGCTATCCTAAACGGATCTTCTTGCTTCGCGAAAAGGGCGTGAATCGTGCATTCATTAATCCGGTAGTTATCTCGCGTAGTCGCGAGACGAAGAAGGACGGCGAAGCATGCCTGTCACTTCCTGGATTTAGTGCAATGATTAAAAGACCAAAGCAAATTACTCTTCAATATCACGAGCTTGACGGCGAGGTCAAGACGGAAGTATTCAAGGGTTTTTGGGCAAGATGTGTGATGCATGAAATGGACCACTTGAATGGTACGATCATTGCTCATCACCTTGAGAATGAAATGTCAGCACAAGTTAGCCAAACGAAGTTTGGCATGAAGCTTACCCCCCACCGTCGCAAGGTTATTGCGGATCGTCGTGCCCAAAACAAGAAAACAAAAGCTTCTCGTAGGGCCAATAGAGGATGATAGATGCAAAAAAGTGAAGTCCGATTTGTTCCCGCTCAACCAGCACCAGGACAAGAAGAGTATCAAGATTCACTAGATCGAAACATTATCACTATTTGTAACGGCTATGCCGGTACAGGAAAGACATTCTTGGCGGTCAATAAGGCATTGACCATGATGATGAATGCCCCCAAAAGAGGCGGCATTCAACGTATTGTGATCGTTCGTCCATATATTCAATCCAATACTGGAGAAAAACTTGGTGCTCTGCCGGGTACAGTTGATGAAAAGGTCACGCCGTATGTTCTAGGTCTAAGAGACAACATGCGTCTTATGTTTCAAAATGAACAAGACATTGACAACATCGTTCGTGACAAGTTTGAGTTCACGGTCTTAAGTCTGTGCCGTGGACGCTCATTCAACAACTGCTTCATTATCGTAGAGGAAGCACAAAACGTTCCTCTGGATGGTGACGCTATGAAGATGTTACTTACTAGAGTTGGTAAGCATTCCAAGCTAGTAATTGCTGGCGATATGGATCAGTGCGACATTCGTCCAGAAAATAGTGCCTTGATTGAGGCAATCAACATACTGGATGGGGTACCAGGAGTGGGTGTAATCTCAATGGAGAATATTGAGACGGTTCAACGCTCACCAATCGTTAAGGAAGTTCTTCGTAGATACGAAGCATACAGAAGTCAGGACTTACCGTAATGGCAAGACGTGTTGTTCAAGAATGTGATTTAACCAAGCAGGAATATGATCCCGCCGATACAGTCACGTTGGTTATAAAGAAAAGTGGCAAGAAGACTGGTCGCACATACGAACTCTCTGCGGCAGCAGCCGCAAAACTTGAGCAACAGCTTGTCTCAGGCGACTTGTTGCCTGAGGGCTGGGACTTTGTTGGCGGTGCCCGCCAGAGCCATTCCGAAAATCCAGGTCAGCGTACACTTGCCGACCTGGATGAAGACGATGCTAGTTTTGTTGCTGCAAAGAAACGAGAGATGGTCGATACAAGTCCTCGTGAAATATCAGAAGATCAAGATATCATTTTGCCAGGAATGGCAGTAGATGGTAGTAAATGTTTACACATCAATAAAAGTCCCATCAGTATAACCATGGAGAATGGTAAACGTCATATCTACCGTACGTGTAGAGACTGCCGTAAGCGTATCAATGAAAAAACAGTAGAAGAAAAGGCGGCGTTCTTGGGTGCAAAGGCTCCAGCCGACACCCGAGAAGGTCACAGTCCAGTAGCTCGAAAGAAGAATGAATCATGAAGAAAATTGTAACAGTGTTGGTATTTTGTGCCGCTCTCTCAAGCGGCTTCGTATCGTGCGTCAACACCGGAGGGATTGGAGTTAAGCCGCTTGAAGAGATGACCGAGCTTGAATACGGCAAGTGGAAGCTGTACATTCAGTTGGGTGTGAAGATTGGTTCTAACCGCATTCTACAGGAGGGCCTCGTCACTCATAATCAACTCGGTGTTGTGGCCGCAATCATTGATGGCATTAAGGGCGAACCCATTGCCGGTGGAGTGAAGTCCTTGATTGTTCCGGCTCTTCGTAAGGCTGGCTTTGATAATGATGAAGTTGAATTCATCTTGCTTGTTGTCGAACAAGAATTGCTAGCTCGTGGTGCCCTGGAATGGTTGAATCCCGAGACGCATATGCTTGAACTCTCGCCACGTACCCAAGAAGTACTGACTATTGTTGCTGACGCTCTACGCACTGCTGGCGTAGTCACGCCAGTCGAGCAAGCACGGGCCACGGAAATGAAGGCTGACTTCTGTCGTTTGGCACAATGATCACGGTCTTCGTTACCAAAGATGGTTACTATGTTGCTGGGGAAGGCGTTGAAGCTAGCTTCAAATGCACCCCGGCAACGGATGAACGTGGCCGTCCTATCTTTAATGAGATTCACCACACCTATAAGGTGTTGTTTCTAGCCCTCAAGGAAGTGGCTCGAAAACAAGGCATTCAGGGTGACGTGATGGTATACAACGACTCGCGAATCATAGATGAACTCAACAGTCAGGTCTCGCCGCTCGACGATACTTGTCGCAGGTGGCAACAAGCTATTCGTCGTGAATTGGTGCCCACTATTCGATCGCTCGTCTTCTTTCGCAAGAAGACAGCCGAATATGTTAAGGCAAAGGTTAGGGACGGGGAGGTTCTATTGGCTCCCAAGGACCACTCAAAGGTTAGTGAGTTGGCTGCCAAACTAGATGAGATAGATAAAGATCAAGCACGCTCATTAAAGAGACGTACTATCAACCGCTTTAAAAGAATGTGGAAAAATGAACAGTAATGACAATGGACTCACGCTGGATCGTATTCTGCGTGAACGCTTGGAGCAATTCAATGTACCACAGGAGGTGCGTGCAAGTCTCAGGACTGAGATCATGTCCTTCTTTGGACGCCCAGAACGTAAACCCTTTGGTGCGTGCGTAATGACGCCCGAAGCGAGTGTAGCTGCGGACAAAGAAAGGGTCGAGAAGCGAGGCGATCCTAACAACGCCAAACCAAACATCGTGTAAACAATCGGGGCCGCTTATCGCGGCCCCGAGTGTTTCTATTCTTGCTTCTTATCTTCTAGCCTAAGTAGAGTATTATTCATTGAATCAAGACAGGTAGTTAGCTTGGCGAGCAACTCTGTGTTACCCTTAACGAGACAAATATATTCCATGATCATCTCTTTGTAGTTGGCAACTTGACCAGACTGATAAGAGTCTGCTGCACGCTCAAGCTCTGTGATACGCACGTCAGCGTCCTTCTTGTTCTTCCATAGAAGCCACAATAGTCCACCAAAAGCCGCACCAGTAAAGCCGTAGCTTTCAATTAATGTTTTTGCCGTGTCTAATACAGCGTCCATTATGTTACTTTCAGTCTCACAGTACTGATACCTCTTTGTGGACCAAGATACTCTACAATAACATTGCACAATCTTTGGCCGAATCGTACAGAGTTTGGTGGCACAGGAGCGAATGGTAAATAACCAAAAATATTGAGCACTTCGCCACTGTTAACATCAATAATAGATTGTCCATGTGCCGTATTAACGTTAGATGCTGAATCTCTAACAGTAGAAAAAGCATTGCCGCCAATAATTTTAAATGTTTGACCCCAAATATCATTAATGCGAATCTCTATGTTAACTTGTTGAGCAAGTTCGCCAGCAGTTTTTTCTAGCGAAGCCGCATACAAAATCTTATAAAGGCCAGGAACAAGAACTTGAATACCACTGCCAGAAATAGACTTTAAAAATCTATCTGGTACTGATTGTGATGGATCTAAAAACGGCACATTCAAGCCGGTTTCAGTTATTGCATTTGAAGCAAAGATATTAAAAAACTGAGATACACCAGACGCAGTACGTATTGCAACCGTTCCAGAACCACCACAGTGTAACCAAAGTGTTGGTATACCGGCAGACTTGGCGGCAATCATGTTTTGTCCAGTGATAGACGCAACAAAAGGATTGTCAAGATTCAAACCATGACTCATCAAGACAAGAGTGCCTGGCTTTTGAAATTCTGTTGGAGATCTAAGTAGACCTAACATTTCAATATGTCCCAAACTATCTTCTGCGGTTTCAAGACGTAATGGTACAGCAGTCTGACCAGAGATTAGTACAGGTCCGCCATCAAGTGATGTTGTGATGATAGAGCGGCCAGCTACGTACGCCTGTTGTAATGTTGTAGTGCTACTAGCAATCATTTGAGCAACGTTGCCCGAATGTGCAATCGGCCAGAAGCCATCATTGAATGGTCCGCCAGTATTTGAGTGACTAGCTTTTACATACCAAGCTTGATGAGGACCAAACTCGTAATGTAGGACGCCGCTATTATTAAAAACGCTTATAACAGTATCGCTATTTGTTGTAACGCCAATGTCGCTATTAAGACTTAAAAGCGTTAAAGTGCCGCTTGCAGTAAGACGCAAGTCTCCTCTTGGTGTCTCAATATACGCAGCTTCTAATACTGGTTGTGCTGCATTGCCACCAATTTCCAACGGAAAATTATTCCCGCCATTAAAAGAAAATGAAAAAGATGGAGCATGTGCATTATAAAGTCCCTTGCCCGTGTCTAATCTAATGATACCAGAATTATCAATAAGTGAACTATGAAATATACCACTGTCCATATGTACATGAGCGAATGGACGTATCGCTCCGGTAAAGCCACCATTACGCATCTCCGCACCCAAAGATGCAGAGCCACTAACTTGCGGCCACAAATCTCCTACTTCTCTTGCCATTATTTAAGTCTCTTTATAAGTAGTTGTGATGCACCAACACCAGTAATTATTATTGCCATTTTCATTTCAATATATTTTCTTCATCATAAAAGATGATCCATATTGAACTTGAGCACCAGTAGAGCCGCCAGTCAAATCATCAACCATGATTCTATAAACATAACTATCAAAAATGGGCATAATATGAAAACCATTGGCTGTGGCTGGCCATACAGTACCGTTTCCGTCTATCCCCATTGAAGCGAAAGAGCGTGTTCCAGCAACTTCAGTAAAACCACCACCATTATCTTCTTCAAGCCAAATACTTATGCTAGCGTCACGACCCCATCCACCATCATCTTGTGCCGTTACACGCCATTCCAATTCATAAGTTCCGTCTTCCTTAACGCCAATCTCAGAACCAGCACCACCAAGAAGAAAAAGATTCACATGAGTATTAACTTGTGTTGTGGACATAATAACTGGTGTGCCGCCGCTACCAAATACATGTGTACCAGTGCCATCAGCGTCATAAATTTGTACTACGATCGCCGTAACAATTGGTCTTACAGCCCCATTGTTACGATTTAGATCTAAACGTCTATTACCATTATTGTAAGTAAGAACGCCAGATGAACCGCCATCATATAGATTAAGAGAACGTAAATGCACGTCATTCACTGGCACAGTCGGGGCGGCACCATCATATGTATTACGACCAATGGAAGCTTTGATGCCACTTAATGGCATCATGTCTCCACGCAACAAAAGATGTAAACTTACCATATTAGAATCCTGAAATTACAACTCTGCCAGCTTGAGCGGTGTTAAAAGTCACAGTAACAGTATTGCTATCTGTAATTGCAATCGCATCGGGAATAATTGATAGACGTGGAGAACTTGCATCATAAACATCTACAGATACATCTGTCGTACCAAGATTGTGAATGACGGTCCAAGTTACAAATGCACCAAAAGTTTGGGCAAATGCTCGCAGTAGTGTATTACCGGCGGTGATCGTTATTACTTGACCAATAATATCAACAACGACACCAGAGGCACCAACAACACTTACCGATCCTTGAACTTTTGTACCATTGAAGTCAGTCAATTCATTAACAACAGATCCATTGAAGCCTTGTGGTGGGAATCTCCACAGGCCAGATAGACCTAGATGATCAACGGCAAAATTGATTGGGCTTGCACCAGCAGTGTCAAAGATAGCAAGGAAGCCGCTCGCTTGGGTCGCTAGGTCGATATTGCCAGTAAGATTAGCACCACCAATTACACCAACGGATGTAACAGTTCCGGCACTTGTAACCAAGTTATTGAACGTACGACCTCCATCAATAGAGATCTGAAACGCACTTGCGGCTTGGCTATATCTAAGGACGCCTGATTGACCCGTCATAGGATCGTGCCAGACGCCAGAGTTCATATGAATACGACCAAACGGCGTTAGCGTGGTTATATCAAATGCATCGCCTACGCCACCGTTCACGCCCAAGTGTGCTTGACCACTACTACCGGGAATGAGATCGCCATTTAGTCTTACCATGATGTTCCTCCAAATATGATTACACTAAACAATCACAATACGTCCAGATTGTGGAGTATTGAAGATTAGTGATACTTGTGTAGTATTCTCAATAATGATATCGTCAGGCATCATGGCACGTCTAGGGGAGCCATTATCGTACACCTGAACAAGTACATCCAAAGTACCTAATCCATGCGTAAACAATCCACTTGAAATAGAAGAAAAGGAATGTGCGAACTTGCTCGTTACGCCTGATGCACCCGCACCGTCGATAACAATCTGGTTGCCGCCAGCGGCAACTACAATGCCGTTGACGCCAGTGAATGAAACAGTCGGGCCAGTCTGGCCGTTGATAGACTGGATGCCGGATGTAGACCCGCCGCCCCCACCGCTTGTGCCCCCGCCAAGGCTGACAATGCCTCCTATGCTGACCATTACGCAAACTCAAGAACTCTGACATCGCAAGTCGAGTCAGAGACGCCGTAAAGGGTTACGTTCGTGGTTCCCTGGCAGTCAATTGCTATCTTTTCATTTACAGCAATTGGGAAACCATCAATAGTAGTGACACCAGATAATCCGATATACAGTATACCTGGACCAGCGTTGTGCAAAACAAGAGCACGTCTATTCTCTAGGGGGTTTAGTGGCAGTGCTATTTCGCTTGAAACAGATATGGCCTGCTGACGCAATCCAATCGACACCGAGAAGTTCTCGGGATTGAGAATGACGGTACCTTCGCCACGACGGGCACGAAGGTCCGTGCGTTGATCAGGAATCGGAAACGTACCATCTGGAAAGTTATAGACCGGCGACGGTGCTAGGTGAGGAGTTGTACCTGAGCCAATAATTGTGCTGTATTCTAAGGACATGGGCTCCCCTTTAAAGGGATTGTGTCATCAGTAAGCGATAATAGTTACCGACGCACCGGCACCATCTGCTCTGGCCCAAATGTCTACGTTACACAAGAATGGAAGCTTTACTTCGTTGAACGTGTTGTTCGCCGTAGGTGGATTGATCTGGAAACCACTGGGTGCAATGACAGCAGTTGAGTTTGGGCCAATGTAAACAGAGCCCGGTCCTTGATTTTTAATCATCACTTCTCGCTGTCTAGGTAACGAGCTAATGCCCGGTCCCCAGATTCGCACAGGAGTTCCCGCCAGCGACACACCAGAGACGGCAAAGGCATCAACCGAAGTCATGTCTTCGGGGTTGCCAATCATTACCTGCATTCCGGTGCGAACACCCTCGGAACCAAGTTGAGTGCCACGCTGAGAAGGTGGAAGAATTGCACGAGTAAAAGGCAATGTTCCACTGCCTACGATTGATGCTACTATTGAGGTCATACTGAACTTCCTTGAAAAGGTACAAAAACGATACCCGACCTTAGATGAATACACTAAGGCCCGCTTTTAGCGGGTCTTGAAAGAACGTCAATTAGACAATAAGTTAAGCATATTCAAATGCCTTCAATGACATGTCAAACTGACCAGTGTCTTTAACTAAACGCAACATTTGTTGAGCGATTGTCCGAATCTCTAGCTGAGCATGTTCGTTATTTCTCAGTCCTTGGAAGTGCATAAAGGAACGAAAGTTAAAACTCACATCAAGCACCAACTGATTAGCGTAAGGAAGAATGAAGCGTGCGGATTCTTTAGCACGTTTTTTGTCAATGCCTTGTTTTTCAAGCTCACGCACATAACGGTGGTATTCCACATAGCATTTCTTTATGTTACACTCAAGATCATCTCGTGATTCTTGAGACCAGTCTTGTGGCAGATAATATTTGTCTTCTTTGAGTTCCTTGTAACGAGCAGATTCGGCATTCACACTAACACCGATGCGATGCTTAATGATATGAATGTGACTTGCGGTATCACAAGTGACAAGAAAATGCAATTGACTTTTTTCAAATGGTGTGTGATGACCTGCCTTAGCAAGAGATTCAAGTAGACGACCCATACGCCCACGCTTCTCGTCTGTAAGATCGCGGCTTGTACTAGTCCACGCAGACAGAGCATGTGACTCGTCACCACCATAATGTCCGATCAGTTCTACTACGTTAGTGTGCTGAGTCATACAATGATGTCGCTGAGTACTTCATCGAGCTTGGATGCGAGTACTTTTAATACCTCTTCGGCATCAAAGGCACGAGCGATCACCACCTCAGCCGTGTATCGACCATTAAGCTCAACACGATCGACTCCATCGGTGTCCATCACGGCCTTAATAAACTTCGCTTCGACTGACTTAATTGACTTACTAATGGAAAGCATGAAACGATATTTGATTTCGTTACCCTGCTCGTCCCTAGCGAAGATCATAACGTACTTTTGTGTGTTCTGCATGTCTATATTATGACCAAGATCAGTCTCATGTCTACTAGATTTCACAAGATGAACCATCACAAAACTTAGGAGCTACTACATCACCCTCTGAAACATTGTCAAAGATAACGGCCTTCAAGTCCTTTGACATTTCAAGATACTGCTCTTTTGTAATAGTTTCATACGGAGCTTGCACGTAGCCATGCTCTGAAATTGGCAAGAACGAAATGCCTTTGAGCGAGTCTTCATATAGCTCAAGAACGTGCTGAATATCTTCCTGCTCTTCTGGCTTGAAAGTCACAGTGATTGACACTTGGTTATCAGCCCAGTAACGTTGGTACGCAACTGCATTGGCAACCTGCTCCCAGATCGACACGTCGTCCTTCGAACGGACAAAGAACTCTTCGTGGATAGGGAATTCAATACAGACCGTGTTCGCCTCTTGGCCAACAGCGGCTTCAATCTTATAGCCAGCTACGCGGGCAGCTTCAACTAAAGGCGAAGACGTGCCAACGCGGATTCGCCTGATGTAATACTCGGAGTGCGGGTAATGAATGCCGGGCGGCTCACCAGCAAGCAAGCTGATAGTCCCACTGGGCTTGACGGAAGTCTTCTTAATTGACTTGGGTACACCAAGCCAATTAGAATACTGAATGTCAAGCCCAGAGATGAATTCGTAACCCTTGTCACACCAACGCAATACTTCACGACGACCGTGTCGTCCAAACGCTTTGATGATGCCGCTCTGACTCAAACCGATACGACGGTTTCTAGCCATCACAGAGTTCGTCTCTGCCCAGTGAGTCGGAATCAGGGTGACGGTCTTTGCGTACAGGTATGCAATCTTGAGAGTTTCCACATACTCGTCGAGACTTTCATGTCTCGACGGGAACGTTTCGACAAGAGTACAGAGTTCGTACTGATGGAGAGTCTGCTCTAAGCACGGGTTACCACCAACGGCTTCACGATCTGCCCAGTCGGCAGGATCCTTCATGCGTCCGTATGCACGAGCATTGTCAAGCCACATATATCCCGGCTCGCCGTTGGTAGCTGTCTGACGAGCGTGCCAAGCGTAGTCCATACCTACGGTAGCGAAGATAGAGTTGTTACTTGCCCATCTGTGGTGAGCTAGCTTCTCTTTGTCTTGCTTTAAAAGGGCAAATGTCTCGTCGGTTGGATCGCCGAATACGATCTCTGCGGAGCGACGAACGTTGCCCGCGACAACACAACGGCCAATGAGATTGCCGATGTCTACGATATCTTCTGATGATAGCGTCTGGTCTGTCTTTGCGTCCAGCACCTTGCGAATGTCCTGCAACATTTCAATCAATGGTTGAGGTCCACTTGCAGTACCGCCAAATCCCTTGATGGGCGATCCTTCTGGACGAACTAAACTAAAGTCAAACCACGGTCCTGGCGTGCCATGAATGTACGCCTCTAACATAAGTCGCAATGCTTCGACCCAGCCTTCGCGAGTATCTGGCACAACGAACGGCTCAGCCTGATTGACTGTCACGCCCTTCACTAAGAGTTTGCCAGCACCCATCGTATCAAAGCCAACACCGACACCAACCATACTCATGTCCATAATGAACGTGAATGGCTTAATAGGATCGGTGGCGAGATCTTTCGTGCTAACGAAGGCACAGTTGTTGAGGGCCGCACCACCACGCTCTTGAACGTATTTAGTGCCCATCGCCCACAGGCCACGGCCCGGAGGAAGAAACTTGAACGTCCACATCAACTCGAACATACGCTTAGCGGTACGTTGAGCCTTTGCTTCATTCCAAGGTAAATGATTACGCTTGCAATGGTTACGCTGAATGCTGAACGTGCCTTCAACTACACGACGACACGTCTCCCAGTATTCCTCTGAACGACTTTCGTTTTCAATGGCACGGGCATAAGTCCGTTTAAAAGTAAAATAACCCAAGCTGCCCCATTGAGGCTGTTTACCACGGTACTTGGCTACAAACGAATCGGGGAGTGTGAAAGAAGGTGTGGCGATATCAAACATGGAAAAAACGTCCTGGATGCAAAATTTGGTGGCCCGGCCCAGCCGAGTCCTTGTGCTTAATGTAATCCTTGATCAACATACTGCCGAGAATTGCGTTGCTAGAATCATAACAACCGAAACCAGTCATCATGTATTGATTGGGGCGATTTGGTACCGGACCAATCAATGGCTTATCATCTTTGGTGCCACAGAAAACACCTGACCAGACATGACTGAACTTAGAATGTTTTAAGACTGGAAAAGATTCGATGGCGAATACACGAAGTTTTTCATACACCGCAGGACTAATCTCTCCATCGTATACGAGACCTTCTTGTCGGCCTCGCACAGACTGTCGCATGCCTCCCATAAGGAAACGACTCGCGTACTGACGAAATCGCTCCTGACCATTATTGCATGAAATGCTCATAGCCGGGAGCGTCTGTGCGGCGTCGTTTTCAAGATAATCGGTAGCAACTACTTGCTCTCTAAATGGAATAAGCACATCCGCAAATTCTGGTAGTAGTCTACTCGTGTATGCACCAAGACAATACACTACTTGTTTGGCTCGAATGGTGCCACGATGACGAATTAAGACGGTTAAACTTCCATCATCGTTCGCAAGTACAGATTCTACCTGAGTGTTAGTAAAGACACGAGATCCGTTTTTTTCAACAGTATCTCGCAAGCCATTCACAACTTTGTATGGATTGTACGAAGCTTCATTAGGAATAAACATACCACCTACGAAATGTTTAGCTGGTACTAGTAAATTTAACTGTCGTCTCGAAAGAATTGGACAGTCGATCCTACGCACCTGTTGAATAAACCATGATTCACGTTCAAGTAACGCCATCTCTTGATCGTTCATAGCAAGTCTTAGACCACCAGTTTCACGAAGGTCATGATCAAAGGATAGTGCTCGTAACCCTTTCAAGAAACGACAGTTATTGTCGCTAACGAAATTCAGATACTCTTCACCATCTGGCATTTCATGAAAGAGCTTGCTACCGCGTAGCATAAGCTGTCCCATGCCACGACCGGACCCATGAAACCCAACAGAGTTTTCTTCAACGAGATATGTATTGACCATGCCGCCATTGACAAGATTATGAAGCAAGCTCACCCCGGCGAGTCCGCCACCGATGATGAGCGTGTCAACATTCTTTATTAATCCAGACGTGAGTTCACGCTTGGTTGGGCACGATTCAAACCACAAATTTGCGTGTTTGACCATGCTACAGCAATTCTTCTAGCGATACATCAGGCGACGCCCGAGCCTCATCATTCATAGCCCTGAGAACTTTACGAATGTCTGCTCTCGTTGGTTCAAAATACCTACGATAGTTCCTTGCGACGCAAGCGTCGCAAGTGTCAGTCATTAACAAAATAGACGAACCGTCTTTCGTCTTGAATTCTTGTTTATCACGAGACACTGTATGATCCAATGGACGGGTCATACGTGTCTGCAAGCATTGCGGGCACGTAAACATCTTCTTGTCTACAGGAGGTCCATCACCAATGCGTCTCATCTGCTATCACCGCTTCCACCAAGAGTTCCTTTTGATGCACGAGCAGCAAGCTTGTCAAGATTGCATTGAGCGACTTCACCCATATCAAGATCAAGTTCTTTGCATAGGGCGGCAAGATACCACATAACGTCGCCAAGCTCTTTGGCGATAGCCATCTTATCTTCTATTGATACTGCACCATCTTTATCACGAATAATCTTCTTGATTTTTTCAGCTACTTCACCAGCCTCTCCACATAATCCAAGAGCAGGATAAATGTAGTTTTCACAATGTGCGGTCCCACCAACACTATTTGGACTGACCCCAACAAAAGGATAAACTGCGGTAGCGGCGGCAAGCTTTTGATACTCTTGAAAAGTAAGGCGGAATGTATTCATCACTCTTCCTTCTTCGTATCAGGGTTCCACTTAATCCAACCGTTGTTACGTAGCCACTTACCTTCGTCGTCCTTGCGACTCGGGAACAGCGTTTCACCCTTCTTGTGCTGTCCAAACGCCAAGCGAGACTTGCAAGGAATGCTCAAGCAGTGGAGTTCATAAAAATCGTTGTCCTTAATGTTGCGGACAACAAAACGCAAATCTTCGTTACCGCAGACGCCACACTTCGTCTCTTCAAAGACTTCTTGAAATGTAGAAATCTGTCGGAAGAGATCTTTTTGGGACTTCTCGTCAAACTCTGCGGCGAGACGACCACTCTTGCTTGTATATGTAATCTTCATGAATTATCCTTATCTGTCTGTGCTCGCAATTCCTTCTTGCGGGCGTCACGTTCTTGGGTGGCGGTCAACTTGACCGCCTTCGGTTTCTGTTCGTTTAGCCATCCCATGGCTTTCTGACCTTCGTCAACCGTCAATTCGCCAAGCTCAAAGACAGAGCTATTGCGACCTTTACTAAGAATAGCTTCGAGCACTTCGGCGTTCGTAACGCCACGAGACTCACAAAGCTTTTCAATAGCCTTCACAACCTGTGTATCAACTTTCTTATTCGATGAGGCCGCAATTTGTTCAATCGCACCGCCATCAGTAAAGCCAACCTCTTCCGACGACAGGATACCAATGTTCAGGGCCTTGCGAAGACAACGAGCTTCCGCACGAGACTCGGCCACCGCCGTTGGATACTTCATGTACTTCTCTGACGTATTCGCCGAGTTACAGTCAGCCGCTCCAACCCACCAAGTACCATCAGAAAACTCAACCGTATACACAGCCTGCATGATGCCAACTGATCCGGTCTGGTCCTTTGTGATGAAGTTGAGTCTACATTCACTGCGAATCATGCCAGCGTCTTGAGCGAGACGTTGTAGACCACGCAAGTATACAACTCGCATCTCCCTATTCTCTTCTTTTCGAGCACCAATGTCGGCAGGTTGAAGTTGGTCTTCCCAGTTAGTGCCGTATCGGGGTAGCTTGGGTGTGATAGTCATGAAATGATTGTCTTGGCCTGTTGCGTCTCTTGAAAAAAGAGACAGAGTTGATCATATACCCGCTGACAGCGAGCTTGCGATACAGAATTGGACTTGTCCTCGATGATCATAACGCGATAGCCTGCGGCATTCAAATGCTGTGTGAGGCGTGCGTACCGTTCTTCGAGTCGATGTTGTTGTTGTTCTCCATAGATACTAATCGGGAAGATAAGCTCTACGACCACCTTCCTGTCCTCTAATATTATGTCAGAGACGTGATCGTTCGTCAGTCGGATTCCTGTAGAAACACGTTCCCTGCTTGCAAGGAACGTGGACAACTTCCTTCCAAAGTTCGAAAGCTCGCCTGGCTCCGGCCTGTGAGCATCTTGAAGGCGTGCCAGTACGGCACTACGCTTCTTACTTGTGCTATCCGCCCATTCTTGGCGACGTAATTTACATAACGCAGCCTTCTGATCTTTACCTCTATCGGACTCCCAAAACTCTTTCGTGCCCGTCGATATCTTTTCGCGAGCCTCGCCCGTATGATGACTGCCAGTTCTCTGATGACCAGTAGTCTCAATGTGTTTACGTTGAGCGTCACTCTTACTTCTACGGGCGACGCCCAACTTTTTCATATGATAATACAGGGTAGACTTTGACATGCCTACATGAATAGCCATTTCATCCAACGACATAGTGTCGTAGAGTTGTTGCAAACTTTGATGCGTCAATTTCATAGTTTGCGGTTCATCTTTTGACTCTATCCCAATTGATGCGAAGCTTGAGTCTTGCCGCTTCTGTTTTCAATTGAAGGGGACTGGCCCGATACTTATTGACACAAAACTGCAAACCACAATTCTCAACGTCTCGACGGAAACGTTCGGTCATGCCACGTCTATCGGATTCAGAGCCCTCAAGTGGCAAAAACCAAGGTTCGCCATTGCCAAGAGCTTCTGTCATTTGAGCGTCTTGCTCTTGCTGGAAACGTTGTTGACGTTCGGCATCCTCAGCACGAATCGCATTGCCGTTCGGCGTGCCAACGGTCTTTTCACGTTTCTCAATCGTCTTACGCAATTCAATCTCTTTCAGTCTAAGATTAGCAGTAGCCTCAGCGTCACGAGCTTTGCCTGTCTCGCTAATAATACGCTCTTCGTTGCCTTCAATCATGTCGATCTCTAGGCGTTTATACAAACGTCTAGCATCATCTTGATTTTCAACACTGAACTCCTTTTTATAGAAGTCAACATCGGCAGCACCCAATCCAAGCTTTCTTTCGAATGCTGTATTACTTGAAAGCTGTGCAACCATCTTCAAGAATTCAATACGCTGTGGCATTGTCAATGCAGGACGATCACGTTTGCGGGTCTTAGAACCCTCTTGCCATGCACGCTTCTCACGTTCAGTGATCTCGTGCGGCTTTTCATTCTCATTCATATTTACTCCTAGAAAAGGAATTCGTCAGCACGTCTGAACAAGTTGGGTTCAGGCGACTGTAGATGGTAGTCGTAACGACACATCTTGTCTACTAGCTGATCGAAGTCGCACTCAGGATACCAGTTCAACTTCTTTCGGGCCTTGGAAGAATCGCCCAACAATACTTCAACATCCTTGGGGCGTTTGAATGCAGGATTGATTCGATAAACCTTTTCAGGATCGAGTTCAAACCAGTTACAGCAGGCGTCAAAGAACTTACGCACAGAGTGCGTGCTGCCTGTTGCAATTACGAAATCGTCTGGGGTGTCTAGCTGCAACATGCCGTGCATCGCCTTGACGTAATCGCCAGCGAAGCCCCAGTCACGTTGAGCGTCCATGTTGCCGAGTTCTACACAATCCTGCAAGCCCCATTTGACGCGAGCAAGGTTGCTTGTGATCTTTCGTGTGACGAACTCCTCTCCACGAAGCGGAGACTCGTGATTGAAGAGAATGCCACAGGCGGTGTACATACCAAACGAACGGCGATACACATGAGCAATATTGTAGCCGAAGACTTTGGCAGCCGCGTATGGCGACTCAGGCTCCATAGGAGTGTTCTCGTCCAAGCTCACAACCTTACCATTGTGAATTGGGTTGCCGAACTGTTCGCTTGAACCAGCAAAGTAGAAACGACAGTCTGGCTTCACTTGCTTCAAAGCCTCAAGGCAATTCAAAACACCGAGGCCGGTCATTTCGCAGGTGGCGATAGGATACTTCCAGGACATCGCAACATGGCTCTGTGCGGCCAAGTGATAGAACTCGTGCGGTTGGAATTGACGCACGATGTCCTGGAGGCTTGAAATGTCAGTAATGTCACCATCAACAATATGAAAGTTTGGCGACCCTATTAAAGTACGTAATCGAACTAAGTTTGGGGTCGATGTGCGACGACGAATACCTACAACTCGATAACCCAAGGACAAGAGATAATGCGACAAGTACATTCCGTCTTGACCGCCAACACCACTAATTATAGCAGTCTTGTTCATGCTTGTAATCTCCGAATCCAACTCATAAAATCGTCAAACCCCATGCCGCTTTTAGCTCTATTACAGATTTTACAACAAGATACACAGTTCTTCTTGGTATATCCTTTTGTAGCTTGCCAAGTCTTTTTGCCACAATCACAGTAACATAGACGACACATAGCACGTCCAATTTTCTTGACTTTGTTACTTGCGACAAGTCTACCAAATCTTTGACCGTCAACGTCTATTAGTGTTCTACCCATTGTTCTCTCTGTACCAGTCAATGGTCTTGCGGACCGTTTCGGAAATAGGAGTTGTAGCTTCCCAGTGAAGCACGTTCTTGGCTCTTGAAACATCTAGTGATCTGCGTGGTTGACCATCTGGCTTAGTATGATCCCATTTGACATTGGAAACATAACCACCAATTTGCTTTACCAACTCGGCTAACTGCTTGATGGTAATTTCTTGACCAGTGCCAAGATTGATGGGATCTGGCCCCGTATTCTTTTGAACGGCAATTGCAATCGCTTTGGCACAATCACCGGCATACAAAAACTCGCGAGAAGCAGATCCTGTGCCCCATAAGGTCACAAGTGGGGCACTAACTGAGTAGATATCTACATACTCTCTTTGTTGATCAGCTTCTTCAAACTTGCGAATCAAAGCTGGCACAACATGAGAGGAATAAGGATCGAAATGATCGTGCTCACCGGCCATATTAACCGGCACTAGATTAGTGACGTTTAAACCATACTGCTTATGGTATGCAATACCAAGCTCCACAATCGTTTTCTTGGCAATGCCATATGGAGCATTGGTCTCTTCGGGATAGCCGATCCATAGATCACTCTCTTGAAATGGTACCGGCGTGTTCTTGGGATACGAGCAGACGGTACTCAAATTCACAAGCTTCTTTACGTTAGCGAGGCGACACGCCTCGATAACGTTAAGACCCATCTGCAAGTTCCCATACATGAACTTACCTGGATTGTCTTTATTGATGCCGATGCCACCACAAATTGCAGCAAGATGAACAACCGTACTTACCTCGTGGATAACAAGATAACTCGCAATTGCCTTAGCGTCTTGGTCAAGTAAGTTCAAAGAGTTACTTGATGGGGTCATCACTTCATGACCGTCGGCACGTAAGAGTGGAACGACATGTTGACCTAAAAATCCAGACGAACCAGTAACTAATGTCTTGGCGTTCATAGTGGCTTTCTAGCAATTAGACGAACGATTGTCGGGTTCGCCAAGTGATGTGCAGGGTTTTTAGTACAGCATTCAGATGGCGTCAAATCACCTGCCACTTCGAGACCATAGGTCTCGATGAGCATCTTCAAGCAATTGGGGGTGAAACGCCAGTAGTCATCCGGGTAACCATGAATAGGAAATGAAAACACGGTAGCCAAAAAGAAGTGACCACCGGGCTTTAGGACTCTCGCTGCGTTTTCAATGAACGTCCAAGGGTTGCGAACGTGTTCAAGGGTGTCTAACGATACAACGACATCAAATGTGTTATCTTCAAAAGGAAAGGCGTTGTCTTCGCTAGTTACGAGATCAACGCCAGGGCCTTCACGCATGTCAATGCCGAGATAGCTATTGACAAACTTTTCGACTACTGGTCGCAAGGCAATCTGTTCTTGGCCGGGCACAACAAAACTACCAATCTCAAGTAGCTTACCATTCAAAAGATTGTTACGGGCTACAACCCAATCTCGATTATGAACGTCCAATGAACTGCTCCGGTGTAATAACACCCATGATTTCGTTACGATTCTTACAGAAGAAGTCCCAGGTGTAATCGCCATCAATTGAGTGATACTCGACCGGATCGACACCACGCTCAATCAACCCACATCCATAATCAGTGTCCACAACACGCATAATTAAGTCCCTACGATCCGCTCGCAGCTTTGCAAATGCCTTCCACACGTCCCCAGTCCATGGTTTGCCACTAACACCTTCTCGCAGTTGCTCATACTCTGCCGAAGGCAAGCAGTCATGTACTATAATTATGCCACCTTCGTTTAGGTATGTCAATGAATTTTCCATATCTCTTTGCACTTGCTCTTCAAGATGTAAGCCGTCAATAAAGATTAAATCATAATATTGATGACAATGATTCTTGAAAAAGTCGTCGGAGGTAGTATTAAACACAGCTTGCCCATTAGGATCAACACTATGTTTAACATCTAATGGCGGCAAGCTGTTGAATGTTTCTTGTTCCAGTACACCAATTTCAAGATACGACTTGTAGTCGCGTGCCTCAATCAGATGACGAATGATATCGTAGCGTTTCATGTTAATAAGGGACTTCTTGTACATACGGCAGATACACGTTCTTGCTATACGCAAAAAACATTGCCGCCCGCGTTTGGCCCATATCCTTAGTGAATGTGTCATAGTGATTCATGTATCTTTCAAGGTTGGGCCACTTGTCACGCCACATCTGCAAGAGCGGCTGATGATCAAGACCATTGGGCATAGGTAGATAGCCGTCGTATGCATGGTGAATCGCACCACTCTTCATAGTGGTGTTGTGCTCATGGTGGCAGAACGCACGTTGATCGACTACGACAGATCCGCCCTCCAAGAAGGCACGGAGAGCAAAGTCCATGTTCTCGTAGCACGCCTTCCAGCGTTCGTCAAAGTATCCAATCTTGTCGAAAACGGTACGTGGCCAATACTGAATGGTCAACTCTTGAACTAGGTTGGGAATAAGGACGCCATCTTCAATAGCACAAGGCGAACGCTGGTGATCCAGAGACGAGTTGTCGGACACTGGGCAGATCTGATAGATCTTGGGGTCGGCATCAAGCACAGACATAAGTCTTTCATCAAGTCCTTGTGGGAAGATCACATCTGATGTGACTAATGACACATACTTGCCGCGAGCCATATTGGCTAACAGGTTGATACCACGACTAATGCCAATGTTTTTGTTTAAACATAATGAACTAAAGCCATATTTTTTAGCAAGTGTATTCGTTAACTCTTGATCACTATTTTGATCAATAAGAAAAATTTCACTACGCAAACTAGAGCTTCTATTTTGTGCTAAAGAATCAACAGCATTAATATACGCACGAGTCGCACCTGCATCTAGGCTGGGATTGTAATGCAAAACCCCGTACGTCACATCATGAAACATATACAACCTCCAAACGATTGTGCGTCCTGATATTATCAATCCAATGAATAAAATCAATATAGTTCATGGTGTTTTTAGCTCTATTGCATAGCGTACAACAAGGGACAACATTTTTGACAGTATATCCTATAGCACTATCAATACCATTATAAACAAAGTCACCATAATTTCTTCCAGTATGTTTGACTCTAGAGGGTGGCGAGCCACAATAATGACATATGCCACTTGTTAGCTCGTCAAACTCTTTGTCGGTAATTTTCCAAACAAGAGCACGTTTCTTAGCACTGCTTTTGTAATTTCTTAAGACTTCATTTCTTGAGGCGGTACCAAAAGACAATTTTCTACCACCGCCTTGCTTACAGCCACAACTTTTGGTGCCGCCGCTTATCAAGGCATTTGTCTCGACCCAAGAATCTTGCCCACAATCACAATGACATAGACGCTGCAATTTTCTATTACGACGTTTACGAGTTATGTTAGTAGCCGTCAAGCTACCAAACTTCTTGCCGTCAAGGTTTTGAATTCGTTTGTGCATTATTTGATAAGTCGAATGATCGTATCATTAGCAGCAGCACCGGGCGTACGCACATACTCCACCTTGACTTGACATCCCAATGTGCCAAGAAAAGTCATGAACTTATCGTGAGCGTAGGTGTTCCAGAAGTAAGTGCAGCCGTTCTCGTCGGGATCCGACTCCTTGATTTCGTCGTCTGGCCCATTGGCTAGATCGACGAACAGAACGATGATTGCCTCTTTGGAAGCAACACGATAGACTTCCTTAATCGCCTGTTCATAGCCTTCGCCAAGGTGCTCAATTATGTGTCTGGCGATTACTATATCAAACGCACTATCTTGAAATGGAAGACTCTGGATGAAGCCTTCTTGTAGTTTAATTTCGTCGCCGTAGAGTGCTTGAGCGTGAGCCAGCATCTTCTTAGTGCGATCCAAGCCAGTGTACTGGCAGTCGAGTCCGCGTCCCTTAAACACTTCCCAGTTGACACAAGAACCACAGGCAACGTCTAACACAGTCGGTTGTTGGTATTCAAAAAGTAGGGACGCCAAGCGATGACGACCACGATTGTTCGTGCCCGTGTTGTGATTACGTAGGAACACCGAGATGTGCTCTTCGGTCATGAAGTCGTGATTGTCGCGTCTAGTTTGGTAGTCCATGTTGTACTCGCATGAGATCATGAATCCATAGATCGAATTCTTGTGTGGTGAGCGTGCCTTTAGCTCTGTTACAGATGGCACAGCACGAGACTACATTACTCTTGATGTATCCGAGACGATTGTCAACTCTATCAATGCCATTGTAAAACAAATGGCCATAGTTTCTGCCGTTGTTTTTGATGTTGCCGGGAGGTCTACTGCAATAGACACATGATCGAGATATCAGTGCATCAAATTCACAGCGTGTCAATTCCCAAGCCAGTCCCTTAGATGCGGCACGAGCGATGTATGACCGCCATACTTCATTGCCAGAAGCTCTACCAAACTCAAGTGTTTTGTATGTGCGTACCATCACTTAGAGCAGATTACATACATCTCTAAATTCGCTCTGTCAATTACGGCAACCGCTGGCGAGTCAACGAACGTGATGTTCGTGAAGCCACATACGGTTAGTAGTCGCTGCATAGCCCGCTTGTCAAACAAGCACTGGTGCTGCCCGTTAGATACAACCCAATCCGAGTAGCTACCAAATGGAGCGTTGACGCTGGATTCTGCTCTGGCCCATTGAGGGAAGTTGAAGTAAAGCCAAACGATCTTCTCGAAGTCCGGCACCTTGATCTCTAGTGTGCCGCCCGGTTTCAGGACTCGACGCCACTCAGCAAGAGCAGCCATTGCTGTCTTGGGATTGAGCGGATTCGATAGTTGTGGCTCGTACTCACCGGCTCGAAAGTGTTCGAGAATGTGGTAAGCCAGGATCTGATCTACCGAATCTTCCTCGTACGGCAGTGCCGAAACATCGGCCTTGAGGTCTGCCGAGGGATGATCGTAATCAATGTTGACGTAGCCTTCGCGGTTGTCGCCGTGTGATGCTAGATTCAATCTCATAGCAATCCCACTTCCTTAAAGATGTACTCGAAACGATGGTACCATTGATGGTCACGAAGCATACGGTCACGACCCGCTTGAGCAATTACCTCTCGCTCCTCTGGATTGGCAAGATAGTATTGTGTCTTCTCAATCAACTCTTGAACGTTTTTGGCAATGACTATTTCCTTGTCTGGTACAAAGTAAGATTCAAGATCGTCTGCTGGCGTACTAATCTGAAACCCTTGACACTGAGGAATTTCGAAGTGCCTGCCCTTAATCTGTGGCATCGTTCCATGATGCCATGGATTCGACAGATTCAAATTGACACGCGACTGATTGAATACGCGAATCACTTCTTCAAAGTCCTTCGCGTAGCCATGCCAGTTGGCATAACCATCCCAGTAATTACCAAAGATGTCAACGCGGATACCAGCGTTCATAATGGCATCCACGATCTCTGAGCGTAGAAATTTGCCATTCGGCATCTGACCATGCTTCTGGCCAACAAACGTAGCGTCGTACATATACGCCCACGGATTCGCCTTATACGCCGGGGAACCAGCCCACTGTGACTTAATAACTTTCAAGCCATTCTTTTCATACCAAGGAATAGTGGCAGAATGAGTAGTGACAAAGTGACTCACGCGGTCACGACGCGGGAAGATCCAGTTCTGGAAACGCCAGCTTGAATCTGCATCAAATTGAATAACGGGAACATCACGCTTTAATGCCAATTTAGCAATACACTCTGGCAAATCTAATGATTCATTAAAGGCAAAGTGAATAATGGCATCAAATGCCGTAGTGCATAGTTCGTCAACAGCAATATTAGAATAGTCTGGATAATAAATTTGAAGTTCTATTTTATGAGATAAGCAAAATTCCTTCAATCCAGCTTCAAAATTCCAATATTCGTAGCTATCGCCCTCTAGTGATTTGCCATAGTTGAATCTTAGTCCACAATAAAGTAATTTCATTATACTTCGCCACGAACAACGCTAGTTCCCATGCCATAAATATACAATCTTTCTGGTATTTTATAGAAATGAAATCCATTAGCGATAGCTCTTTGCCACAAATCCCAGTCTTCGCGACCCAATAGTAAACGGTCGGTACTGTAACCACCCAGAGAATCAATAGCTAACTTACGAATTAACGCTGAGCCGTGACATACAACATTCTCACGCGGCATCGCAGCAGCAATTGCCGCGTGGGTTTCGTATTGCCCAATCTTGAAACAGTTAGGAGTTAGCGTACCAGCATAATTATCCCATACTTCACAAAATACAAAATCCGTATTCTCGTTCTCTAAAAGGAAGTTGCGTTGCAGTTCAAGCTTACAATCCATCCACTGGTCGTCAGCATCAAGGTAGGCAACCCATTGACCCGTACAGCGAGCTAGACCAAAGTTCTTAGCCATTGCCAAGCCTTGCTTATGGGAACGCTCATGAATCTTAAGACTTAAAATATCCCTATAGGGCTCAGCTATCCATTTCGTGCCTTCACGACACTCATCAAGCACTAAAACAGTTTCAAAATTTTGATACGTCTGTCGAGTTAAAGACTCAAGAGCAGCTTGCAAAAGCATGTCGTGCTCATGATCGTTGCTGTGACAGCAAACCAAAATACTAATCTTGTCAGACTCTTTCATGTGGAAACAACTTTTTAAGATCGTCGAACAACGGTGCCCATACATATGATTACTTGAAACAACATCTTGTCCAGCACTATCTGGAATAATTACGGGAACATCCTAGTCAAAATGGCCGAACATCTATTCCTGTAGGTATGGTTCTTCAAGCAATGCTCTTGGCCCTGAGTGGCAATTCTCTTGGAAAGACTTTCTCCCACAGAAAACATTTTTGGAATATTGCCAACGAGATGGTTTTCGTCTTGAAATGAAATGAAGTGCTCAAGATCATTGCCAATGGTATGCAGGGCCGAATCTTGTACACTGAGGAGCACACTACACGCCGCCATGGTTTCGGTGCATCTCATGGGTAATAAACCACCCCCTCCACCAGCAACATCATTTACAACATAATGAGATCTAGCTATCTCATCAATGTACTGCTCTCTAAACACGCCATGCAAAAAATCTGTTCTTGCTGCCGGACAATATTGTCTAATTAGATTGTAAAGGTGGCGACGTTCTGGTCTATCAGAACCTATGATTAGAAAGTCACGAACCTTTTCTTGATAAGATCTAAAATGCAACTTCTCATCGGCGGCGTATGGCAAGTACATTCCATCGTAGATCATATTGGCGTTTGCCATAAAGTTAACATCAAAGCCAAACATGTTATTGATTGCTCGCCAACGATCAGGATAGAGTGCGGCATCAAAAAACCAGCTAGCTCGCTTGCGTGACCGTACATTCATTAGCTCTGTATAGACGGGATCGCCATCGCCGCATTCAAGAAATAAGAATAAGTCCCAGTCTTCTTCTAAGACCTTCCGTGAGCCCTCTAGTCTCTCTTGTGTCTGATAGTAGTTACCATATGGAACAGCTTCGTGCCCAAGTTCTTGAAAAGCACGAACGACGCAATCCCCAGTCGCCCAGCCACGAGACTGAGGAATTCCTCTGTATGAAACTAGAATACGCATTGTCATGCCGAAAACGACTCGCCGCATCCACAGCTTTTAACTGCGTTAGGATTGATGAACTTAAAACCACGATTCATTAAAGTGTTCTCAAAGTCAACACTCATACCACTAAGATACAAAAAACTCTTTGGATCACAAACAACTGTAATGCCGCCATGTTCATTAACTTGATCTACTTCATTCACAGTGTCATCGAATTCTAAAATATAGCTAAAGCCCGAACAGCCGCCTCCTCGCACTCCTAAACGAAGGCATGTATTTTTTGAAAGATTCTGTTCTAACATAATACGATCTAATTCTTTAATAGCACTCTCTGTTAAAGTTATTGACATTTATAGCCTCCTTTATTTATACACGAATAAATTTCACATTGGCCTGAAACGACTGAATGTCTTTTCCGCCAGCATATGTAACGCCACTTCGTAATGCTCCCTGATATCGTTCAATTAATTTTTCAACTGACTCTCCAATATCAAGATATCGAACACTGCCCTCGGGACATGTACCGGCTTTCATACCACGCCATTTGTCCTGTACGTAACGACTGGCCATACCGGCATATACTTTTTTAGCCACACCATCAACATGCACAATTTCTGCTGCTGATTCTGGACAACGAGCAAAAATAGACCCGGCCATCACAGCGTTCGCACCAGCAGCAATTGCCTTAGTGTAATCAGCGGGTTCTCGAATACCACCATCACTGATCATTGGCATGCCAAAATCACGACATATAGCGGTCATTTTAGCAATAGCAGAAAATTGTTTCTCTGTACAGCCAGCAGTATTTTTTGTTTCACATGCCAAGCCTTGTGCAATACCTAATTTTATACCATCAACATAATCATTAAAATATGGTATAGCTTCTGGACAAACAAAATTGCCAACAATAATTTTTGTTGTTGGACTAAATACTTTGATGGCCTTGGCGGTGTCTAGCACGCCAGAACTAAAACCATGTGCAATATCAATAACTACTATAGTTGCACCTGCACGAATTAATTTTTTTGCCAATTGCACTTGAACGTCTCCGACGCCAACCGAAACGGCAATATGCTCTAAGTAACTAGCCATGGATTTTGCAGATTGTATAAGTATATCATCGGGTGCGGCACGATGCATAATGCCCATAGCACCATATTTACTAAGTAAAATACAAAAATCAGCATTAACAACAGTAGACATGTTTGAGGCGACCAAAGGCACATTAAGCCAAACGCCACGACAAATCTCGCTTTTTGTATCTACATCAAGTCTAGATTGACATTGATTAAATGACTGTTGAATTGCTATATCTTCAAAACCTAATGAGCGTGGCATCAAATCAGATCGTAATCTATATTGTCCAGACGAGCGATCAAAGAAAATAAAACCGCTTTTTACAGCCTGCATAGCTACGGACTCTAATTGTTTATGTAATTCACTATGGTCAACGTCTGATGCACACAAATGTAAATTATGGGCGAGATTATTTAATTTGTCTCCATCAATATAATGAACTTGTTCAACATTGGTCAATGGGCGTTGCAATACTTGCTCCATCACAACTCTATGTTGTCTGCGATATTCTATACCGTCATGCACTAAAATATAACCGTGTTCATCTATAGTCATCGAATGAATAACCCTTACGGATCATTTAAGCCTTCCTTTTCTTTCTGATAAATTCTCTGTCGTCAAGACGACATGAGGATCACACACTTTTCTAGCCATGTAAAGCTCTGAGTTGTGCCGGGTCAATATTATCATTCTCATCATATGTGGCACCAATAAAATATCCAGGCGTCATTGGAGTAGGAAATGGAACACCCGGCCAAATATTGGTATGAAAGTCAGCATGATTCAAAGTGTCGTGCTTAACAATAGGCCAGACAATTTCCTTTAGAAAATCTTGATCAATCTGCCATCGAGATTCACGAGCCTGAGCCCATTCAATAGCGTGTCGAGACAGCTCAGAAAACAGTCCTTTTTTAATTCCAAACATTCCACCAAGTATCGGCACCGAATGATGAAAGTGACAGTGCATAGTATGAAATGATTTGTCACTAGCCAACCACTCGTTAACTGCAAGCTTTTCTCGCAAAGAAAGACGAGAGTCGCAATCACGACTAATCATGACTTCTACATCATTTTCACCGATAGGGCTAAAGCGATACAACATCATACGCCAATCACCCGGCTCATCCACGCAAACAACCTCAACATTATCTCTAGGGATAAGCAATTGCTTAATAGTGTCGCTCGGTACTGACTGACCAACATAAAAACGACAGGTCCAGTCTGGAAATAGTGTACGTGCGAGTTCAATATTTTTCATTGCACCAACAAGATATTTTGGATCATTCCCCCAAAGACAGAATGATATGACTTTCATTTGTTTGCCAATGTCCAATCGTAGATTTGCATCAACTGTCCTGTCACGGTACTTGCTTCAAAGTGTCGCATAGCACGGCGACGGGCTTCGCGACCGAAGTGCTGTCGTAGACGAATAGTAGACCTCTCGTCTTCCGTCGCGAGTTCAGGATTGGCAATAAGCTGCATTAGTACGTCACGATAAGCTTCGTGATTGCCAACAGGAACAACAAAGCCACTTTCAGCAAGGATCTCAGACTGACCGTTATAGATCATACTCTCGTGTGACACCACCGGCAGACCATGCATCATGGCTTCCTGGATGTTGCACGGACAGCACTCTCCATCATGACGAGCGTGAGCGTAAATGTCAAGTCCCATATAGAATTTTGACAGTTCATCGTCTTTGACGATAGGGCTTGAAAAGCAAACGTTCTTAATGCCTAGCTGACGCACCGTATCGTGCCAACCCTGACAAGGATTTACAACAATGTAGTAGGCGTTCGAATAGACATCTTCAATAGCCTTAAACGCTCTTAGAGAGATAGGATCAAAGTTGTCTGCTCGACCTACACGTCCAAGTATAACTGCATTATGAGGTAGCTTGAAAGTTGAAAGAAGATGTTCGCGACATACTTCCTTGTTCTCTGTCGTAACGTCGAGTACCGGCACTTCAATCGGGTTGTATAATACCGGACCATCGACGCTACCGGCACCCAAGGCGGTGCTGCGAATGTACTGGGAGATATAGACGTTAACGTCGATCTGCGGTTCAGGTGCATTATCTTTAAAGCCGAAGATGTTAGTCTCTATCCACTTCGCCTTGGGTGCCATGTAGCGAAAGGCTGGCCATTCCGTGTAGCCGCTGCGATGGACGTGCATAATCTGTGGGTCGATCTGCTTTAAAACGTCGTAGAGGTTGTCCGACTCTGGCAGGTAGGGGGCTTGCCGACCCTTCTTTCCAGGGGTCCATTGGTATGGAATTACGTGGTCATCGCCTAGCCATTGTTTCACAATAGCTAGACGATTGTTCGCCAGATCGCCCTCGCGATAGACGATAAACGGTTCGTACTTCTCGCTCTTGGCGAGGTACTTGCAAAATAACTGACAAGTTCTGTCCGTGCCAGAAAATCCGACAGTTTTCGCGTGATGTACAACTCTAATCTTTTCCATGACCTTGATATCCTTGAAACTTGCGGCGTCTATCGCGAGCACAGAGTTTACAATAACGTCTATTGCGTCCATCTATGCCTGTATTTTCTAACGTAAATTCATGACCATGACTACAATGTGTTTTCCTCAAGTTGACAGCATGAAGACTGTTGCCACGCATGACATTTTCTACTCGCGTTACAAGCTCCATATGATCTGGATTGACACAAGAACGCATTCGACATAGATGATCTACACATAAGTTATTAGAAATAATACCCCTATGATATTCGTAGCTTAATCTGTGTGCGAGCACAAAACTCTGTCGAATGCCAACTGTGCCATATCCAAGCCTGTTAATATATCCCGTATAGAGCCAACACTCTGTTTCGTATTTGCCGTCTTCGCCAAATACTCCGCTACACTTATTGATTCTATTCAATAAGCGTGTTATGGGATTAGTTGCAGGACGACCAGTTCTCATCATGATACTATCTCTCTGTAAATGGTTTCGAGTTTGTGCATACAGACGCCAACCTCGTATTCTGCTTGGGCCTTACGTCTACCTAGTTCACCCATGATGTTGCGAGAACGCTCATCGTCGATCAGGGCCTTCAAGGCTTCCGCATATTCGCCAGGAGTGTTGTTCACAACAAAGCCGGTACGGCCATTGTCTACAAGCTCCGTCTGTGACTGGAACACGCCCATACCCGGCACACTTGGGGTGGCGATATGTGTGATAACTGGTTTGCCATGGATCATGGCCTCAGCAATGTTCACGCCAAAGGTCTCGCCATCCGCTCTGGCATGCGTGTAAATGTCCACGCTGTTATAGAATGTGCTTAGAACCAAGGGACTTGTTGTTGGTTCGATGACGTAGAACGGGATCTCATGGCGTGCTAGATCGTCGATCATGTTGGACGGCGGAGCAACCACCAAGAACCTAACGTCGTGTCCCACCATACGTAGTAGGCGAACAGCATCAACACTCACTGCGTTGTAGATGCCGTTGTCTGGACGACCACAGCGACCCACAACAATCGCCCCCTCGGCCTTCCAACGCTGACTAATTGCCAGCACGTCGCCCGTACACGGCATCTCAACAGGGTTGTTCACGAAGTCAAAGCGGTCTGGCTTGACACCAAGCTGCTTGATGGTGTTCTGCATGAGCCATTTGCTCATGAACAGTGACTTGTTAATCTTTGGATTACCGTCGTAGAAGCCAAACACGTTAGTCTCTACGAAGCGTGGCACCTGGATGTGGTGTCCAGGACTCGGAAACTCGTGATAGCCGCTACGGTAGACATGGAAGATGTCAGGCTTGAAATCGTCGATGACAGCCTGCAACTCGTTTGCGTTGCTGTGTCCGTGCGTGTCTACGCTGTACAACTTGCCACCACAAACCATGGCGGACTTCTGAAACTCTTCTCGACGAGGATGAGTGCCACCAGTGTCGTATACTACGGCTACTTCAAACTCGCTAACGTCAGCGTGCTCGAAAAAGAGTTGGCATGTTTTTTCAGTACCACCTAACCCAAGGTGACGCAGATAGTGAAGAACTTTGATCATTGTGCTCGTTCAAAATACTCTTTCCGCTTGTCAAACGGAAGGGCGTTAAATACTTCGACAGGGTTGTGACATATAAGACTGTCCTCTAAGAAGAGCGAGTAAGCCTTTTCATGCTTCAAGGCGTCGCGTACAAGACTCATCTTCGCAAGGTCATGCTCTAGAGCAACGATACGTTGCTTCGCGGCATGGGATTGTGATGCTACCCAACTGCCAATATACGTAGGTAGCTCAAGTCTATTGATTTCACTTTGAAGCTTGAATACTTCGCCACATTTATCTCGAAAAAGTTGAAATGTTTCACGCTCTCTGCGATAGAGCTTGGAAGCAAATACCTGATACCACAATTTCTTAAAAATCATAATCATCCTCTAGTCTTACGACATCACTCAGTTTCGATCGCGTGCTTCAAGTGTCCATTGAAATTATGACCGCTTCCATTTCTTGCCAGCTTGCATAGTGGCAATCCATTCGTCACGCGGTGGGGGGCTCTTGAAGTCTTCGAACTCGATCGCGTGCTTCAAGTGTCCCCTGAAATTATGACCGAAGAACTCGGAAATGGCCGAGTAAGTCTCGTAATTGTTCGCAGACTTGTTGCTGTTCTCGATCGAACCGGGTCTTTGAGTGTAAATCGTGAGCACCTGGGGGATCACATGACCGTGATAGCCCAGGGACATGAAATACAGCCATAGCCAGTAATCAAACGCTGATCGGTATTGTTCGGAACGAGCGAACATTAAGTCCCAGTCTAGCGACTTCTTGAAGGCCGGATCATTCCGCCAACACACTTGAGGGCCCGCCCAACACTCACGACTCATTAGTTCAAAGTCGAAGGGCGGCTTAATGCCACCGCCAAGTGAAACGCCATGATCGTCGATGACATGAATGCCAGCATATCCGAAACCAATCTTGCGACCGGCGTGCATGCCGCTGGTCGCAAAGCTCATGTGCTTATGAAACTCAGCAGTAGTAGTCGGTGCGTGGTAATCGTCTGCGTTGCTATTGATCACGAAATCGCCAGTGGCACTCTGCCAAGCTCTTAGCCACGACGTACCGTACCATTCTCGTGTTGGCCAATAAAGATACTTGACTCGCAAGTCAAACTCGGCCCACTTCCTACCAATGATGTCATCGGTGCCAGGAGAAGCGGGATTCATAACAACGATCTCGAAGTCGGGATCAGTTTGCTTTTCAAGCAAGTCGGCAATATGCCGGTCAAGATAGTGGCCAGCATCATAGGTCGAGACAAGATACGATAGCTTAGGCACGTAAACGCCTTTCTGAATTGCGTTTAAGTCTCATACGTCTAATTGATTGTGAAAGAATGGAACGGGCGGTTGTGCTTGGCCCGTTTGATTAAGCCACATAGTTCCAAATTGTTCTCCAGCAAGAACTTTGGCGTAGAATGGATCTTCACGCCAATGCATTGTGTCGCTTTTACGATCAGTCCAAGCGTGCCACATTGAATGGGTTTCCATCACGCTAGGATGTTTGCCATCAAAGTACAAAATCGGCTCAGTATTAGCGAACCAATCCTTGACTTTTTGATCGAACTTCTTGTTGGCTGCTCCGTGAGCGACCAATTCCTTACCATAGTATTCCTGCTTAGCAGTCATGATCTCGTCCATATTACTACGTGCATACCCATAATGATAGATGAAGAAATCATTCAAATTATAGCGGCGATGCCAGTACTGTGGATTGAAATAAGTATCGTTGCCAGCGGGGTCACATACTGTTGGGTGGCCAATATACTTCATGCCACGTACATACTTAAATATTCTTTGATGTAATGGATTCCATTCGGGTCCAGGTTTGGCAATATGATGAAAGTCACGATAAAAATGCAAAAACGCCGGAATCCACTCTTGTACATGTGGATTCAATTCGATCGCACGACGGAGCCGAATGATGTCTTCTGGACGATAGATTTCGTCAGCATCATTGATCAAAATCCAATCACCAGGAATGGACATATCCAAGAACGTCTGCTTCATCTCTTCCAAGTTTTTCCAATGCTTGTTGATAGAGATGATAACAACCTTTTTCTTGGGGTCGTGATTCGCTTTGAAATCCGCTAGGATTTCACGGGTCTTGTCGATCGAATGCCCATCGGGCGTCGATCGAGGGTTGTTTGCGACCGCCCCTTCGATAACTAGGATGCGGTCTACCTGATCATAGATCGAACGCAGAACCAAGGGGGCAAACTCTTCTTCGTTCAGCATCTGAATACACTGTACCAATCGCGGCTTGCGATTCACTCGCTCCGCAATCGACTTCATTTGCGGTTCATAAAACTGATTCATTCTACATCATCCTCTTTACCTAGCTTACGTCCTGCTTCACTCTGCTTATTACTAACGCGACCGCCAATCATTTCATTATAGTCTGCCTCGCTAGGAATACCCGGCGGACGCACACCTTTCTTGGCACCCGGTCTGAACTGCCAAAGTGGACAAATCTTAGATGTACAGGCAACTACATCAGCACGGCAGCCACCCATGCAAGACAAACAAAACAACTGAATGGCGGCGGTACGACTACGTTGATAATCCGCCTTAAGACCGCGTTTCGGATGCGAAACACGCATCTCGTTTTCAAGACGATTTGTTAAATTATACTTAGCTATTCTCTTGGACGATTTCATTGAATCTCACGGCTCCTGTTTGTTTCCACATATCGAGCATCGTATGAATTGGTTTCGTAATTATAGACGAAATACGTCTGTAGTCATGCTTCCGTCCAACAAGCTTGGCGTTCTCACGCCGCGTCAAAACAGACCTCCATTGTTCTTTATTGGAATCGTCAAGCACTCCTGCTTTGTCTCCATTGCGAAGGAAATGAAAGTTACGCATAGCCATGGCCATTTCTGGAACACATGGCTCGAAACACTGTTCGACACCAGTGTAAAGTCCTGGATCACTATGAGGCGTATCAAAGAAGTATGTTGGCATACCACCATATACGAGAGCATTATCACGAGTCACGAAATCCGCCATACCACCAGCGGCATTTGTGATTACTGTCTTGCCATATCCAAGAGCATCAAAAACGGGGATACCCCATCCTTCGGCACGAGAAGAACAAACGTAAGCGTCACCACGAGCATGAAGACTATGAATCTCGTCATCGCTCATTGTGAACACTAACGGCAACACGGGCGGAAAACGATCAGCAGGAATGCGGCAACGTTGACGAATATTCTGAATGTACTGCTTAACTTGCTCTTGCTCATTATTCCGTCCAGACATCTGAATGTACGTTTTAAGAACAAGCAAAACTTCGTCTGGACGGTCCCAGAAGGCCGCATTATAAGCACGTAACAGGGCATCAATCCCCTTCTTGTTACTCAACTGACAGATGTTGTAGAACACCGTGCGGTCGCCAGCGTGCTCAAGAATATACGGCTCGTACTGCTTGGCGTATACATCTTCGTCACATGGAAGACCGCACACAACAATAGGCTTAACCACGCCAGAGTTAAACATCGCTTCTGCGTTAGATTTAGATGGCACCATCAAGAAGTCAAACTCATTGGCCTTGGCCGCCCAAGACAACTGCATATGACTGCTTTCTAAGAACGTATACAATCCATTCAGGATGCCAGGAATTGGTACAGCCTCGACATTACACGTTGTCATCTGAATAGCTACATCAACGTCCTGCAAGTCTCTTGCGAGAACGGCGGATAGCCAAGCGTCTGGCTTGAAAGCCTGACCAACGTCTAGCTGATCGTATTTGAGTGCCCGTGCTGTCACGACAATATTATCATCTTGCAAGAGCGTACGCAGAAAGATACGTGAGGCATGAGCGAATCCACTAAAATCCAATAGTGGGCCAGTGAATAGTAATTTCATACAAACTCCTGCGACTTCTTCGTCGGCGGCTTATCACTCATTTCAAGTCGCACTTGATCACGCGTCTTGCTAGCACTTGATTGCTGATTACCGATCGAGACAAATTGCTGCATGAGTTGATCGCGTGTTACGCCCTGTTGAATGTGAGAGATCCACATCTTGGCCCCTTCGGTATCCACCGAAGGATACTTAAGAATGTTCAAGTATAGCCAATTCACAAACTGCTCATCGCTAAGGTTAGCCGGAACAGGAATACTACGCACTTCGTCAACCTGAGCGATGGGACTATCCCATGTGTCGGCACGATCCAAAATTTTGACATTATCCAACACGTACTCCCACTGATGCCACAACTCATCCCAGTTGTAGTTTTCTTCAACGCATTCACGAGCCTCGTTACTAAGTGCCGCTAGACGCACTGGATCCTTAATCATGTTACGCATTTTAAGTGCTAGATCAGCGATATCAGGCAACGCCCTCTTGCATGAAGTTTCAGGTTCATAATAGTATCTATCAACGTTAATTACTTCACCACCCTTGTGGCACGTATAATTACGTTCAGTGATATCAGATTCCTTGAAATGAGAATAATCAGGGTAACGGCCCTTCTCTCGCATGGCAGTGTAATCCATAACCAAGGCTGGGACACCACAAGCCTTGGCTTCTTGAATAGGCATGCCGTCGCCTTCACAAATAGAACACTGAACGTAAACGTCCATCAGATTGTATAGCTTAGCTAGATCGTTGCGGTCGAAGCCACCAAGCGTGCTCGGCGGCGAAGCGTCCGTCTTGCCGCAATAACAGCACGGTAGCTTAATGCGTCCACCCGCTTGAACCGGACGACCAAAGAGGTTGGCGGCAAAAGTGATAGACGGCTGCTTACAAGAATCACAATAGAGAGATTGTAAGACGCTACCGCGAATGCCCTTATGATGATTGGCCATCCACTCATAACGATCTAGGCGTGCTACGTGACGAGGATAGTCATATGAATGCATGTTGTCTGGCCAACACGAATGAATGAGTAATACAGCCTTGTCAACTTGTGACTCGCCCTTATACTTATTCTTCATTAACGCAAAAGCGTCAATAAGATCGGGATAGAGTTTGCGACTTTGATTACGCATAACGGTACCAATAACAGGTACGTCAGCGGCCAAATTCCAGTGTTCGCGACTCGTCTTCTTGTCAGTTGGCTTGAAAGAGTTAATGTCTACGCCAGGACGCATCGGCTTCGGGAAAATCTTCATGGCACGCTTGCCGTTTGTAGCTAGCGAAGATTGGCGACGCAACGTATGAATGCCATAATCCGAATACGCCAAAACCATGTTGGCGTTTTCATATGACTGAATCCACTCTTCTTGTTGAGGTTCAGCGTCAACCGTTGGCATTACAAGCCACTTGTACCATGGGCGAAAGATGTTACGTTCTTGGAATTCAAGCATCCACCAGTCACGAATATCAATAACGATATCCGGCTTAAAATCAACAAGAGCGTAAGCAAACTTGTATTCACCAAACTGATTAGTGTTCTGTCCGCGTGTACGTGGGTGCGGATTTTGCTGTTGATAAACTTGATTCTCTTCATTAGTGGTCGGCATCACGCCATAAAAACGCCAACGACCAGCAATAAACTCTTGTACACGAGGATCGTCCTGACGTGCATACGAGCCAAGCTCAGCAATTTCATACTTGCCTGTAGCGGCTAATCGAGGCAACAGCTCACGATAGTAGGTTGAAAAACCAGTATTCAAAAAACTAGCTTCACCAACAAATAGAATTCGTTTCTTATACATTATGCCGCGTCCTCAAGGGCTCGTTTGATTCTGGTCTTAAGGCGGGTCTCTTTTTTGGAAACCGCCCTTCTTGAAATATGAAGAATGGCCGCTATCTGTTCTACAGAGAGACCACCCAGTATGCGTCTATGAAGGATGATACGATCTGTCTCGTCCCTTACAACACTGTCCAATAGATCCCTGATCGAGAAATCATTCTCAATACCGTCTACCGTGATATCTTCTTGTACTTGTGTATAGTGTCTACGACTATAGGTGATACGCAAGTCGCGAGCATGATCTGCATCGAAATTGCGACCATACTTGTTAGTTAACATAACTGCGATCTCTTCGTCACTTTGTCCTTTTTCGTGCAATTTTGACGCCATAGACGCCAAGGCGGTCGTTCTAAAATCAACTGTCAATACACCAAGAAAACGAGCCGCCTCGTTAAAGATCGCGTTTCGAATGGAGTTTGTAACAAACGACTTGATGTTAGTACCAGATGAAGGATCATATGCTTTAACCGCTCGTAAAACAGCCATATCTCCAACCTGATACAAGTCGTTGATATCAAGCGTCGCAGATGAGCAACAGGCACGTTTAGCAATGTAGCGAACAAAGGGATGATACTGTTCAAGAATCTGTGCTACTGTGTCGTCAGATACATCAACCATCATGTCTAAGTCCTCCATCCATCATTATAATGACACCAATCAACATAACCGTCACTTAGTTTTTCGTTTTTGTGTGGGAGGAATTCGTCTAAACCACATGAGCGGCACAGAGAATGGATAAAGTGGTTCCCAGCCGTTTTTTGATCGTGCGTTAATTGCTTTCTTGATGATGACATTAAGATCTTCAACCTTTGCCATCCCCAATTCAACAAGTTTGCGTTGATCTTCCGTGAGACCAATATCTTCAAAATCGTATTCGTAATTCATTTAAGTCTTTCCACAACGTCGGCGATCAGTGAGCCACGATCATCAACTTTACCTTTAATACGAATGACATTGCCAGATTCCAAAAGCCCTTTAGATAGAGCAAATGTTCTTGGAAAAACGACGATGTTGTCCATTTGATAGGTATTGTCACGAGCTGTCACAAAGGCCATGTCATCACCCTTCTTGGTTGTAATTTGACGTACGCTATCAACACATACGGCAATCTCGAAAGCCATATCAGCAGATGCGTTCTTCACCAAGTCCACGCACTTGTGGCGGGCTTTGTAGATGTCGGCTTCGCTACCACTAAGTGAAATACCAAGATAAAACTGCTCCCAGGCAATGCGTTGAGCCTTACTATCAAAGAGTTCGCCAGCATCGTACTCTTGTAATAGCTCACGAATTGTAGCACGACGACGTACGTTCGGAATTGTCACGCCATATTTCTCTTTAATCTGATCGACCTTGTTGTCATCGGACAATGATTTCACGAAACGCACCCAATCAGTGACATCAGTTTCAATTTGCATCAACCGCGTCACAGTCTCGCGTTCCTTGTCGGTCAAGTTATCAAGCAACTTCAAACGTGAAACGCCACGAACGCGATTTTCTTGCACGTCATCAAGTGCTCCACCTTTAATGAACGCCATCATAGTGGCACTCGTTACCTTACTCTTGGTGGTCGCCCACTTCCAGATGATCTCGTCGAAAGTCTTGAGGCCCTTCGACAACTTGATCATGTCGCCCACAGCGGCCACGCCAACACCCTTGAGGGCTGTGAGACCGAAAGCGATATGCCTGTCTGTGACCACATCGAAGTCTTTATTTGCATGCGTAATACGAGGCGGTGTGACTTCGATACCAAATAGTTTGGCATCGTACACCAAACCACTCAGTTTCTCGGCTTCGCCGTCTGAATTCGAAAGCTTAGCACACAAGAACTCAACCGTATAGTTGGCTTTGAGATAGGCAGTCTCATAAGCCATCAAAGCATAACCGACACCGTGAGATTTGTTAAATCCATACCCCGCGAACTTGTCGATGTAGCTCCAAATAGACAGAGCAATGTCAGGGTCAATCCCGTTCTTGCTACATCCAGCCGTGAAGATTTGTTCCCACTTCTTCATCTCTTCGGGCTTCTTCTTGCCCATCGCCTTACGCACCTTGTCGGCGTCGATCAAAGACATGCCAGCAAGTACACGACAGATCTCAATTACCTGTTCTTGATACAAAAGACCTGAATAGGTATTCTTGAGAATAGGCTCAAGAGCAGGATGAATGTAGGTCGGATCCCCCCCCTTCATCTTCACGTCGCGATATTGAGTTGCCATACCAGAGTCAAGCGGACCAGGACGAATAATACTACATAAGTCACTTAGCTGTTCTATACTTTCCGGCCTAAGATTCTTGCTCCATGTTCTACCAAGCTGCTTTTCGATCTGGAAAACACCAACCGTAAACCCCTGACCAATCATGGCGTAGGTAATCGGATCGTCCAGAGGCATAGAAGAGCGAGAGATGTCAATCTTGCGACGCTCAGCAACCAAATCCATGGTCACCTGAATGTCATCAAGTGTATTCAATCCCAAGATATCCAACTTAAGCAGATTCAAAGAATCGACCGTGTTCATGTCCCAACCGAAAATTAGATCGCCATCCTTTGAACGAGTCAGAGGATAGGCACTTTCGTCAAACGGAACGTCCGAGATCACAACAGCAGCAGCATGCAAACCAGTTGACTTGTAGCAACCTTCGAGGGCACGAGCGATGGTGAACCATGGCTTGTACTTCTCGGCGTATTCTTTGAGTTCCTTGACGGACTCGATAGCCTCATCCAGACTGATAGCAACGTGCTCGTCGTTCTTCGCGGGAACCAACGCGGTGATCTTGTTGGCCTCATCGAACGGCATGTCATACACACGAAACACTTCCTTGAGCACGGCTCTCGCTTGCAAGCCATTGAAGGTTACAAGCTGAGCAACGTTGCCAGCACCGAAACGATTGCGAACATACTCCAAGACCTTCTGACGCTTCGAACGTGGCACGTCCGTGTCGATGTCAGGCAATCCACCACGCCCCTTGTTCATGAAGCGTTCCCAAATCAAGCCGTACTGGAGTGGATCAATGTTGGTAATCCCGAGGGCGTAACTCACAAGGCTACCACCAGCAGAGCCACGGCCACGCCCGAGTAAAATTTCCTTGCTGTGAATCCACGAGATCACGTCGTGAACGATGAGGAAGTAGTCAGAGAACCCCATTTCGCGAATGTCATTCAATTCACGATCGAGACGATCCTGATAGTCTTGTTCTGATCCAGCAACCTTGAGAATACGAGAAAGCCCATCGTTGGCAATCTCAACCAAATACTCATCAGAAGTCTTGCCATCTGGCACGAAAGCGTACTTAGGTAAGCGTCTCTTGTTAATGTCAATCGTGACGTTACAACGCTCAGCAATCTCATTCGTAACATCAAGCTCAGCCTCTTGTAGACCAGCCGCAAGCATTTGCTCGCGAGACTTGATGTAGTATTCTTCGTGCGAAAAGTCAGTGTACGTGAGCTTACTGTAGGCATTCTCGCTCATAGCCAGCAACGTCTTATGAGACTCCGCGTCATGCTGATGAACGTAGTGAACGTTGCCGGTCGCCACGGTCTTAATGCCATACTTGAGTGCCATAGTACGCAAGCGACTATTGATCTGTTCTTGCTGCACTAAGCCAGTAGATTGCACTTCGAGGAAGAAATGAGATTGATCGTAGATCTTCAAGAAGCGACGTACCATGCCCTCGGCTTTAAAAATAGCTGCGGGCTCAACGTCATTGCCATCCTCAGTGGGCTTATCATACAGGTACCTTGCAATCACACCATCAAGGCTACCGCCAGTCAAACAAATCACACCCTCTTTGTACTTTTCAAGCAACTTAAAGTCAACACGGGGATTGTAATAATAGTTAGCTTCGCTATTCGCCTCCGAAACAATCCTCGCGATATTCTTCCAACCTTCGTCCGTCTCTGCCAACAGAATCAAATGCGAAACTTGTCGCACCTTTTGAATACGTAGCTGCTCAGCGTCCTCACAGAAGAAAATATCAACGCCAAGAATAGGCTTTAGTCCAGCAGTCTTGGCCTGCTTGTAAAACTCAATCGCATTAAAAAGATTGGAATAGTCTGTTAGTGCGACGGACGTTTGTCCCAAGTCTTTGGCACACTTAATGATGTCCTTGACGTTGGCCGATCCATATAGCATCGACGCCTTCGAGTGAACGTTTAGGTGAGTGAAATTCATTTGAGTCTGTCTGGATTTACGGACGACTTGTTACGATGTCCGTAATCTGTTTTCGTGGCCTTATTGATTGTCTTGCCGGGCTGACGGTCCTTCGATGTATTGCGTGTTCTGCTCATACGAGCCAACCGATCGTTGTTAGCTTTCTGTGAACGACTATCATTATAGCCGCCCTGTCCGTCATAGTTGCCTGTACGTACCGGCTCGATACCATGACGATCCCACAAATCACCAACACGCATTCTAGTTTTGATACCAGGAGACGACGGGTAATTCAGAACAGAGTCATCAATAGCGGTTAGCTTACAGTCGCACATCTTTCCATCCACTACATGATTACACGCAATGTAACCCTCGTCAACCAAATTCGGCAAATCGGCCAGCGATCCTGTAACGTTCACAAATTCATCATTACTGGGACCAAAACAGACGTGTAGTTGCTTGCCGAGCGTCGAGATTAGACTCAAGTGACCATGCTCGCAACGATAGCCTTTCGCTTGACTAAACACTGTTGCACCACCCACAATCGTAATGGCAGAATGTTCTGGCTTGCAATCAGGACACACCTTCTTCATCTTAGGAATATCCGATTCAAGTTTCTGCTCCTGACTCCTATTCATGACCAATTCGGTAACGTGTGAGCGTTTCCAGCACATAATACGTACTACTGATTTCGACATATCACTCCTTCTCATCCCAAATGTGATCAATCAAACCCCACTCTAAAGCCTGTTCGGCGTCAAAGTAAGTGTCGCCAGATTTTTTACAAAGACCTAGCCAAAACTTAGAAGTTTTGTTACTGTGTTTACCCATCAATTCACCCCACTTGGATCCCATAACTCTATAGTGCCTTAAGTCCAATTCAAGCTCATCAACTCTTTTGGCACCAAATTCTTCCCATGACTCATGAACCATGAAAAAGGTATTGGGAGTAGCATAGCGATGTCCTTTTTCGCCTGCGGCAACAAGCAGTGGTGCCGCAGACATACACTTGCCAATGGCTGTAGTATAAATGGGACTCACTAATGTACGACATACATCATACAGGGCAAACATATCATATTCAGATCCACCAAACGAGCCTACAAAAAGTTCAATTGGCTTATTTGAATATTGAGACTCCATTAAATATAGACCTTTAATGACAGCACCAATACTGCTGGCATCAACGTCGTCAAACAAGAACACTTTTCGATTGGTAATGTCAACGCCATATTGAAAGTATGCGTCAATCAGATCTTTTGAAATTCGTGCCATCATTCCGTCTTGAACTTTCCCGTCCACTTAGATGCACACACTTCCGTATCGCAAAGCGACTTACACTTCCAAGCCCAACGCTGAGAGAAGTCTTCGTTACTACGAACAATACGATCAATCCAATTGGTGTCTTGAATCTCATGAATCTTTTTAACTGTCGAAATTTCTGTCTCAGCATCCTCTTCCGCTGTAAAAGCGATAGTAATGGGGGTGCTGGTAAAGTAGTCGAAAGTCAACATGACATTCTTGTATTTGTATCCCTTGTTGTTCACGTCTTCAATGAACTCTTTACGGCTCGCCATTGAATAGATCTTTACTTGAATGTCTTCGCGACACTCAGCATAACTTTGTACCCAAGCACCACTCTTATAGTCGATGATGTGAATCGTTTCGGGATCTTCTTCGATCACGAGATCCATAATGCCGATCAGAGGAACGTCCGTGCCTGTAAGCTTGATATTAAAGGAATACTCAGTGCCGATAGGAACGCCCTTCGCGTCCCGAAGCATCTTGTCCCAAATGCCATTTCTATACTTCTTAATGGTCGTCTCAAGCATACTGACCGAACCATCAAACAGGTTCCGTGGACAGCCCGTTAGATCATCAAGCTTCTCTTTAGAGATGCCACATATATCGCCCTGCTTATATGGACAGGTATCACAGTAAGGCTTCTTGTCATGATAGTCTTTAGTCTTCGCCCAGACTAGAGGTGACTCCATAATCTCAGGCTGACCATTGCGGTCTAACGTAGCAAGTTCACCAGCATACCCCCTGTACAGACGACTCATCCAATCTGTATCATTTTCATTAGCAAGATTCTCCAAGACATCATGCAATAAAGATCCATGTACCGCCCCCCAATTTGTCTTAAGCTTTAGACCAGGGCAATTATAGGTAAGCCAGTATTTAAACTTACACATGTCATACGTCTTGATACGGCTAGGTGAACATGATTTGAGTTTTAGCATCCTACACCCTTGAAAATGAGTTGAAGTTGTTCGATAGAAAGTTCGCCGCAATCGTGCGATCCATTAAGATCAACTTGATGAACGTTAAAGATGTCACCAACAACACGCTTAAGTCTCGTGAGTCCCTTGTCACCGGCATCGTTTTCATCGTCATCATAAGCGACGTACACGTCAGTAATGCCATACTTAACCAATAGAGTTCTGTGGTTGACACAAAATGTCGTTCCGAGGGTCGCTACCCAGTTATGAATGCCGGACATTTCCAGCTTCATGCCATCAAGCGGCCCCTCTACTACGATCATCTTCCTCTGCTGACCCATAAAACGCTTTGCTCTATTGAGATTGAATAGCAATGAACTAATCAAAAGTTCGCCACGCTTTGGCCATAGATTATAGTTGCGACCATGAATCCATTTGCGATACTCGGTACCCTTCTCAGTGAAGTATTTCTCTGAATGAATAGTACGGCCACTATAGCCAACCAAGAATCCATCATGGTCTCGAATCGGAAACACTACACGATCATGCATGAATGTTCCAGGACGTTGCCACAATCCAGCGTTGTAGTCTCTTAGTACTTCCTTGCTAAAGCCACGCTTAATCAGGTACTCGGGATCCATCTGCAAGAAACGCAGATTATCCTCCTTGAGTGGTTCATGTGTATGAAGTGCCGTTCCACGATAAAGATTCTCGGGCGGGGCTGCGACTTGAGTTACGTCAATACTCTTCTCAGATAGACGATCATGAATCCACTTAGAAGTGCCGAGAAAATTGATGCCGAGAATGCTACCTACAAGACCAAAAATGTCGTTGCCTCGTGACTCTTCGCAGTGATGAGTCCAACACACCCACCTGCCGAGACCTGGACGCCAACTAAAGGCGGTGGGATTATCACGATTTCCACCATGTTGTTGACACTTGCAACATGACTGAATAAGACCATCTCCACGATCGGTATAGTTGATTGCAAGCTTATCAAGTAGATAAGTAATGTTGCGATTTGCGTGATTACGTAAAGCCACTTTTTCGTTTTCAGTCATCTTCATCATCGGCACCCTTTCTCTTGGAGGCTACGTCACGACTCTTCTTAAACTGATCTAACCGCTTTTGACGCTCTTCATTGAAGTTCACGGTACTAAGGCCGATCTCTTTGAAATCACCACAACTCAAATCAGCGTCAAAATTGATGTGACCAGTCGGTGTACCCGCACCATAACGGGTAACAAATACTCGTAAATAGTGAGAACCATTGCCGTCAAACGCTCTTTCATCATCTGTCTTTCTTTTAAGGTAACTCACCGACGTAACGTTTTCGCTAATACGCTTACCACCAGCAACACACTTGATGCCTTCGTCAACCTCATTATTTGTCTGACCAAACGCCAGACAAGGAATGTTATACTTCTTCATCGTGTCATGTAACAACGCTACGTTGATACCGTGCATCTGCCACTCAGCTAAATTATGATTAGCCTTAAGTTCAGAAACGGTCGCCAACTTAATGTAGTCGTAGACTACTAAACACTGTGCATTCTTTGTAGTGCGGTCTGGCTTAACGTCTTTTAGAATCCAGCGACGTAGATGCGGAATGACGGCAGATACATCCATGCCCGAAATAGATTGGTATGTAATAGGTAAGGCCAAAACACGCTCACGTAACTCAGGGTCACGAATGCGGCGACCACATTCCATAATGTGCGAAATCTGCTGCTCATCAGTTACTCCATGAAACTTCAACTGCTCTGGGGTCATCTTCCAAAAACCAGTTTCAATGTACTGGAATGGTACACGAGCCATCAGGGCCACAAGACGAATCTGTTGATCATTCTTGTTAAGTTCACTATCACACAAGATGACCGGCAGTCCTTTCCGGGCTGTATTGAGGGCTGCACGTAACGCAAACTGCGACTTACCAGCCTTAGCTGTAGCCACCACAAAAGTTACAGACCCGTTTCTGAATTGACCCACACGATCTTGCCATATTGGGAAACCCAAATCTATTCCTAAATTTCCAGGATCGTTCGCGAGTGCGTCAATGAACTCGAAAATGCCTTTGGTCAGGAGTACAGGAGCGTTTTCGCCACGATCAAGTGTATTAACTTGGCTAATGATCGCATCTTCGACCTTACCAATCATGATCGACAAAGGATCAGACGTAGTTGTCAGATAGTTGTTGGTGTCTTCAAAGGCACGCCTGTAACTACCTTTAAGTGTCTGACGCTTAATCTCTAGGAAGAGGTCGGTTAGTTCTTGTTCACCAACTTTTTCCCTATAGAGTTCATCAATCCACGCCCCATCCTTGGTGGCTGATAGATAGTTCTGGTGACCAAGAGCTTTGGCCTCCGCTACCAGCTTGGACTTCGTGATGTTAGTTGCTTCCTTATTCAGAACCAACGAACGCAAAGCCTCGAATGTCATCTTCGTGGCTGAGTGCTGAAAATCTGTATCATCTAGATAGTCTAGATAATCAAATAGTTTGGTTGGGTTCGCGATAACCCCGGCCAAAAAGACCTGCTCGGCGGCAATATTACTCATCGTCTTCCCTGTTCGATTGAATCAAATCTTTGAGTTCATCAGTAGAAAGTGTGTCACGCACTTCAATCAATAGGATTTTATTGAGCACGCACCAGTCTCGCTTACGTTGATCCCTGCCCCTTGAACGCTCGAAGCCATCTTTATCGCCATGAAAGAATTTGTTGAAAATGTCGTGTTGTACACCCTGAAACTCAAATGCAAGATTGTTGTGTGGCATATAAAAGTCAAGCAAAAGTCTTTCTTCTGGAATAGGAAACTCTTCTAAAACTAAAGCTTGCGTACCATAAATAGAACGGATAGCACGTCCCAGATTGTACTGACCTATAGACTTAGACTGAGTTCTGGACCGAACAGGATACTTACTCGGCAGAATCTCAAGACGCACTTCTTTTTTACTGAGGGTCAGAAACTTCATCTGTAAGATCATCTAAAACATCATGGCGTGCGTCCGTCTTAAGGAATGCTTTTAACTGTTGATCAAGCTTAAGCGTCAATGCCGGATCAAGCAATAATTTGCGTGACGCATTGAATTGAGACATCCATGTACCATCTAGTTCCGTAGCATCTTTCTTGACGAATTCATTGGTGGCACGATCTAGCTTGGGCAAATAAACTTGTTTGCCACCCTTGCCACCCAAACGCAAGATACCAAAGTTACAGCACTGAATCACAAGTTCTTGCTCGCGAAAAATACCGCTATTATAGAGTAGAGGTACGGCATTTTCTGCCCCCTCTGGTGCAAACTTATTCTTGACCACCTTATAATTGATCAGCTTGCCAATAATGTGACCATCCGCCATCGTAATCATATCTGCCTTAGTTGGCTTCTTAAGACGAATACGTTGAGACGCATAGAATGCAACGGCAGCACCACCCGGCGTTGTAGTTGGATCGCCATACAACGTAATCTTGCTACGAGTTTGATTGGTAAAGATTAACGCAACATTGTTCTGTTCGGCTACACCGATAAGTTTACGCATAGCATCAGACATTAACTTACCATGATTACCAACTCGGTTCTCGCCAATAGCACCAGACAAAACAGTCTCAGGTTGTGCCGCATCAATAGAGTCAAGAGCAGCAATGCCACCTGGACACATGGCAGCAAACTGACGCATCGCCTCAAGGGCTTGTTCACCATTTGTAGTATTGACGATCCAAAAACGACAATCATTCTTTTTCGAGACAGCCTCTTCCACGAATGGACGTAGACTACGAATCGTCCTCATGAGCGAAACATTCAGGCTCTTCTCCATATTGACAAACATGCATCGCTTAGTCGGATCAGTAGACAACGCTCTTCCTATAATTTCAAGAATGATAGTTGTCTTGCCCGTACCCTCATCTCCATAAAGTTCGGTAATGCGACCCGCTGGAAATGGAACAACTAGGTCGTAGTCTAGGGTATACGATCCGCTTTCATTGCCCGGCGGATCTTCCATTGCGTTGGCACCAACAACATACACGCCCGTTTCTTCGTTGCTTAGTTCACCACTAAAGAACTCAAGCGAAACTTGTGCGGGAATATTGGGCTGCTTATCAGTCTTTGACTTCGCCACGTTCTAGCTCCTTCAAAAAAGTCAGGAATGACTTCGGTTTTTCTTGCTTGTATGACGCCTTTTCAAGTCCGGGCTTCATGGACTCGCGGCGTTGATCGGAATAGAGTCTACATACTTCGTCTATGTTATAGCGTCTAAACAGCTTGCGGGCTACGACAGCCATCTTGGCAAACTCTGGTGGATTTATGTAGTGCGGCTTACACTTGAAAACGTAGAAAGCAAGTTGCTCGGAGGATAGGCCAAACGATGGCCCCATGAGCTTCTTGAAGGCCGCGACGAATCGACCCCACTCTTTGCCGTTGTCGCCACGCCACGGGAAGATGGCTGAGCGTAGATCACGATTCAGCCACAGCATCTCCGTGAGAATATTGGCTTCATCATGCTCAATTCCGGGCGTTGTAAGCGACTCGTACTTCATACTGCGTCGTTCACTATGCACGCGAGATTAGTCTCGCTGTACGGCTTTATTTCGTAGGAGACGTTGCCAGCATGATCAATCCACGTCACATGAATTTCGCGACCTTTAATCAGACCAATGCCAACCCAATTAATCTGGCCGACCTGTGTTGCATTCAGCAATGCCCCAGCCTTCTTGGATTGCCAGTAGCCATTAATCTGGGGATTGCCACTATCGTCTCGATAAGGCATAAGTATAACACGACGACTGTACGCTTCTAGTCGTAGATTCGTGAGCTTGAGCTTATGAACCTTAACGTACTCGCTAAGACGAACCCAGGCCGTTCGTTCTCCTGGCATAACGTCCTCGAAAACGGTTGTACCGTCAGAGAGGGAGGCAATCCAACGACTAACGGTCGGATCCTTCGCAGGATTAGGAACAAATGGATGTTTTGAAGAGAATGCCAGCATATTGATCATGTCCACGAGTGAAAATCATCTTCGTGATTGACACTACATTATGACCAACAGACATAGACTCGTCTATCACAAAATGTTGCCACGCATCAAGATAGAGTTTAACGCCTCTGGACGTTGCTTACAAATACTCTAACAATAACAAGTACGCAAAGTTGATCTTACGTCCAGCAGCAGTCGGCGTACCACTGATAATAAGATGGTAGTCATGAACTGATTGAGCACTCAACTGAGCTTGAAGAGCTAGTGCAGAGCCGCTACTGTCAATGTTTTGCCACGAAGCATTTCCAGCAAAGCCTTGCGTATCTTGAAGTTGAGCGGCCTTGATCAAAATACCAGCACTCACGAGATTGTCAACGTCTGGAGCACCAGACCCAGGCGTCAAGCCAATAGCACGGAATGTTGCATTCTGCGTGACGACAGCAGTGTTGTTCGGCTCGATGAAACGACACAAAAGCGTTCCAGAAATCGAAGGAATGTTAGTGAGACCGGCTGTAAATGGCACGCCAGATACACTAGCAGTGCTTGCTCCCGTAAACTTAACGTTGATCATCGTGCCGAAGTCAACGCCAGTCTCGTCACAACGGTGAGTGCGATCTTGGTACCGACCAACAATCACGGCACTATTCGGAGCACCAGCGGATCCGAAAAAGCCCATACGATTGGGGTTGTTTGTAGCTCCAGCTTCGAGATTGAAAATCTCAAGATTGGGTGTCGCTCGTGTACTGGGCGTACCGCCCATAGCACCAGAGCATGCAAAAAAACGAATTCCGCTTACCATAATGCTACCTCTTTCTGATCGGCACACGCCAAGAGTTTACGCCCCTTGACTCGATTCGGACACAAATCTAAGTTAGACATACTACGGCCTTAAAATGGCTGTAGCTATCCCTATGCGGGAACGTCTTGAGCCGAGTAAGCTATGGTGGATACCAACGCTATGGACAATACACTAAATGGTCCTCCACCAAATATGTGTGTTGTCCCTCAGGGTTGTGCCTGTCGCTTTTGACACAAGATTTTGAAGCACTTCAAATGTTGTCGCTCGTTCAATCATGCGTGAAATTTTATATGTGCGTAATCCACCAGATGTAGCACTCCACAAGACATAAATTCCATTAGTCACATTTACTGCACCAGAAACTTGCCATACGCTATGCAGGATAAGATTGGTTGTACTTAATGCTGGAAAATTTGTTGTCACGTCAAATGTTTTTGTGACAAATCCACCAGTCACATTCAAAAAACGATTGTCTCCCGTGTCACCGAACGTCCATAGGTCACCATTCATAGAGCCTCCAAATGGGAATATGGGAGTGACATTATGAATGGTACTATCATAAGCCATGGGAGACCCAGTAAATCTATGTATACGTGTACTACTTTTTTCAATGAGATAGCCAGCGTTGTTATGAGTAAACCAATCTGATAATCGTATAGATCCGTCGAAAAGGGCCGGATTAGCAAATGGTGGGAAGCCGAGACCATCATCTGTTGGCAAAACAACGGAACCAGAAGCGACAGATACGCGATTGACAACATCATCAAATGTTACAAACCCAATATCAAGCGTCTGTTCCCCGGTCGCTATGTTGAACGCCGTCTGATGAACAGCACTACCAGTCTTGACTAGTTCATTAGCCGTCACACGTACTAGACCCATGACCTGTCGCCATGTGGGGGCTGCAATTGTACCCTCTGCTAAGCAATCGTGTTTAAAATCCTGCGTAATAGGAGAGAGAACGGCGGCTGCTGTATTGGTTTCTAAGAAAAGTGCGTCACTAAAAACATGTAATCCAGTATCAGTTGTCAAATTGATAACTGGAAATACAGATGTGCGAATACCAGATGGTATTACAACGTTGACGTTGACTGATTTTGGTAAACGAATACCCATTCTATATGATCCAGCAGCCAATGAAGTGGGGGTGAACGCCCCCTCTGCGATTGTAGATAAATTGTTGTCAAATGATGGCAATGGAGCTAATCCAGGCTCTACAAAAGATAGCTGTGCTATCAAATTACCGGCACTAAAATCATTTACTTGAGTAATGAGTAGTTCTGTACCCGGAAGAATTAAATCACCGCGAATGGCAAAGTTGCCATCATTCCAAAATTTTGTAAAACCAGCATTACTTACCGCAATTAATGCACCAGCAGTAGTCTGAAATTGTGGAAAAATAGGTGCTGAACCGCCACCAAAAATTGAAGTTCCATTACTAAAGGCATTGGTCGTCAGTCGTGGCCACGGCTGATACATCAACTCGGACATGTCAATATCGTATATCACGCCAGACGATCCCAAAGGATAATATGGCCTGCCGGTAAAGAAAGTATCTTCTTCCGTTAACGGATTAATAAGCAGCTCGCCAACGACCGCCGTACCATTTTCTGAAATTGGATGAGCAAAAATGTCCTGACTGAAAAATGGATTGGATACTGTGCCGCGTGGATGATTACGGAACGTTTCCAAGAACCAATCTTCAGCCACGGCTCTACCAAGACCACCAATACCGGCTGGGCCAAAGAATAGGTTCAACATCAAGCTTCGGATGCTGCCGATGTTAGTTGAGTTCTGCAAGAACGCTGGCGTGTACGAACCAAGATTCGCTCCAATCGGCGAAGGATCATACAATCCATTGACTGGAAAACGACGATCTGGGTAGTTGTTGAGTGTTGGAATACCAACCACTTCCGCTGTGTTGAACATGCCCGAAGCGTTGTAACGACGTAGTTCTGCCATCAACACCCATGCGGCTTGCTCGAAAAGCAAACCAGATGGTTGAAGGAAACTGCCGGGTGCGTGTGTCGCTGTCTTGACTGGACCGGGCACAACATACCCATACGGAATAACTCCTGACTGGAGCACTGGCATTAGAAGATACCGAAGTTCTGCATTGCAGGACGAACGATTTCGATGAAGTTTACTGTAGCAAGTCCACCCATGCCACTTGGCACGATAGCCTGTGCCAAGAACCCTCTATCACCAGATGCGGCGAACTGAGGATACGGAATGGGCACCACGTCCGCGTACAGCGTTCCAGATGTCACCACTTGACCGTTGTGGTCAAGCGGACGACAGATGGCCTTGGCGAGCGGCGATCCTTGGTTTGCTACCGCAGTGATTTCAACGGGCACGACTCCCGCTGCACTTGAAGCCGTACCGTTCAAGTAGATAGTACCAATAGTATCACCAGGAGTGACTTTGGCATTCCCCTGTGCAGCCAGCGTAGTCTTAGCTCCAACTTGGACGGTGCCATTCAAGACTGGCAGATTGAAGATCGCTCTAGATCCAGTGCCCCCTACAAATGTCACGTCATAGTTGGCTGTGTTGCTTGGATTCACACGCTCGATCTGAACAATAGTACCATTAGCAAAGGGGCGACCTTGCGTAAAGTAACGTAGAATGGTATTGCCATCTGGCAATTGGAAGTTATCGGTGTGATATACGGCTTTATCATCAATGTTTAAGAATCCATCAATACAAATTGCCCCTTCACGGAAGTCGATATTCGAAGAGCTAAGAGCCAATGGTGGCTTCACGTAAGCCTGCTGGTCGATACCACGATAGCGTTCATCGACTTCCGTTCCAGGTATGCTTGAAAGAGAGAAAATGTTGTTGACTTCGGTAATCGTTACACGAACGGCGTTCTGCTCAGAGTCAAAGAAGATCGGCGGTACAAATGTATCGCCCGGCAACGTGGTATTGCTGGCTCTACCTGGATTGGGATCAAGTAGTGCCAAGTCGGCAAAGTCGATCGGATTCAGAATGCCATTGAGTTGGGCACGAACTCGCTCGCCAAGCGGGGCATCGCGACCAAACTTAGGATAATACGACTGAATCTTGTAACGTGTAACGAAGCCGTCGATGCCAAAACTGATATTGAGTTCACTGACGCCGTGCGAAATTTCACCGTACAGTCCAGAAGGACCAATGTTTTGTTCCGCAAATGCATCAAACGACAAGAGCGGGAGTCCAACTTGCTGGAAGTCAGCATAACGAGAAGAAGACTTGGGAACAATCTTGCCTTCTACGCGACGAATAGCACGATCTGTCATAATAGCCAGTGACGTTTGATTGCCCTCGGGAGAGAATGCCCACGGAACAAACTGATCGTCTAGCTGTATATCTTCGTGACGTTCATAATGAAGATCGCCCAAAACCCACTGACTTGGATATGTTTGTCCATAACGAAGACGAGACTGTACGGGAATTGCGACGCCAGAAAGTGCGTCGTACACATTCAATACCTGAGATGGATTAATAATGTCTAGTAGTCCAGAACCAGTCAACTTGTTGATAGTAGTCAACATCGTCGCCAAGTTAAAGATAATGCCGTCATTGACAATGCCGCCAGATGGACCAGCATTAATCGGCAATTGACACAGTAATGTTCCCTTGGGATATGACTCGAAACCGTAAAGATCTGCTTCGCTGTGCGGATCTATTACACGATCTCCAACGTCTTGCAATGTCACGGGAATATAGTGTCTGCCATCACCACTTGGATTAAATGGCGGTGCGTCTTCTGTCCAATTGGCAAAGCTCGCTGGATTGTCATCTCCAAGTGGACCATACACAGTGCTTTGTGGCAGCACGCAATACGCACGCACCCTAAAGTCTTCGGTCACGAATGGGCTCACAGGTCCGAGACCGCGATTAATCTCGTAGTCTTCAACGAATACGCCACTCGTAGTCACGGTGCCAGAGGCGGACAGCGAATAGCCTTGTACTTGATTTTCAACGTTCGCCCAGGCAGCGTCAACAAGCTGAAACAAGCCAGAAGCTTGATTATATAGTAGTCCTTCAACCACGTACGAACGACCATAGTGACGCGAAGCATGGTCACGAATTCTATTGTAGAATGCAATAACCCAGTTTTGCTCTTGATCTCTACGATTACTGATCACTCGTAGACCAGATTCGGCTGCACCAGTAGCAATACCGGCGAGCGGCATGTTCGGATCTAAGCGACTTTGGAACGATGAATTTTGAGCGGCAATAGAACCATTGTCAGGCGGAAAGCCATACCCCGGTGGATTAGCCGTGCCGCTAGGCGTTTGATAGATTTTGTAGTACGTCCATTGCTCAATACCAGCAAGTGCAAGCTGTAACTCTTTCTCAGTGGGCATGTACGTACGAAAGTATCCATCGGCATCATAAAAGCCAACGCTCAACTTGTCCCAAGCTTTTGAGAACACAACATTCCCATCAAGTGCGGACGTTTCCATTCCGTCAATCGGACTAAGTAATTCAGAATTAATGAAGCCTTCTTGGTGACCGCCAAGAACACGAAAACGTGTAGGATCCGGCACAACGTCATGACCAAAGCCAAGTTGCTTAGTTTCGTTTAAGCCAGACTGGCTACCAAATTGCGACACCAAGTTCAGAATTTCAGCTTCACTGATATCAAACTGAACCTTCTTGTTGACGAGGGCTACACGCTGAGCGTCCATATTCCAGTACCAGTCGTAACCAGTATCTAAAAGAATACGTGATAATACATCATCTAAGGGATCAAGGTTGAACTGAAAACGTATAGCTGTGATTGTACCGCCAATGTTCTTCTCGATATGTTCTACAGTTGGAAGAATAGAGACCGGAACAGATAAATTGCCTTCGTTATAGGTGAGGTCGATTGCAGCCAAGATTTGGTCGTACGTGCCACCAAATTGCAAAATACGATCATATTCTTTTACAAGCGGTTCCGATGGATTACCATTAATGTCTTCAAGACCATTCAAAATACGAAATGCTCTTGCGACGGAAACCACTCCGCTTGGAACACTTTGTCCAAGATCTTCCGTATGAATTTTGACACGACGCAAATTACGACGATCGTCTTCAAGAGTGACGCTGACGACAGTTCCTCCCATACCAGTCGTATAATCCGAATGAACTACACTTCCACGGAAATAGAAGTCACCAATGAACACTTCCATTGGTTTGCCAATTTCAGGTAACTGTCCACTAGCTCCATGAAAAGTTTCAGAAGGCCCAACTGGTACCCATTCTGTTTGTAAATTATGAGGCGTGACATTGAAACCAAACGCAGCATTTGCTGACGATAAGAAGGCAGCGAGTTTAGAACCCGGTACACCAAATCCAAACTGACCAGAAGGGAACGCAACGCCATTCAGCGGCACTCCCACGCCGCTGACTACAATACCATCTGACACTAGAATATTCATCTCTAGATCTCTTTCAAGAAATCGTTACCGGCTTCCAAGCTATCACACCAATATACACCCCTGCTGTCTCTAATACACCATACTGGGCGATACTGGCCCGGCTCAGTATAGACGTGAGTTGGGTTGAAGGTGATCGTCGATTGTCCGTCGTCAAAGCTCAACAAGCTGGCGTTGATTGCAACTCCAGGCGGCAAGCCATCTACAGTCGTTGTGAAGTCCACAGTCAAGGCTGCGTTACCAGAACGAGGCACACCAGACACGCTGATGATAACTGGGCTGATGCCAGAAGCCGCATTGATGATACGTGTAGCCGAACCATGGATACCGTTTGAGTCAATCGCTTCAAACTTGGCGATGAAGAAACCGCTACCAGCATAGTAATGCTGGACAGGGTAGTAACCGGCACCACTTACGGAAACTGATACAGAAGGCGTCAAGTCACCGAATGTCCAGCGTGTTTGCACGATCGACTTGCCTTGAGTACCAGATGCGGCACCAATAAAGTATTGGTTAAATGGTGCAGTAACGCCACTAACAGTTTTTTGGGGAATAACAATATCAACTACCGGACCAGTTTCAGCTTGAAAGACAACAAGCTTAGCATCAAAGTCTGCATTGGTATTTTTGCGAAGAACGATCTGTGAGTCGAAGTCTTTGGCTGCAAAGGCTTGAACAGTAAAGCCGCCATCAAACTGCATGTTAGCGACCAAGCCACCAATCACAAAACCGCCAATGATACCGCTAGCTTGGTCGGTACTATAAATGTATCCGCCAAGAATGCCTGAAACGGTATATAGGCCACGGACATAACCACCAATGACACCGGACACATCCAGAGCACTAAAGCCATAACCACCGATGACACCGGACACATCCAGAGCACTAAAGCCATAACCACCGATGATTCCCGAACCAGTGTCCTGACCTATATTATAACCACCGATGATTCCCGATACCAATTCAGATCCTAGAATGTAACCGCCGATGACGCCGCTAACAAGAGTGCCATCAGCACCATCAATACCATTCTGAGAAATGTATCTGACTTCTGGTTCTGTAATGGCACGAGAGAAGTAGAATACGTCGGTAATGATACCGTCTCCATCTAAAAGATTAGATGCACTAAAGTCCCATGGATTAGCATTCTGATGCGTCAAGAAAGTAATCATGCGTGCGGCAGGATTTACTGGCACGATAGGATTCAATCCAGACGGAGGACCGCCATTTAGCGGATCAACAGCGACCTTTGTTGCCTTGCGATCTACCTCTTGTCCATTTATATAGCACACCAATTCTTTGGATGTTGGCGTGTATGTCCAGCAATAGTGACTCCAGTAGTCAAGACTAGCTGGCTTTATATTACCAAATAAGTAATTATTGAAGCGTCTATTGTCCTCGTAAATTGAATCAGTATTAAACGTACCACAGACTATCTGTCCAGACTGTGCGGCACTACTAGAGTTGTCATAGTATCCGCCACCTCCAACTGACATAACCATTTTGATGTTATTGTTATCGTCAGAAAGAATTGCCCAGCCACGATTAAAATTTGTTGTTGTGCTGGAAATTACATTAGAGCCAAGTAAACCATAAACAAGCATTGGATTAGCCGTACTTGCTGTCGTGCCTACTCTACGAGACATCAAGAAGCCAACCGAGAAACCATTTTGAGGACTATCAAACTCTACGCCAGAAACAGCAAACGGCGGCGTAATTGAAGCGGCACCAGCACCAGCAGTACCATATGTCAATCCACTACATTGTATAAGTAGATCAGAATCCTTCAATGGTCCGGGCAAAAACTTAAACGAACGCGAAGATTGTGTAGATCCTCCTGCTCTATTCTTTTGTTCACTCAATGGATCTAAGTGATTCGACTTGAAGCTCAAATCGGTTGTACCTGATCCTCCACCCGCTAGTCCATTGAATCTCCAATACCCTTGCAAATTAGAATCGAAAACGGTCACTTGTGTCTTTGAAAGCGTTGGGGTGTATCCGGTGATTGTTGGATTCTGAATACCACTGACAGCTAACGCCTCAACTTCATTTTGATCAAATATTCCACGCATGAGAAAAATCTCACGCATGTACAATTCGCCCAGACCACCATCTCTAGAGATCTGCGTCGTAAGTACGTCGTTACCGGCTTCGCCACCAAACTGTAACAAGAAATCATCGGTGGTTGCGTTAGGGGCGTTCGGCGTCCAGATACGAGCGGTAGCAGCAGTCATACGACGACGCTGTACCGGCACGCCATTAATCCACAACGTAATAGTTAGAGGCGTTGAACCAGCAGTATCACCATTCACATTGTATGGAGCATCCATCTTTGAATGGAAGAGGATCTTCGTTGGTACACCATATGGTACCACGCCAGATACCAGTCCAACATAATTGGCAGCATTGAATGTACCAGTACGTGACGCAAACACAATCGACACGCCAGAACCTTGTGCCGCATCTACAGTCGTTAAGAATGAGCGAAGCTCGCCATTGGCTGAACTACCGGCTTGGTTACCATACACGCTTAGTGTTGAATTGAATTCAAACTTCACGTTATCACCAGTCAAACCAAATGGAGTTAGTGGAATATTTCCGCTTGGAGTGACTTCGTAACCAATCAAAAAATCACCAAGAACGTTCTGGCACTGAATATTAGATGCTACGTTGACGGGTTTGTAACGTTGACTAAAATTAGCAATAGAAGATCTTGCTGCACCAGCATCGGTAACATTTGCCGTACCCGCACTTAAGCCATGTACTCCAAAAATACCAGATGTAATGCCAAGTGTGCCATAGCTGGCAAGCTGAGGTGGTGTAATACGCGTACCAAACTGATTAGTCCGTTGATTCAAAGCATAGTATGCCGCCCACTTAGTAGTAGTATCACCACGTAACAGATTACCGGGAAACTCATTCCATACTCTAGCACGATCCTCAACAATAACATCATCGAGCTTGAAATCAGAACAAGGCCAGTAACCCATCAATCTAGAATCATACGGCGTACGCCAAGTGGATGTCGTATTAATACCGCTTTGAGCAACGTACATCAATTCTTCTGGCAGCATAGCTCTGCCCATTACAAGAATAGGTCCAAAATATAAATCTCGACCACCAGCGGTGAGTATGCCAGGATCATTTGCGTCAGCTATCGTGTTTGCAATACCATTTGCAAACATTAATGGGTAGCCACTACCCGCTAGTCTGAGTAGCTGATCGGACAATGAGTGTTCCAGTGTTCCACTGCCTTGTACATGGCCATCAACGTATAGTGCAATACCTTTTGTGCTATCGTCATATGCAACGGCGTAATTACATGGGACGCTATTGTAATAACCACTGGTTGCTGAATCAATATTAAAAACGGAAGCAGTAATATCACCAAGCGGATATACAGATAGACGAATTCTATTTGGTGACGACATTTCTGTTAATGCCATACCAAATGTCGAAGTAGTAATTGCCGCCGGAGCACCAGCGGTAGAGGCAGATACTGATCCCATAGAAAAGATCATGTTGTCGTCACGGCCCAAACCATTTACTGGTCCAGCAACAACGCTCAAAGTCCAGCTTCTTGAATTGATCATATCATAGATCAATCCACTTGTTGCTACCACCGACTCGGCTTGTGACGTTCCATTCATCAACATTCCGCCACCCTTAAATGGGCCAGGAACAGAAATGTAGTAAGATAGCGATCCTTCGTCTTGGGTGCCAATCAGTGCTCTATGATTCTTTGAAACGTCGGGCCAACCCACGGAACGGAATGGATAATAAGCTAAAAGTTTATCGTCTGTCAACTCAACCCTAATGGGTTGCTTTATATTACCCTCTAGTGGCTGAAGTGTAGCCCCAACATGAAGGTCTAGAATTTCACCCTCATTCAACACACGTCTGAAAACATACGCTCCAGACACTAGATGGTTCCATCCACACGTTCCGCCATAGTCACTTGAACCGACATTGGCGTCGTCTCCACCGCCAATAGCAAGAGCACGTCCAATAAGATTTGTATTAGCAAGAGTAGTAGCACTGGCACCACCAGCACCAGTGTTACTGGTCCCGCTGGCCGCAACACGTCCGTTCTTGTAAAGGACAATCTGATCTGCCGTACCATTAATGTAACGAAACGTAAATGTCAGGTGAGTATAGCAACCAGATTCAATAGGAGTACTTAGAACAGTTGGGGCGGCAGTATTTCTTTCAATGCTTGCATACGCTGTCAATTGTCTATTGCTTGAAAAAGAATTGAATTGGGCACCATTGTTAGTGGCACCAGATACACCAATCTGCCAACCACCAAGAGTGGCATGTTGTTTTTGTGTAAACAACGTGTGGCAACGAGCACCTTCCGTTTCTCCGTTGAATGATCCTGGTAACGCATCAGCATAATAATTCAAATAACCATCGCTATTTGGATATACCCAAATACCAACAGTAATACCACTCTGTGCTACGTTACTCGATAGTGTCTGTTCACAAACTTGCGAACAACCATTTCCAAGAACAAGATATCTGCTATACGGAGAAGAGTCCGCACCAAGCCTCCAATAGCCCTGAACCATGTAACCATTGTAATTGACGCCAGACTCAGGATTAAAGACTGTAGTCGTACCGGGCCAAACCGACTTGACTTCTTCGTCGTCAACTGTATCAGCTACAGCAACGTGGAAGTCAAACGAAATGCCGCTAGGTGCTCTCGAACGTGCTGGAGAGTAGTTCAGGAAAATAGGAGAGCCACTAGGTTCATTAAGCGGCCAAAATCCAATCAATGATCCATCATTTAGGAAATTAACCATTGACGTACTCCAATACTACATGTTTTCCAGTAAATGGAGACATTCTATATCTCTTAATCAAATTTCCGCCACCATCAAGCACGTCCAGGTTCACGAAAATGTGATGGGCGTTTTGAAGTGGACGGCTGGCAACGAACCACTCAGGCTCTTTGCCTTCCATATCAAGCGGATAATGTTCATGCACGTAGCAGTGCAGATCAGCATCGCTCCAGTTTTCTGGAGATAGTACACCACGGCCTTCAAAGGTCTGGCCGTTAGATGCAAACGCTCGAAAAGTAGAAAGGGTAATGTTGAGGATGACGCCTTCATGGACCGCGACTTCATTCACGGCAGTTCCGCCTAGACGGAAAAGCTCGCCGTCATGCTTGGTGCAGCTAATGACGTGCGTAGCGTCAAAGTGCGTGACTACTGTTAAGGTGCCAACATCACCTTCGTATTCAAATGACGCCGTAGGCATGTAGCTGCTCCAATTTATCAGCAGTATATGCTTGACGTAGCATTTTGCTACATGACATTGACAAGCCGTCACTCTTGGTTCTATTGCCATAGAACTCAATCTTAGCCTTTTTAAGCTTACAACATGTCTTAGTCACTGTATATCCCCTTACACCAAAGGCTAAGCGAAACGCTATGCCCCATGTCATGAATACACTAAACTTGAAAAAGAAGAACTGGTGGCGGTGGCCATTGGCCCGCCTTCGCAACACCCTATCTTTCTTCATTTTCAAGCGATATCAACAAGGATCCACTCGCAAGAGCCATGTTAGATCAAACTAACGTTAGCACGGGAGGCGGCTTGAAAAGAGGAAAATATCAGTTGGCCTATATTAGCTACTGATGCCGTGACAACATGTTAGCTCATATAGCTGGTCACACTCGGCTTCGCCTAGCGTTATCACAGCCTTGCTGTTTTATGCTTACATGGTTTTGGCGTTTTGGCAAGTAAAATCATGGATTTACCAGAAAATAGAAATTATATTAGTAACTACTGAAGAGTTGGCAAAAAACGACAAAGCCCGCATAAGCGGGCTTTGCCTTGGCAGTCAGCGATTTTCACTCATCCAAGGATAGTGAAAGGATTGGCCGCAGTGACGCCGACGCCGAGGTTGCTGATAACACTGATCAGACCGCCACGGGTTACCGTAACGCCATCACGATCAGAAAGCCTTTCTAACTTCGTTCCGAGTGTCCACGACACAAAGTTAGCGTTGTTCTTGCTACTTGTAAAATTGACAGTTGCCATGTTATGGCCCCCTTCTAAGAAATCAAACGTTTGACTAGTGGGCTCTTGACCCACTATGGAATACACTAAAAAGATAGAAGGTAGTCATTAGGCCAATAATTAAACACTAACCCGAATCTCAATAAGCCAGATCCACATACTCCAAAGCTACCAAGTGGAAAGCCAATCGGTAATATGAGGTTTAGGTATACAAACTCAGACGAATTGAGATCGTCCTGTGCAGCGAGTGCCGCTGTACCGTCTTGACGACGTACATTTGGAATGCTTGGAATGCTTGTGGTCAAGACTGGACTTGAGCCTGACGGCATAGACAGATTGTATAGCCAGCTTGATCCACCTTGCATTATTTGAACAATACCCGATCCAGCACCGCTCCAAACGCCCGCCCTTAGGGCGGAGTCGTTAATCAAGAACAAACTCAGGTCGGATACAGCAACGCCACTATTCGCAAGATTAAAAGTTAAGCAAGCTGGCTTAGAAGCCAAATGCGGTGGAGGCGGCAAATTCGTAAGGTCAAACTTTGTACCCTCGAAAAGTAGCACTCCAGATGTCGTTGCAGGATTCAATGGATCTGCCGTCATGCAGCCAGACGAGACCATGTGCTTGAAAGCAAATGAGCCGCCCGGCACGGTACGACTACCGACCGGACTGGCTATCTCAGCAACGTCCCAAGCGAAGACGCGGATTAGAGGCGAAATTGTTGACATAGCTCATCTTGTTCCTTTGTAGACACAGGCATAAAACGTCCAGCAAAGCGACGCACAAACACCGCCTTGTCACCAAATGTAACAAGATAGATACCGATCGGTAGAGCTTGGTCTTCCGATTCGCCAACCTTCTTGAGTGTGATATCTTGATCAGGAGAAATCATAGAGTAGTCTGTATCTAAATGTGCCCGCACCGGCACCGCCCTTGGTTCCAATCGGTACACTGACACCGGCTTCTACAGCCAAGTAAACATACTGACCTACATCCGCGTCCAAAACACCACTCATCCATGGCTGACCAGATTGCCAATTCGGCGTCTGAATAGTTCCCGATAAGTTAGTATTTGTTGGTACATTACTGGGTGTGTTATTCGCACTTGAATCCAGGGCAAGATTTGGCACGAAATGCATACTCTTCTGTTCCAAGAATCTGTATGCACCAGCAGTGAATGCAGATGCGTTAGTCAAGAAGAAACGCATGTTGTAAACGCCACTCGCATCACCCATATATGAGATACGAGGATAAACGAGTAGCGTATTGCTAATCGCACCAGAACCCGTTGTATTAATGCTGCCGAAATCTAGTACGCCACCAGCCCCGGTATCTACGTTACGAATAAAACCCTTGACTGGCTGCTTCAATTGACGGAAGCCAGAAGGATCAATCACGAGACTTTGCTGAATCCATTCCAGGGCGGGGAAATTAACCATGTCACAAAGTCCTTAGCGTGATTGTAGATCCAACCGCTTGTACTGTCGCAAGATCAATCGTAAAAGCGTATTCAAGAGTAACATTGCAGCTACGCTCAATGTCGCTCGTCTGTTGATTTAGGCCCGTAATTCGCAACGTAACAAAATTCGCAGTGTTGGCATAAATGTCTTTGAGTCTATTGATTTCATTTTGCACAAATGCAATTGCCAAATTAGTGTCTATTGTGTTGTTACCAGTATTTTTAGCAACAGCCTGACACTGAATGTTAATGCTGCCATCTGTAGTCGTCTTGATGTCTTGGATAATGCTACCAAGACGACGAAACGGAATAGAGTGACTAACTTGCACTCTTGTACCTTCAACAATATTTACATTTGATGTCTTACTAGCAATACCACTTGGCAAATTAGCGTTTGGATTATCAGTGTATGTAATCGAGAAGTCAATCGACCCACGACACTTATTCTGCGAGATCGAAAACGCCGTCGGGTTATTGAGAGCAAGCCCGCTACCGCCAGCACCACCACTACCGCTCTTGAAACGTATGTAAACGCCAGAGGCAGTCCATGGAAGTTGAGGACGAACATAATTAGCAAATCCAGATGCTGCTCTAAAGTAACCTACGCCACCCTCTGCGTCCAAAGGAGTGAGAGTGCGTCCAAGTCCCTGTACGGAACCAGCGATCGTTACTTCGGCAATTCCATTAGCATCTTCTTGAAAAGATTCTGTCTTAGAAGTGAAGTAAAATGGTACACCACTTACAATTGTGAACTGTTCGGTAACAGAATAGCTACCATTGGCAATGTCCGCCACTTCTTCACGCTGAACAGAAACCTCGAAAACGGGTCCACCACCAAGAAGTGATGGATGTGTCATACCAAACAAACCAGAGAAGTTTGGTTGAGCAAAGTATGGAATATCTAGAGGAAGTTTGTCAATACCAAGTAATGGCTTAACGGCAGCCATAGCTTGTGCAAACTTATCTGGTTCGTTTTCAGGCCCCTCAGCATTTACTTGGTGAGTTACACGAAGAGTGCATGTATCTTGATCTTCACGAAAAGACCACTGATTGCTAAGACTAGAAGTGATGCCACTTACACCGGAAGCGGCAACGAGATCCTGCATCTCGATCGTCCAGTCAAATCTTTGTACTTGAGTATCAGGTGCGATATTGATACTGTTAATACGAGGACGTAAACCAGAAGCAATGATTGCTCCAAGTGGCAAGGTCTTATTGCCGGGGCCAGCAAGAATTACGAAGTCTTGATAATCCTCAGAGAAAACATCGCGTAATGCTTGCTGCTTAAGATACATCTGCTCATAACTACCCGAAGGTACAATAAGCGTGGTGCCCGTCAACGTCAATCTATTAACATTGGATACACGAGTTCCATCATTTCGGAACTGTGATTCGACCGTCCAATCAATAAACGGAGCGGGTACAATCTTCTGTCCATTGTAGAAGACTTCAACCGCTGACTGCGGTGGTTGAGTAACGATAGAGATTAGGTCGGCCATGATTATCTCGACTGCCCGAACGAGTTGACAATACCACGTTCATTCAATGCTTGGAACACAGGGTCAAGTTGTACCATCAATGCTTCAATCTGCTTGGCAACTTGTCTATCTGTTGTCTCAGACAATGCCGCTCTCAATTGATCACGCAAGTTCTCAAGTCCAGTAATTTGCACAGTGCTTTGTTGATTTGTCTGTAGATTGATGTTGATTTCTTGTCCACCAGCAGTAGACGGAGCACCAGTCGTTCTGCTACCAGTAGTAGCAGCAAGACCAGCCGTGTTCGTCTTAATAGCAATACTTGAATCACGCACTTGTCCAATGCTTGTATTGAGATCTACTAACAATCCGGCAATCTTGTCAAGAGATTGCTCACTACCACTGTTTGTTGTAATTTGCGAAAGTGTACCTTGAACAGAACGAGCAATCGCAGCAACCATAGTTTGATCAATTGTACGAATACTATTGACGCTAGCAGCAATTGAACTACCTTGATCGTTACCACCAGCAAAGTTTTTGTACATCGGAATAATAGCTTCGTGGTCATTGGCAATAGCCAAGTTGGCACCATTCGGCATCATCTTCTTTTCACGAGCCGCTGCACGCAAAATACCGGCAGCTTCGCCAGGAGACAAGTTTCCATTAGCGAAATTCGGGATAAATCCATTAGCCTGATTACTAAGGTTCTCTGCTTGATTCAAGTTATCAAACGATGTTCTAGCTTCAATCATAGCAATTTTAGCATTAACAGCTTGTGCTACACCAGCAACAACAGCGTCTCCAACTTCACCAAAAACTCTGTTTTGATCAGCAAACAACTGAGCTTGTGTATCAATCCCGTGTAATGAATTAGCATTATCAGCTTCAATCACCTTCTGCAATAGTTCACGACGCTCTATATTGGCTTGGTCTATAACCGCCATTTCATCAAGTACCGCTAGACGTACAATTTCAAATCCTTCACGAGCACGCTCTTCTTGAAGCTTGGAAATATCCAATTGCTCTTGAGCTTTTTCAAGCTGCTTCTGTGCAGTTAAGACCTGACTAAGTTGCAGCTTAGCCTCTTCCATAGTAAGCTGTCCTAGGATCTTAAGTTGCTCCACTTGCTGAGCGGTGAGTTCAGAGATGGCTGGTAAACCTTCTTCTGGAGCTACGCCCGCACCAACTTGTCCAATAGCTTGCTTCAATTGATCGGCACTAAAGCCACCAATCGAGGTAGAGCCTGGAAGGAATGATAGGGCGTCAAGGAGTTGTTTGCGGAAATCAACTGGTAAGTTGAGTAGCTCTTGCGATAGACCGGCAATCTCCTGTGAGTCCATTCCCAGGAAGTTCTGGAATGATCCGCCGAGCTTCTCAGCTACATAGGTCAAGCCCGCAATGCCCTTTTGGAGCCCCTGATTCTCTTGAGCTGATTGTCCAAAGATGTTGATACCAGCACTCGTGATTTGATCTTGAGCTTGCTGCAAGAACGATAGAGTCTGTTCTGCAAGTTGTCTCTCTAGACCAATTCGTTGTTCTAGTTTCATGTTGGCATCGTCGAGAACGCTTGTGAATGCGTTATCGAGAGAACCAAGCTTATCTTGAAAAGAAACAATGCTGCCGTTCAGCATACCAATGTCGCGACCAAGTAGATTGGACTTAATTTTAGCTTCGGCAATAACGCCGTTAACTTGGATGATAGCTGAAATATACTCGACATATACATTCGACAAGTCTGCCGTAGCACTGATGACGCCCTGTTGAGCGGACTTCACTTCATCATAGGCACCGGCCTGCTTCCCTGCAAGATTGTCGATGCGTTGCTTCGAGAATTCTTCAAAGCTTCTGTTAACATCATCAATAGAGTTGGCGAATCCTCTTGTGGTATCAGTGAGAGCTTGAGTCTTCTTGATACGTTCAGCCTCTGCTTTTGCAGCTTCTTCTTGTGACTTCTTATCTTCAGTCGTCAGCTTCTGCAAACCTTCAAGACTCTTTACGAAGGCATCCTGCTTTACATTTTGCTTTTCAAGTGCCTTAGCGGCAAGCTCTTGCTGTAGTTCAGCCTTCTTAGACGCCTTCTCTGTGTTCGCAGTAACGTCTCCAAGAGCGGCTATTTCGTCGCGAAGCTCTTGCATTCTATTTGTAATGGGGGCAAGTGAAGCCGCCAATTCATCGGCAACCTGTGAAAGATCTGTTTCGGCTCTCTTTACTCCATTCACGAAAGTAGACGCAATCACTTCTTGCAAGACCTTAGGAAGATCTGTACCGCCAGCCAAAGCCTTTCGCACATCTTCACTCTTGAGACCTGAGATTGCTCCAGTGAGATCAATATCACCACTGGCGGCGGCCTGGGCTCCTACCCTAGCCAGTGCCGAACGGAACTTGCCAAGTGAATCGGCAGCCTGGACGGTGGCTTCTTTTTGAGCCCTTGTCTCTTCTAGATTACGCTTATATGCTTCGCTGCTAAAGGCAGCCTCAGCTTCTTTGGCTGTCAAAGTAGCCTTAATGCGATCTTTTTCAATATTGATATACTCTTTTGCAAAATTCTTCTGCGAGTCCGTCATGTCTTTATCGCCAAGAAAACTTGCGATTGCAGCACCATTATTGGGCTTTGAAAGTAATGCACCAATGTCACCGATAAACTTTTTGGTCTCTTCCATGCTTGAAAAAGCACCTAATTGTGATATGTCGGCACCAGCAACTTGTAATGTAGATAGTAGATCTTCAAAAGCCTTTTGAGCATTGGCCAGATCTGACGTGGCGTTTTTAGATGTCTGAGATAGTTCGTCAATACCCTGTGCCAAGTCTTCTGGCTTCTTTGATTGATTCAAAATGTCACGATTAATAGAATTCACGTCTTGAGCAGACGCGATAAGACTTTGCAGATCCTTCATATCTTCAAACGTTAATCTTAAAAATTCAACTTGCTTAGCGGCCTCAGCAGCACCGACGGCCAGTCTACCATAAGCTTGTTCAATCAGGTCTTGCTGATCACGATAAACTAATGTACTATTACCAGTTGAATCATACGATGCACGCAATAGATCAAGAGCTTCTTGATTCTGAATAGCTCCGCTTTCTTGAAAAGCCCACTGCTTAATTAGATCGGCACCAGCACCCTTAACGTAACTTGAAACGACCTTTGAAGCACCAGTAAATGAATCTGTTACTGTTGTATTGATAACACGACTATTCGTCAAATACACTTCTTTAAGTGCAGCCGAACTACCAATCAGCTTCTTTGTACCAGTATCCATACTATCAAATATTAACTTGAAAGCTTGAGAGTAGTTAATGTTTTGCTTAGCTCGACCTTCCAATGCATTGCCGAATGCGGCAGTAGCTTCCGAAGATCTACCAACCGTCTTGAGACCAGCAGTCTCTTTAACACTATCTACCCTTAGCTGAAGGTTCTCTTTAGAGGCGTCGTTCATATCTCCAATATTATCAGCAAAACGCAATCCAACGTCAATAAGTGCTCCAAACGCAGCCGCAACTCCAGCGGCTAGTGGTCCGAAGGCAGCAAATTGAATTCCCATTTGTGCAGCAGCACTTGTTGTTTTAGTTAATGACGAAGCAACAGGACTTCGTGATCCAAGGTTATCAGCAAGATGATTAAGACCGGACGTAACTGCCGAACCGGCAATCGTCAACCCAGCAAAAATGGCAAAATTTTTGACGCTATCAGTACCTCTAATGCTCCTGCCTGTACCGCCGCCAATCCGAGTGGTGAAAGCCGCCTTCATGCGTTGCGTAAACGATTGCGTAGCAGATGTCGCTTCTCGTGTGACTCCGGCTTGCACCTCCATGGTCTTTGTTTGTACATTGGTTGCCGCAATAGCCAACTGCGATGCGGCTGCTTGATTGCTGTAGGCACCAGATGCCATTTTAATATGTTGCACAAGCTCTGAAATCACGCCAGTTAACTGCCTTAATGCAGCAGTATTGGCAGCAAGATCAGCAGTGTTTAATCCAGGCGGACCTCCTCCGCCTCCGCCTCCGCGTCCACCAGGACTTCCACCCTTGCCACCCTTGCCACCACCCATCAACCCAAGACCAAAAACGGTATCAAGACCTTTGATAGCAAGAGGAGCTAAAATCGGCAAGATGGGAACTTTGAATTTATCAAGAAGATTAACAATCTCGGTTATACCTTCCACAAGGCTGGTCACGCCCTTTAAAGAATTCTTGAAAAAATCAGTAGAACCCGCATTACCAAGAGACTGTGCCAATTCTTGTCCAGCAGCAATCAATTCGTCCAAGCGACGTTGAAGCTTGGTTGCATCAACCGCTTCCTTTTGACGTGCTGCACCTGCCGCATTAGCCGATTCGGCAGCAATCTCATTAGCACGATCAAGAGACTTTAGAGTACCAATCAATTCTTCAAACTGACGTACGCCAGCAATAGCCTTAGCCGCATTAGCTTGTTCTGCCTCAGATAATCCCTTGGCACCGCCCTCTACGCCAAAAAATGCCTTCTTCAAATCATTCAAAACAGCAAGCGTGGGACGTAGAGTACCATCAAAATTTTGAACAGAGACGCGAAGACCTTCAACTGCCGAACGTGATTCGCCAGCAGCAAAGATACGTGTCTGTAACGTCTTAAAGAACGTACCAATTTCATTACCTGACTTACGTGTTTGTTCACGCAAAGCAGAAATCAAACCGATTGAGTCATTAATATCCTTGCCAAATACAGCAAGAGAGTTACCGCCAGTTTTAAAAGCGTCGGCAATATCACGAGCTTCAAGAGCGGTCAAGTCTTCCGCTTTTACAAGAGCGTCAAGAGAATTAGCGAGAGCTTCACCCTCAAGTCCGAACTGCTTACTAGCAGAAAGTAAAAACTCAACAGCTTGAGCAGCGTCTAGGGTAGATGCTTTTGTAGCAAGAATTGACAAACGAGCTAACTCATTAGCTTCTTTTAGACTATTACCAGCCTGCACATATGTCTTGATTGTTTCTGCCGCGACAATCGCACTACTTCCAAATTCTTTAGACAATGCAAAAGCACTTTTAGCAATCTCATCAAACTTACCAGTCATCGAACCAATATCGGTACGAATGATATCCTTGATGATTGCATCAAATTCAAATAAGAACTGCACACCACCCTGAATACTCTTATTTAAAGTGGCGAACGTCGGCAACAGAATAGCAAACTGAGCCATACGCTGAAGGAACAAACGAGCCGCTTTTTCACTACCACTCAACTGAGAATTAACGCCACGAATAGAACGATTAACATTATTGGCGGCATCAACGCTCTGATGTAAGTTACGATTGAATTGCTGTACAGGCCCAGGCATACCGGCAGCCGCACGACTAATGTTACTGAATACATTGGCATTAATCTTAACGCCAACAAATTTTAAGATTGCTTCGAGTTCTAGTCTGTTGCTCATTACGTCACCAACTTCGTAATAAAGACGGATAACATCTTTTTAGTGATCAACTCTTGAATCACGGCGATATTCTGTGTCACCCATTGTTGTTCATAGCTTTTTAGTTGTGCTGGAAATCGCCACAACCCTACGCTACCATATGCTCCACGAGGAAGCATTAGGCCACCAAGCGGCTCTCCCAAACGAATTGATTTCGATGCGTTCTTATCAAGCTTGGAACGCGGAACAAAACCTCTGTTGACTTCCTTGCCTTTAACCCATTCTAACCATGAGTCGATATGAAGATTGCCAGTACCATTTGCTGGATGTGGCGTTGCGGCTTTCAGTTTAGCATAATTACCAAACTGTAAAATCATTTGATTTTTGCCTACTACTATTTTGAAAGCCGTAGTAGCATAAGCCCTCAAAAGCTTGGGCGGTTCCGACGCTTCGATACCAAGTTCACTAAGGCCACGAGCACTAGTAACATACCGATAGAAATCTGTTTGTGCAATGCCGACGATACCCATTCCACCATAAACCATGGCAGGAATAAGTTCTCTTCGCATCCACTGATCAATCTCTTGCATGCTGCGTGCCCACGCTCTATCGGCGTGAATCGTTAGCTTATTCAGAGGGTTGATCAGCTCGATTGTCCAATCCAGTCCCATTGTCATCGGCTTGCTCTAATGCCTTCTGCTTGCGTGATGCAAGCTCTGCTTCTACACGTTCCTCAATGTCACGATCAAACATTGCTTGTTTTGCGTCCTTGAGATATCTGTTCTCTGGATGACCTTCTTCGATCGTGTCACGCATTTCAAGCAATAGACCATTCTGTACTTCTACCGCTTTAATGTAAACAGTTGATTGTGTGCTCTCGTCACGTTCACGAACAAAGTCAGTGTACGTTGCCCAATAACGTTGACCAGTAGCTTTAATCATAGTGCATGCCGCCATGATAGCTTCGGCTTTAACAAGCTCGGCAATACCTTCGGCAGAATTCATATACACGCTCTGCTGAATCATGAAAAGTTCCCACATGCGATAACGATGCTTACGCATCTTTTTTGCAGCTTCAAGACATTGCTCGTGCTTACCTTTGAGTTGAGCTTGTTCAAGCTCCATTTGCAAAATAGCTAAGTTAGCTACCTCTTCACGCATAACACGGTCATCTTCATCAGTCCACATACCATGTGAACGCATCACTTCACGCATCTTGTTGCGTGGAAAGACGCCTTGTGTTAAAGATTGACTATAGGCAATACGATACTGACGATCGCCTTCATTTTCAATCGCTAGTGTGGGGGTAGAGACCGTAAAGTCCATTTGTGCCCCAAAGCGGTCTACCGCTCGAAATGCTCTCTCCGTGATCATCCTTGCTCCTGATATACTTTAACAACCTTGCTCCGCCATTCACGATAGATCAATCCCGTCTTCTCATGAAGACGGTATCGGTCCATGACATTTAGTACACTAACGCAATCATGAGCACCAACGACTTCTAATATCACTTCTTGGGGTGTGTTGTAATGTAGAACGCCAGCATCAAACTCGATACGAATTGCGTCTAAGACACGAGAGTACTCGGTACTAGAATAGATTTTCATGAATGGTATAGAACCTCTAGAGCCAAATTCAACCTTCTGCACCGTCTGCATGAAAGATTGAGTCATAGCTAAAGTTCCATTATCTGTCATTCGTAGAGGACGATACTCAACTTCATAATCGTTTAATTCGTCCCTTTGGGCACGCATGACATCATTAAACATATTGCGAAGATCGGCTTTAAAAACCTGTCCTTGACGTGTGTTGTCTACGTCTGGAAAAGAGTCTTCAAATCTCTGTAAGGTCTGCACCATCAAGTGACGAGATCTACGATCTAGACTTTTACTTAACTGATCTAGTGATTGATTTTGCTTTTTCATTTTTTATGCATAGACACTATGTCCGTTTTCATGCCTAACATGTGGCGTGTCTTTGTACCACGTAGATGATGTTCTTCAACTTCACCCTTAGCAATCACGGTCTGTTGTTCATTCTCAATAATAGTTCTCACGCGATCTGAATTACGGGAATAGATTTGTCGTGCAATCTGTTCACGTTCTTGTACTGTGTATCGACGGAATGTACCCCATGGACAAGCCACACTATGTTGTGTACGCTCACCAAGTCCCTTGCCAACGTTCTTGGCTTTCGCACCACAATTACAGGTTTGACTGTATTCGCCATCAAGTACCTGCATTCTCTCATTATGATCTTTCGCTCCAAGACGCTTTGTGTCATGCGACTCTTTACTGGCAAGTTCACGATTAGCTAGCCATGCATCAAATTTGTCATCATCATTTACAATGTCTGATGAGGGGGGCTCAGCAGATTCGAATGCAGAATCATAAATGCGACTCCAATAAATAAGGAGTTTTTGATTGATAGTCAAGTCACCAACAGAGCGATTAAAAACAGCATGTAAGTTTTCACGCTGCAAGACCCACGTTAAACGCCACTCTGGATAACGAGCAACTTCACGAATTTCGTCGATAGGCAGAATGCCTTCGGACAGTACTGCATTCGTGATATAAATAACAAAGCTAGGATGATGTTGCTTTGAAAAGAGGAAAGATGCGTCTGTGGGCCACAGTACCGTGCCATCTAAGTTATGGGCGACACGACGCACAAGAGTGTTGGCGGCTATCTCGCTCGCATAGTACTCCGCACTATTAATGAAGTACTCGTTACGCTTAGATTGCGTGACTCGTTTCTTTTCGAGCGTAGCGTCAATCTGGACTTGGAGGGATTTTTTACGTGCTAAGAATCGTTGTGCCTTTTTTTCGGCCTCAAGAAACTCGATGTGCTCATCCGCTTTGGCGATCACGAGATCATCTTCCGCAGTCCATAGTCCAACGACCTTTGCAGCAGATAATAGTTCGACTTCCGTCTGGACACCCTGCTTACGAGCTAATGCTAATTCGCGACGCTGCACGAAAGCATAGATGTTGCGATCCTCTATCGTCATGTCCTTGATTAGAACATATTCAATGCCCGACTGAGTATATTCTTCGGGAATACACAAATAGCGTTTATCCCAAAGAATCTGCTGAATTTTTTCCTGTACCGACATACGAAAAAGGGACGCACTTTTGGTGCATCCCATGTTCTCCATTCCTAAACCACCCGCCTAGCGGGAGCCTTGCACCTTGATCAAATTGTAAGTCAGTGGACCGTGACAGACCTTACCCCCTGCTCCTATCACGGCCCACCAACGGATATCAGAAGAGACCGATGTCGCTTCTCAAGAACGGCGGCTTGCCTACGTTGAAGCGACTTCTGCCCGTTCCGAAGATCACCACGCGGTGGTTCGGCTGGAAGAAGTCATGCGACACGTAGAAGTTGTTGAAGCTTGAGTAGTTGTACGTGACAGTCATGTTGTCACCACCAGCTTCGCCACCAGCAACCTCAACGCCCGTCAAGCGGTTCGAGTCACCCAGGTCAACCTGGAGACCGTCGCAAGTACGGATGATGATTGTGTTGCTTTCTCTTGTGTTATCAGGCCCGCAGTCGATCTGCGACGTTGCATCCACTAGGTCACCCTGAGCGGTGATAACGGCGATGCTGGCCGTTGCTTCGAGAGGATATTCCGGCACTTTCACGAACGGACGCTTGCTACCAAGCTCGAAAATGTCCTTGCGGGCAATCGAGAAGGACACGGTGATCGTCTGAATGTGTTCCGCAATGTAATCCGTATTCGCGTTAGTAATCAACTGAGTGAAGTTAGAAGCAGTTCCAGGCCCCTGAGAACCAAAGCCACCATTGACATATGCAGCATTGATACCCGAAATATTAGGCGTGATGATACCCGGAATGTCTCGCGGCAAGATCGAGTGACTGATGTCCACTTCTTCACGACGAGCTACACCAGAACCAACCACAATAACACCGAATCTGTCAGCACCACCGGCAGTTTCAAACGCTCCACCCTCAAGAAGTGGGGACGTGTTACCGTCGTGACCAAAGACACCAGAGGGTCCGCCAGCGGGGGCATTCGGATCTACGTTGCCGTTGAAGCCAGGAGTCGGGAACAAAAGAAGTGATTCTGTTCCGCCGTTACCGGCAGTGACGCCAGATACGTTGATGAAAGATCCCCAAATCTTATCGTTGCCAACCAACGTGATGTCTTCTGTTACGAAGCCATCAATCGGATAGGTGTACGAGATGCTCGACAGATACATACCAGAGCCAGTGCAAATCGACACAGGCTTACCAGTTGCACGGAACTTCGTATCTGGGAAAATTTGGAAGGCAACGTCAACACGGAAGTTCGCCGTCTTAGAAGTGATGTCCGTGCCAGCCGGATCAGTCACCATCAAGAACAACGGCTTAGTTCCATCAACACACTTCGAAATTGTCATTTCGATGTCAGGTTGACGTTCTGAATATTCGTAAAGCTCAATCTGACCAATTTGGAAAACCTGTTGTAGATTAAACTTCGTGCTCATACCGGCACTTTGTACGCCACGGGGCACTTCCCATAGTGCTCCCACTTCGTTTATGCCCGATGCAAGAGCACCTGTAGCATAGTTACGGGCATTAAAAGCAGCCACGCCGCTTGTAGCGGGTGAAGAGTTTGCCTTTAAAGCAAGCTGCTCAATTGCCCAGAAGACTCTGTTGTTCGTCATGTTTCATTCCTCCCTACGTATAGGGTACTTTGCAAAGTTACGATTAGCGACAGTGGTACCTTAGTCGCTTTCTCATCAGTAGATTACACTAAACTAGAAGATCGGCCCTTCAATGGTCGGGATCGTCGAAATAGGCCCAAAGTAACTACCTAGGGGCGTGGTTGGGGCATTCAAGTACACGTCAATTTCGTACGTTACAATAGCACGTTCGTACTCTTGAGCCACATTAATGTTGTTGGCTTCAATATCGGTGATATAGGCAGTATAAATAACTGGCACGCCAGAACCAACAGTAGTAATTAACTTGTTATTTCTGAGCATTTCCTGATATGGCACATACTCAGGAGATAGAGTGTTGTAAATCCCTGAGAGCGGTAATGGAGCACGGTTGAAGTTGATTATCGGAATGGCCTTACGCCACTGCGAAGTCAAGATATCTACGATATTATCTCGTTGCAAATCATCCAATGCCCAGATATGCAGAATAACCTTGTCCTTGATAATAGCACTGCGGTTACCAAGCTCGTACGGCGTCATTGTACGATTGTCTACTTCAATGAAGACGGCTGGAAATGGTTGGAATATTCCAGAAGGATACACTAGTTGCATTGACGTTAATGGATTCGTACCGTACTTGCTTTCAAGATATCCTTTGCTGAACTGTTGATTGAAGTCATGCTCAAAACCGACGCGTACTTGACGTGCGGAATATTCTGCATTGACTTGTAAATTAAGAGACTGCGGCGAATTGAAGATCACGCGACCATTGATAAAGTCGATTGTATGGCCAAATTGAGGATCGTTCGTTCGTCTAAAAGCACCCTCAATATAGACGCCGGAAACAACTACGGGAGAAGTGCCAACATTCGTACCGTCAAGAGGAACGCCAGATTCGTAGACAAATTGTCTGAATGGCGATTGCCATACTTGTCCATCTGACAGACCAAATAACGTGTCATTTGCTGTAGTGTCAGGCAGCAGAACGCTCATATCGGAATTATCATAAAATAATTGACCAGATGCTACATTAATGAAAGAAGATTCTCTCAGAAAATGCATATCCAAGAACAATTTGAGATTGAGCTTCAAAAGACTTCGTAATTTATACTCAAGTCCCATTAGTTGCCTTTCGTATACTGCACTTCTTTATCCCACCGTTAAGTTTGTTGACGGCGGCTGCGATTCTTGTACTTCACGTAGCTTGACCATTAGATATCTACGAACAGAAAATCCTATAGGACGAGTTTCGACAACTGTATATCTTCGTCCTTCAATAGAAACAGCAAGTGCAGCTAAAACATGTTCTAGTGCTTCAACTACAACAGTAATCATAGCTTCATTATTATCGAGCCAACCCATGCCAGTTAAACGCAAATCGTTCTTGAGCGGACCAACTACGATCTGAGCTTTGTACGTTACGTCGCGTGGCGTGACTTTGACGCCTGTACCACGAGTGTTAGTATTGGGCACAGGCACCCTTGAAAAGAAAGGATTAAATTGTTGAGGTGCGGGCTGCGATTGAGTCTGCACGTCTTGTTCTTTGATCGGCGGCAAATGAAAGGTCACTGGACGACCCAAATCAACGAACGCCTCACTCATAAACGAGTGATAGACGGACTCCATGAAGCCAGTATTGATGATGCCGCTTGCCGTCGAGAAGTCTTGATTAGGAGTAAGATTGATCATTATTTTAGGCTAGCTCCCATATCAACGCGAACCTTGATAAAGCCCGGCGTAGCTAAACGAATAGCGTCCGCTGGATTATTCTCCCAGATCAGTGGCTTGGAATGCTTAGAGGTGTCGATGTATTGACGAGAGAATCCCATACCACGCAAAGTTACCCAGTGCGGCTCGGGAATCAAAACGCCAATGAACTTGCCAATCACTTCGCCTCCGAAAGTTGACGAGTTCGTGATCATGCCGCTTGGACCAGCGTATGCGATATCTCCTTGATTGATAGCTCCAACTGGATATATCCAGTCAGTCAAAAAATCACCTTTAGTGGCAACTCCAACTATGGCGAATGGAATGTCGATATTACGAATGTACTGCTGAAACGGTTGACGAGTCATGTTGACATTCTCAATATCATTGAGTTGTAAACCAGCAATATGTACACCACTAGGATTAAAAGCATACTCAACGTAGTACATGCCAGAAGCCCGAGCCCAACCCAAAACACCACCACGTTCCTGAGTGTATGGACAAGGAAAATTAATGTTGACTTGCTGAGTCTGACGATCAGGTCTTAATGACATTTCTAAGGGCTCGTGTAATATCTTGTACTAATTGCTTCTTAGTGGTTCTCTTGACGCTCGTTCCAATTCCTTTGGCGATTTTACGAAGTGTATTTTCAGGCAGCCATTTCAATTCGCTATATGTGAACGCAATCTCACCTTGATTCCATCCGAACTTATCACGAAGATAGCCCTCGCGATATGTAGCGTCTTCAAGTGCATCTTTGTACTTTTCATAGACTTGAAAAGGTACATCAACTGGATCGTGCATATCTTCTCTGCCGTAGACAGGTTCGTTATTGATGTACAGTACACCACGGGGGGTTTTGCAATGAACTAGCATCGTGTCAAATACTCCTGAAATTCAGAGACGGTTTTAGCTCCTTTGCGACAGTTGCAGCGATGACAAGCAGTGCAAAGATTTTTACGATCATCAGTGCCACCACGCGAAACTGGTAGTTGATGATCAATCGTCAATTTACCACCACGCTTATGACAGTATTGACATGTGTAGTTGTCGTTCTCCATGACTTCACGTACAAGATCAGCAGATAAGGTACGATCTCTACGGGCAAAATTTCGTGCTTGAAATTCAAACCAATGGTCTTGGTAATATTTACGTTGATTTTCTGTTTTTCTTTCCGGGTTATCACGACGTTTAGCCATGATTGTTTCAGATTTCAATTTATTTTTGCACTTCACAGAACAGTATAAGGACCGCTGATTTTTAGCAGTAAAAATCACATCACAATACTTGCAATTCTTGTTAGACATTAATAAATCATCTTACCCATTGAACCCGTCATTCTTCCCAGGAAACGCTTAATTGCTGTTTCAAGTTCTTCCTTACGTGTCTCAACGTCCAAACGTTGAAGTGTCGTACGGAACTGTAAACGACCAGTACTAATGTTGACTGTCACGCCGTCGGCATTTGTTACTGAAATGCCTTCATTGCCAACGCCACCTACAACAGTTGCAAATGGACCAGAAGCAAAAGTCGCTCCAAGTCTCTTGAGTGCAGATGTCTCAGCAGTGACAATGATGTATTCCATTTGAAGAATGATCAAGTCGCACAATTCATCATTGTTAGGCTCAATAGTACCAGCCTCAACATCGACTGTAAGTTCAGCGACCTGGATCTTAGGACCACCAAATCCACCGGGGATTCCTTGAGGTCTAGATGTTCGCGAAAGCCCCAAAGCTTGATTCAGTCTACGAACAGCTTTTACAAGCACATGCTGCAAAAAGTTATCATCAAATATATGACCTTCGGGATCGCCAATGTCAATACGTACAGCATCATAGATTGTCGATGTCTTATCTGTTGGCGGTGCAAAGCCAATAGAAACTAATACATCTTGGACTTGAAATGGTTCGCTTGCAAAGACTACTGAATTTGTCTGCGTAACGATCGTCCAATCAATATGCCAACTGCCTAGTTGATAACCAGGGGGAATTAAGCCAGAACCAGTATAATGTCCTAGTTCAGGATTAAGTGCAACGCCGCTAACGGCGGAAGCATTAGCAGCGTCAAATAGCCTAAACCCTACATATTGTCCACTAACAGGAGCACCGTTAGCGGATAGAAAGATGTCTAGGGCTGATGCAGCTTGACCGACAGTGAGAATTTTTGTTTCGTTGGCCATTAAACCCCCTTAGATAATACACTAGAGTGTATCTTTTTGTGCTCTTCTTCTGTGACCAATAACACGTTCGATTCTTCCCAAAAAGGTGTATAAGTTTCAATTGTGGTCATCAGTTGTTCGCGATCAGAAATATGACCATATCTAATCATAAATTCATCAACAAGTTGTGAGAATGGTTTGATGTGGTGTACGTTTAGTCGATTACCGCGTTGACCAGTCAACTCACAAGTATAATCACGAGACGCCATAATATGCTTAACAAAATCTGTGTACTTTTGCGAATTACGAATCAGCTTATTGAGAGGAACTTTACCGCCTTTCCAGGCTGGGTTGTTAGAACCAAAATTATCGCGTGGTTCAATACTGTGTTTTTTAAGAACCCTCTCTACACATCTGGTGGTACTATCATACAAACATGCTATATCTCTATATGATAAGCCTTCCTCATACAAATCAATAACCTTCTGTTCGTCAGAACGTTTAATCTTAGTGTGTCCACATAACTCTAAAGCTTCTTGTTTAGAGCGTAGCTGTATACCAGCATTTTGCAAACGCTCTACAACAGAAGGAGAGGTAAGTCCAAATTGTCTAGCAACTTGAGTACAAGACAGGCCATTATTATAAGCTTGTGTCATCTGTTCAATGGTTGCTTTTTCTTTACCACCAACCTTTTTAGGCTCTATACCATTCTTTCTAAGAATAGCATACACCTTGTAGTTAGTTAAGCCTAATTGCTTAGCTACTAATCCACCATTACCACACTGCTTGTAAAGTTCTATTACTTGATCATCCATTAAAAAGAAAACTCCCTGATGAGGATTGCCCATCAGGGAGTACACTAACTCATGAGTATTACTCGGAGAAGATCAGAATTAACCGATCAAAACTCTCCAATTAATACCCTCCGTGGATCGAGAACGGCGAAGCCGTGCTCCATCCATCCGAAGATGCCCGCACGCTGCTCGCGATAGAGGGCCGGGTCTTCATAGGTCTGCAACTCTTCACGAATCGGCATCACGAATGAGTCCATCGTGCTCAGGTCCAAACCAATGGCGAACTCTTTCAGAGTGACAGAGTTGACCGTCTGGTGGGCACGACCAAGAGTCGTCTTAACGAAGTTCTCGTATTCCTGACCTTCGCCGAACTCGGTCATTTCGTGCAGAACAACGCCATAGATCTGAGCTAGGCCGTACTCTTTCGAAACGAAGATCTCACGACGAGTGAACTCGTCGATTTCATCCACGTCCCACCCACGAATGTCTTCCATTGCTTCCATCGACAGGTAAACGTCGGTCAGACGACCGCTGTTACCGTTGCCGCCTGCACCACGAGTCATCGCCGTCTTCATACGGCTGATCAGTTCCTTCGTGAACTGTCCAGCAGCCGCAGTCGGAATGAGCGTCGAGCCCGTGAACGGAGCAGATCCGTTTGCCGTCACGACCATGCCACGGCCATCAGCCGCACCAAGGATCGTACGCCAACCGTCACTGTTGATCTTGCGGACGAAGCCAGCTTCGTACACACGGATCGCACGCATGATCACGTCGAAACGTGCTTCCTTTGCGTACTTCAATGACCAGTCAATCGAATTGGCGATCTGGAAGGTCGGAACCCACAGCTCGTCGCCTTCAATGTGACGCTCAGGAACACGACCCTGCTTCGGCATCGCGAAGGCAATGAATTGATCTTCATCGCCCGGCTTCACGAAGTCGAGAGGATAGTTGGCCTGGGCACCCGGTGCGAGAACTTGCTTCTCGTAAATACCACCTAGGTTGTCACGATCAAACACGCCCTGACGGAGCGGCCACTGCAATTCAGCGGCGAACGCCTTCTGGGCTCTTGCACGTACTTCACTATCGGCGTGAGCCGTGGCACGTAGTGCATCAATTGCTTCTTGCGGATAACGTTGGAAATTCATGTCTGTGCTCCTTATCAGAGATCAATACGGACTTGTAGGAATCCGTCGCTGCCACGGGCAGACAGGGCCTTACCAACTACAAAACGCTTAGCAGTAGTACCATTGTTGAACGTTCCGTTGTTACGCGATACCTGTCCGTTGTCGGCGAGGTAAAGGACATCACCTGGGGCGTACGTGCCGACCGAGATTGCTCCCGGACCAGTCGCTTCCACAAAGTCAGTCCAAAACTCACCTTCCGTGCAGATGCCCACAACGCTGCCCTGAGGCACAACGTTACGCTGACGGTATTCAGGATGATTATAGTAGTTGAGGTTTTCAACGTCATCCAAAAGAATACCGAGCGGTTGGACAAGCTGACCGGAAACGGCAGCCGCGTTAGCATAGGCTACAAGCCCAGCAACACCGGGAACGAACGACATGATTCCACCACGTTCAGCGACGCCAGATGACGTACCTCCTACGTATGTCTGGAAAACTTGACGACTAGGTTGTAGTGCCATGTTTACTCTCCTCTTACTGAATTGGGTTAAAGCCGGGCTTTTGAGCCTTAGGCTGGATTTCATTATCTTCACTCTCTTGCTTAGAATCCGTTACCAAGCTCGCGAGAACGCGGAATGGGTTAACGGCTTCTCCATCGTCACCAGCTTGAGAAGCACCGGCAAGAGAAACGCCATTCTTAGGCTTAGCTGTTTCCAGCACCTTCGAAGGATCGTTCCCGGCAGCACCACCAGCGATCTTGAAACGAGGATTCTTTAACTGCCCAGAGTTGACACCACTGTTGATGCCAGTACCGGCTGGGAAGTTGATCAGAGGATCGCCATTAGTCACGACACTTGTGTCGGGATTGGCAGTACTCTCTGAATGATACTTTTCTAGAAGAACCTTAAAAGGATTGGCAGCCTTAGCTTCCTTACCCTTCTTGGGCGGGAACGGCATCTTGCCCTTCTTGGCGACAGGAGCATCTTCATCTTCTGTGTATGTCGTCGCTGCTTTCGCAACCTCAATGACCATTAGTTCCTGCATGTCACGCCACTGCAAGTAACCGTCATTATCGAGCTTGGTAGCATGAGCAACAAAAGCTTCAACTGCTTCTTCTGACATTACATCACTCAGGAGTGAACGAACGTCCTGTTCACGCACGACTAGTTCCGCTTCGGCAAGCTTGGCTTCAAGCTCATCAGCACGAGCGGCACGGGCGGCGAGAGATGCACGCGATTGCGAAATCCAAGCTATCTTTGCAGCGAAAGCGTCCGCACCAGTCTTCGCCAAGTCGATCTTAGAGATCTCAGGCGGTACGTCATTCGTCGCACCAGCAGTCACATGCTCTTCGACCAACTTCTTAACAGCAGCGTCGTACGCGGCAGTTTGATCGTTCAAAGACTGGACTTCTTGGCTCTTGACTTCGAGGGCCTTGTTCAACTCAGCATTCTTAGCTTCGAGTTCTTTGCTCGTTACTTCTGCTGTAGTTACACGGGCCTGCAATGCCTTCTCTGCGGCTGCCTTTGCAGCTACCTGATCACGCTTGTCGAGTACGGATTCGATAGCCGTCTCAACATTAGGCTGATTTACATTTGCTTGTGTATTCATTACGGCTAACTCCTGTGAGGGATTTGCTTCTGATTCCATTAGTTGTTGCAGAAATAGTTCAATCTGATCTTGCTCAGCTACGCTTGACATCACATCAACAGATGTGATAACAGAACGCTTATTTGCTGGGTGGTCAACCAAACCACATCCGCCAAACGTAATAGAACGTAAAACGCGACCAATTCGCATATCTTGACCCAACTCAGGATCATAATATTTTCCTACTCCCCCGGCAGCACGCAAGTGCTTATCAAGAAAAGAGGTTTTCTCATTACGGGCGACGATTTTAGACAGTCCATTACTGCCGTACAGTCCATAGCTGTAATCGTCAAACCAAGCTTCCATAGAAACAAACAGATCATTTGCCTTCGCACGAGCTTCAACCTCGCGGGCACGTTCTGGATGAATCAAGCGGAAGATAACGGCCTCCGTCCAAAGATCGAAGTCGTTTTCTGGTACATTCTCGTCATGAATATCAAGAACGTTTCCATTGAGATCACGGGCTTGAACCGTATAAATGACCCCAACAATATCCTTGTCCTGATGCTGCCAATTAAAGGGCTTCAATACAGGCGTATGACGAGCAGCCCAACACTCTTCACGAGTGAAGATGTCATCGTTATCGTTAACACCAGCTCGAATGCCAGCGGAAACAAGACACGATTCAAGATACAAAAGATCCATTTGCGGCTTTAGATCAAAGCCGTACTTATCCTTTAGCGACGAAGCAACAGACTTAAACTTATCAGTCTGAGGCTTGAGAAGCGTCGCTTTCGAATATAACTGGGTTTTGTATTTCATCCCATAACCAATAAACTAAAAGTCGGTTAGACTCACCCAAAATTCTCAGGGCGGTGCTCGTGATCACCGTTCGGGTAATTACGACCATCCTCGTGAACGTGCGAACCGTCAATCGAAACAGACATTTCAATTGCACCTTTTTTGTGATGATGTCCGCCAAAACGATTTTGAGGTCCGTGGCTATGTCCACCAGTTAATTTACCACCCTTAACGTGAGTATGTAATCCAAGAGGATTAGATTCCGCATGAATGTGCGTACCCATATAAAGAGCTTCTTCTGCTGGCATCGCTGGACGATGATTCCAAGCGGGCACATTCTTTGGCTTAAAAATGGAATAATGGGTGTCGGCAATGACGGGACTTGCACCAGCGGCCTTCATTGCGTCGCTGAATATATCAGCTTGCAGTCCGCGATTGCGGGACAAATATTCACGCTTCCACATTAGTTGCCACCTTCTGTGAATTCTACAGTTGTTTGATTGTCGTGAGCAACGCCGCCATCAGTATCTACATTCGTGCTAATAACAGTGCGTTCCAGTCCCGGAGGAGAGGGCGGATCTGTCGCAAGCGAAGTGATGTTGCCGATAGTACGATCGGTCACACGTTGCAAACTCGTTCCACTAGAACGAAGCTGCATCACGTTAATATTGTTTCTGAATCCAGAATTTAGAGGAGCTGACATTTTAGTTTTTGTTTTCTGGCTTCAAACGGTCTAGAAGGACACGACGACGTACTTCCGTCGATGCGTTAGACTTTGAATTGTACATCATTTCACGCAAAATATCACTTTGCAAGTAAGTGCTAAGCAAATCGAACTCCTCGGAACTCAAGCCCTTCTTTAAAAGCACTTGAGCCATCTTCTTGGCACCAGCAATATCAGCTTCTTGACTTTCGATGCATTCTAGAAGTTTGCCAGCAATTGCAACACGCATGTCGTCATTCTCACACACTTTCAAAACGTCGGCGGTCGTGATGGTTGGACGCTTGACGCCAGGAACCAAAGTCTTCTGAACGTCGGCTGGATTGTCAATAGACTTCTTGCTCTGTTCGGCTGGTGTCATGCCGTCTGACAGGGCAACAATACGTGACGCGGGAACATTAACTTCAATGTCTACAAGATCAGGATGGACCTTGGCAATCCCCATATAGACCTCTCTTCGAAGATCATCCATGTTGCCGCTATACCAGACAGGAACTTCTGTCAACTGCATTGCTCGTGACATACTGGAACGTGCTTGAGTTTCTGTAAAGACTGGAAAATGATCCTTCTTGTCTAACAGTCTAGGCGACACCTGACCAGCAATACTACCACTAATAAAACCTTCTGTGATCGAATCAGAAGGTACGTAAACCTGACGCGGGCGAGACTCGGGCGTCTGACCGATTTGATCTGGTTTCACATCTTCGACATTCAGAGATTTGGCCATATTGCGGAATGCTTGCTCGTAATTCATTGTTTATCCTTAGAATAGCTAATGTTCTTCGTGCTGTGTGCTGGGACAACACCGACAGTAACTTTGTCCGTAATGTACAATACGCTAAAACTATACTCTCAGTGCATCAGGTTTTTGTGCTACGTGTTGTTTGATTGCTTTTTGAGTCCAAGCAGACACCATAAACTGGCGTCGCATCTCGCGAGTAGGAGTTTTACCAAACGACTTGCTATACTGAGCAACCTTGTCAGTATAGATATTAAGTACATCTACCTTAACTGTCTCAGCGGCGTCAGAACGCAACATGTTTACAATAAAATCGTCGCTCAGCGGAGAATCGCTATCAGGAGCGGGCATGTGACTAAACACATTGTAAATCATCTGTTCCAAGCGTTCACGCTCTTCGAGCTTGAGTTGCTTTAAATGCTTAAGATTAGGATTATCTTTTGCTTTTGTTTGAAGATATCTGTCGCCGACGAATTCTTCTAGGCGAGCCAAGATAGAACGACCATGCTCAGAAAGTTCATCGTGCAACTCTAATAGCTTCGAAAGCTTGGCAATTCCCAGTCCCTTGGGCTTGCGAGGATTGTCTTGTTTTCCAGTCGGGCCAGTTGGCGTTCCAGCGGGACGACCATTGGGTGTTCTTGGAGTCTTCTTGCCGTCAATACCTGTTGGTGCGACCGGCTTTGGCGGTGGCTGAGGAACGCCGTCCTTGTTATCTGGCTTGACAAACGGTCCACGCATTTCAAGAACGCCCTGTTCACGAAGATTGTTTTCTTCCTTTAGCTTAGCCACCTCTGTATCAACAGTTGTGTCAGCTTGACGAAGAAGTGTATCGGCAGACAAAATGTTACGGTCATAAAGACCAGTGACGAAAGCTTGATAAGCCTTCTCATCTTGAAGACTTGTTCTGCCAAATCTAATAGTGGGTAGTTTTTGGAATCCCATCGCATCAGCGACGATCTTCATTTCTCCCATGAGCCAGTCTTTAACTTGATTACGATAGGATTCAAGACGTTCTAATACGGTCGATACCGCAATGAACGAATTCGAAAAACCTCCACCGCCACCACCAATCAAGACTTCAGGAACGCCTAGTGCGGTCATGATATCGTGATCAGCCGACTTGTGCTTGTCAATGTCAAAAATACCTTCAACTTTTGGTTGAATCACTTCGGCTGAAATCTGATCATTCCATAGAATATTCATGACCGATCCAGGCATCTGCAACATGTCTGCTAGACGCTCAAAGTGTTCATCTTCTGCTGGAAAACCTTCTTTGAGATTACCAAGCTTATACAAGAAAACAGCATTAATGATAGACTGACATGCACGAATTTCCATCGAGCGTAGACAGTCCTTGAAGTACAAGGCTTGTAGAGCCGGGTAGACAAACGGTACGGCCCAGTCAAACCAATCAAACTTACCGGGTGCCTGAACGACACTCAACTCTTCTTTTGTAAGCTTGATCTCGGCAGAATAACCAGAACCGGGGCCTTGATATGAATTCATGCGAGTGAGAAACTCACGAGGGATATTCACTTCGGTCGTCCCCAAATCCTGAGAACTTCGCATGCCAAGGCCGCGAGCTACATCAAGGGCGTCACGCTTATCTAGGGCCATGACCCAGTATGAGTCACCACGAATCTTGCGACCTCGCATCTCCATTTGAAGCGGATTCAGAAACGTATAGCCCCACGGAATCTGCTTGGAAGTATTCTGTGGTAACCCCTCTTCGCTTGCAGAGGGCGGTGCATCGCCAACGACCTTCTTGTCTGCCTTTGTAAGATCACTGATATATTCGTTACCCTTCTTCGAAAGGAACCAATCAATGAAATCATTTTCGCGAGCTTCAATTGAAGTATCTCGTGTCTTACCACGCACGATCAGAGTGTCGCCAATATTCTCGGAAGCCTCTGAACGTTTCATTGCTCTCTTAGAGCCTTCATCAAGAGTGGCCCAACGACGATGCACAAACGTCTGTCCTGAAACGAACAGATTGAGAAACATGTTATGACAACGCTCTTCAAGGCCAATCTTACGAGCCCACGTACGGTAGAAATTTCGCACAGAAGCGTCGGCATGCTCAATTTCTACACCTTCGGTGGCGAAGTCGGCATATAGATCTACAATATTGCGAACAATACCATAGCCAAGATAGGCCATGTGACATTGAGCGATGATGTTATGATTGAAAGCAGCGTTCGAAGAGAAACGCTTTAAATATGTAAAGCCACCTGACGCACCGCCAGCGGCTCCTCCAGACATGCGACCAAAGCCATTAAGAAGGCCGGTACCAAAGTAGTTACCAAAGCCTTGGGCATTCCAAGATGAGCCAGCACCCATTGTGCCCTGACCAACATCGCTGCCGTTGCCAAAACCACCAAAAGGCGAGCCGTCTAAACCACTGTGGCGACGCTCAATACTATCTCCCATGTTACCATAGAAGTATCCCTCTGTTTTTTGACGAGCAGCACGAGCGTTTGAACGTTCGGTAGCGGCTAACATAGCTTGAGGCGAAGCTCTACTGGGCGTTACATTGCGAGCTGATGTTGTACGTTTTGCCATTTGAAGTACCTAGGGGCCGATTGTATCGCGGCACAATTGATTACACTAAGACTCAGTAACCTACGGACCCACGACGGCGACTACGACTTGTATATCCACGACCAGCTTGAGTACGTGTCTTGGGCGTGCCCTGTCTGGGTTTATGTCCTGTACCCATGAAAACCTTAGCGGCATAATTAGCTAACATAAGAGCGGACCAACGGTCACGGCGTCTCATGTCAAGACCTTCTGGCTGCTCGGAAAGTTTAGGTAGTTCAAAACTTTCTGTTCCCTTGGGACTAACTGAACGCATGATAGCACACATCTCATTGATGCATTCATTAATATGTTGCATCGCACCCATACGAGGTACAAACTTTTCGCCATAAGATTTCGTGGCACGTTCAGCATCCCAGTCGTCCACGCCCCAAATATCTTGCTGGAGACGTTCTTTTTCACTATCCGAGACATCAGATACACCAAAGTGACGAGCGTACTGATCGTAGACCCTAGCTTCATCAGCACGGTGAGGGAACAAGATATTGCACTGTTCCACGTCCGAGGCAACGCCGTGAGCAGATTGAGAAATCCAGGTAGTCGTAAAATCCACCATTTCAAGGATCTTCTTGCCCGGAGCACCCATACCAGACTTATCACCTGTAAACTTCTCCATTTGATCAGGAATTACCCAAATGAAGTCTTCCGGTTGTACATCATCTGTCTTCTTGCATAGCCATTCACGAATAGGTTCGCCACCGCCACCAGTATCTATAGCAATATAAGAGACGTTGAAGCGTTTCACAATTTCGCGAATCTTTTGAGCAGACACACCAAATTCGGTTTTGTCCCATGCATTACAATAAACCATCTCTTTTCCACGAGCTGTCAACTTCAAGATGACAACACCAAGGTTATCATTAAAACGAGCAGGGTCAATACCCATTACATAAACAGCACGAGGGTCGCCATACAATTCGCAATAAATCGGCTCTTCATTTGGAGCTTTGGGTGTAGAGTTTTCAACCCACGATCGCCTAATGAAGCCGTCCGTATCGTCTGGAAACTGAGCCAAGTACTCCATCGCAAAACGATGTCTTGGAAATGCAGCACGGTCAGAGCGAATGTTGTCTTCGTCTAGGAAGTTTTCTGGCAAGGCGGTGTAAGGAAGCTGATAGATGGCGTAATGACGCCACGTCTTCTCAGCGTTCTTCAAGTCATCTTCCGTGATATCTTGTGTACGTCCAGTAGCCGCAAGATGTTTTTCTTCCAAAGCCCTCTTGAGATTTTTAACATCACCCTTCGATTGAATAAACATCTTGTACACGCCATAACGCTTGAAAAAGTGATTATGTTTGTACGATGGTGTGCCAGACACAACGATCTGGTTACCGAATCCCTGTGTACTACGAATCGCACTGACCAGTTCTTCTGGTGCTCCAAGGCTAATCAAACGATTCACGAACGCGGCATTAGCGGCACGCTCTTCGGGGTTTGCATGTACGGCAGTAAACGGAGCAATAACGATATCAAAGATTTCTTCTGGGATCGACGCAAACTCATCGGCGATCAAACATGTTGCACGAATACCTCTAATCTTTTCGCCATCACCGATAGGAATAGCTTGAATCACAGATAGGCCAACACGAAGCGTAGCCATGTCCGATCCATACTTCGGACCACCCCACTGCTCTAGAGCTTCTTTGATTAACGGCGAAGCTTCGTATAACTGTTCAATATACTTGAATACCAACTTGGCTTGACGGAAGCCAGCACCACAAATAACAATCTTTGATCCAGGTATCAAGATAGCTCTGAGCAAAGCGTAAAGGGCTAGAATAAATGTTTTACCTGCACCACGAGTGGCAAGAATCATAGGAAACTTCTTGGACCACAACATTTGAAGCATCACTTGCTGAAACGCAAGTAGCTTCAAGGGTTTACCTTGTTGGTTACAAAAGACCTTCTGTACAAACCACGCCAAGTTAAAGTTGGCCATGTGGTACACGGATTGTGCCGGGCCGCACTCATCGAAGATACGCATGATATCTTCGCGTTTGAATGTCGTGCTCCACACGGAGCCGCTCAAGCGTCTAATCTGACCAGCAGACAGTCCCATTACAATCTACCTTGTCTGTACAATTTATATGCAGCAAGCAAAATGTTCTTCGTCATGCTGCGGGCTTTAGAGCCCGCAAAGATGACTTGAGCTTCATACTCTAACATTAATGTGTTAAGATTGGCAGCTACAACAGCAACGGGCATATTCACACTTGCCTTATTGATGCCCTTCTTATTCACATAATAATTGCGTGGATTACAAATATCTTCACAGGACTGTTCAATCATGATAATCTTGATCTTGTGATTACGCAAACGCTCAAACTCCGCATAAATACGATCTTTGTTCTGCGTGAAGTTATTGAATAGCTCATCAGCGGTTGCTTTTCGCTCAATGACGATAATGTGCTCCATTCCTTTTAAGGAATAGTCACCGGCATCTAACTTCTCGTGAACAATAGCTTCAAATTCCTCTTCGCCCTCATAGTCGAAAGGAATTCGCTCTCGCGTATCAACTACAAGAGTCGGAAGCTTAGGTAGATCAGACTTCACGAATTCCATGTCTTCTTAGGCTTATCTTCGGCTACCAACTGAATTGGTGCCGCTACAATAGTCGCCTGACCAGAAGCAATAAGCTTGTCAAGATCGGCAATTTGACGGCCATCAACTAGCTTGAAAATCTTGTGCTTGCCTTGTCCCCATGACGTTTCCAAGATGGACTCAACGCCATTAACATTGACAAGATCGCCTTGTTTTACATTCATATTAGTTCGCTTTCGTGGTCATATGACCACAATGATAGAAAAGTTCAATACCAATGTGTGCAGTCGCACACCCGGTTTTCGCCACACGTTCCTGATATTCAGTCTCACCGTGGCGGGGGTCGCATCCTAAGTCCGCTTCGGGATATGGTCCACACTCTCGATACAGACTTTTTCTAATGATAACTGGGTTATTATTAAACCCATTAGGGAAATTGGCGATCTGATAATGATGGCCGGTTTGCGTACTCTCAGGCCATAGACGTACATTCGCCTTCTCAAGCATTTCATTACTGCATGACCATGGCAAATATTTTGGTTCGCCAAGGCCCCAGTTTTCACATGGGTCGTAAACTGCTCTCAATTGCAATACACCAACATCAGGTTGTTCTTGCATGATGTCGTGAGCAATCGACAAGAAGTCCACGTTCTGGCGAACCTCCCAATCATTTTCGTGAATAAGACAAAACTCACCACGCGACAATCCCCATGCTTGATTCAGACCTTGGTTAATACCGTAGTTACGTTGACGCACTATTACTTTTCTTTCAAGATTAATCTCTTGAAATAGCTTATAATTCTGTTCACATTGACCGTTTTCAATGAAGATCCATTCTACTTCCAATGGACTGCGAGCGACAGAATCTACTGTCGCGAGTAGACATCTTTTTGTTACATCATGACGACCGCAGGCCAAGAACAGAATTGAGATCAATCCCGGCTCAAAGAAAACGTCCCGATGGGACTTGTAGCGTTGCACGCCATAGTCCCATCGGGGTTCGCCATTCATCAAATGTCTGTCGCTAGAGGTCATGATAACTTGCCGAGCACGCAGTCCTGTCTTACGAGGAACAAGCGATCGTCTTTGTTTCCGACTTCATTACCAGAAAACTGGTGAATCAGAACACGGTCATTGACAGTGAGGTCGATTGGAACGCGAACGCCATTTGACGTTACGCCGCCCGAACCCACGGCTAACACAACAGCCTCTATACGATCTTCCTGAGCACGCTCAGGCAGAAGGATGCCGCCTCGTGTCTTTTCCTGCTTGGCGTCTGTCTGCACAAGCACATAGTCATTGCGAGGTTCAATCTTCATGTCGAACGCCTTGACCACCAATCTTTCCACCATTGCTATCGCCGCCCAATTCACCAACCTTCTTGCAGCACTTAGCGGCACATTCCTGGAATGCTGAGGCTGCGGCACTACTGCCAGCACCAACGTTGGCGGCAATACCAGCACGCACAGAAGCACGAGTTGCGGCACAAGTTTCCATACCACTCGTGAGCGTGTCACGACACGCTTCAAGTTCTACTAGTGTCGTTGACGCCGCAAAACAAGCGTCGTATGCGTGGATAGCCAATCGCGTACAAAGCCTGTAGTCCATGTCCGCGTCATCATACTGACGACATGCACTGTTGTAAATCTCAACCATTTTTGCACGATATGTATCATCGCAAGCAGAGACGCAAACAATGTCAACGGTGTAGTATCCATCTGATGGACAGACCACTTCCGGTACAGAAAAGTTAGATGGCTTCTTATCACAGTATAGATTAGTGGGTCCGGGCACTGGCGGACCAGTCTGCGTCGTGGACGGTGCCGTGAACGCAATAACACCAAACGCTAGGGGAAGAGCAACAATCAAGCTTACAAGAAATCTTTTCATATAATCATGTCTTTCTGAATTATTTTAACCACTTCTTCAAACACGTCCACTCGTCGCTTAACGGTATGACGTGCCATTACTTTATTGTAGCCATTCGTAGCAATACGAATACGTTCTACATCATTAGAGGCGTAATGTATAATCTTCTCGATAGCATCCTCCGCTGAATCATAATACACTATGTCGGTTCCATCAACAAAAAGCTCATGCAATTTAGTCTCTAATGGAAGACGATCAGTGATCACCAATTTGCCGCAGGCCATGCCTTCAAAAATGCGACGAGTGATCTCTTTGTACTGTGAACACTGGAAGACAATCTTGCCCATACACAAACGCTTGGCGTGATCTTCACCATAGAAATAACGTTCGTTACTAAATTGTGGTCCAAGAGCAGCTTTAACAACCTCTGTCAAGCCATTGCCTCTTGGACCACAAGTTGTAACACAATCAAACTCTTCCTTGGTTTCGGGACGGGGATAAAAGAGTCGCTCATCTGCGTGATGCGTCCAGTGTTCAGCCATGATACCAAACTGCCTGTAGTGCTCCACACATTGCCAATCAGGAGAAAGTACCGCATGTACCCTTGGTCCCTTTGGCCACATCATACGGTGTGACTGAGGTTCGTCACCAGCTTCATTAATCAAAACGACGCCTGGAAAGTATTGTTTATCAAATTGCATCGCATCCCATGGACCATAGTCCATGAGCAAAATGACATCAGGCTTATAGATACCGTTACGAACTTCAGACATCAAACGATTGATAGAGTCATTTGAATATGAACGTTCCTTACGCTTAGGCAAGAAGTCACCATCCGCATGATAAAGGTTAAAAGCCTTTACTTCGTGCCCACGAGAAATGAATTCTTGCTTGACGCCCATTGGAGTAGACCAAATTTCTCCAAAATTCTCCCATGATGCATACAGCATAGCAATCTTCATGTGTAGTCCTCGAAGATACCGTAAATGTGACCACTCTCAATCATTTTCTTTAATTCCGAATCCTTGGCCTTAGAAAGACGCTCAACTTCTTCTGCTACTTCTGCTTGAGCGTTACGTGACGAAAGTTCCTGTGCCAGATCGACAAGCGTTTGCTTCTGCGAACGCACAGCCTGGAGACGCTGTGAACGACTCATCTTCAATTGCTCCATACCCTGTTGGTACAGCTTCATATGAGCGTTGTATTCTTTATGATATCTCTCATCAACAAAACGACGATACTGAGGATCGTTTTCTTGAATTTCGCCGCCTTGAGAACGCTCAAATAATCTTTCTTCTCGTTCTTTTCGTGCAAGAGCTTGAAAAGCAAGAACAAGTTCTAGCACAGAAGCAAACAAAGCCTGTTCTTCTACTTCTGTCAAACTCTCAGTTGACTTAATAACGCTAATATACTCCTCAACGAACACTTCTCGTTCTTCATCATTGAAGTTGCGGAACGCCAACTTAAAGCGTGGCGTGTTCTGTAGCTTATTTTCAATAAAAGTGGCACGCTCATCGCGTGTCATCTCGTCTAGAGTCTTTTCGTCATCGCTATCGTCATTCTTGCCTTTAAGGATGCGAGCCACAGAACGAGCAGCGGTCTTACTATTCCAAGAGTATGGAAATTTTTCTCCCATCATCTTGGCGATGTCAACGTAAGTATTGCCTTGCTTGGAAAGTTGAATAACAAGGTCTTTCTCTTCTTGAGGGAACACCTTAGGCATTGTTAATAATCTCCGTCACAATCAAACGAATCTCTCGTTTGGTTCTGGCGGATATCTTTTCTCCGACCAGCATCTTATCATAAAAAGGAAGAAGACGAGGTGGCAGTACGCCGCGAATGCTCTGATCTAGTAGCATGGCATCAATTAGTTCATCCTGGCGATTATCTAGTATGTCGCCTTCAAAGGACGAGGGTCTACGTAAGTCGGCCTTCGTCGCCATATTTTCTCTGTACTGCACGATCTTATCACATCCTATTTCATCTATGGTACATGTTCGTCTTATGTGATCCCACAATGGACAACGAACACATGGTGGGTTATTTGGTACCCAAATACCTCTACGCATATTATACAAGAAGTTACGCACGCATGTCTGCAAATACTTGTATGGCGAAGGGCCAATACGATTAGAATCAAAAAACGGCAAAATACGAAGACACTCAATCCTAACTTCCTGAGCTATATCTTTATGATCATAGCCAGGAATAGGATATCGTCTGCCCTCGGTGTTAATCAATGCCTCAACGATGTCGCTGATGTCACTGTAAGCTAGGGTACCGCTACTAGCGACTACAAAAGTCATTCCTTCTCGTTGGTCTTTTCGCTATCCGTAACCGTCGTTGAGTTTTCGGAAATAATCTTCTTTTCGTCCGTCTTGTCCGTTGCTTTAGCAGGAGGAGTAATGGGCTTGAAATTAGGTGAAGCTTTGGCGACGCCCAGTGGCACTTCCGGCTTCAGTTCGCCAGTGATTTTTTGAGGTACCTGCACTTGTGGATCTTCGTTTGGAGCGTGACGAGCGGTGTGTCCGCCAGTGTTGATGGATACAAAATCGAGGTTATTGTTGTTATCTTTATTACGACTAATGCGTTGATTCATTGTTCTTACCTTCACTTGTGTTACAAAAGCGGTCAACGAGGTTATGCATGGTCTGCCTCAACCCTTCTGGTGACTCACCAATAATGAAAAACATGGGCTGTTGGGCGGCAATTTCACAAATTTTTGGTCCGCATCGTTCTGCCTCGGCCAATGTGTTGGGGCCAAATGCCACCATCTTGAAAGCCATTACCAGAGCGTTATCCGGTAACGACCCTTCAAGAGTTGCCAACTCTTCAGTAGTTACTAATCTAATTTCCATTTTCTTGTAAAACCAATGTCTTGTCGCGGCATCACTAGTTAATACATGGGCTAACTGATATTCCCTCTTTTTAAGCCGCCCCGTGCTAACCTAACATAGTTCCTGCTCTCAACGGGAGGCGTGGGCATCTACACAAGTGGTAAATAAATCCACGATTTTACTTACCAAACCGCCAAAACCATGTAAGCATAAAACAGCAAGGCTGTGATAACGCTAGGCGAAGCCGAGTGTGACCAGCTATATGAGCTAACATGTTGTCACGGCATCAGTAGCTAATATAGGCTAACTGTTATTTTCCTCTTTTCAAGCCGCCTCCCGTGCTAACGTTAGTTTAATCTAACGTGGTTCTTGCAATGGGACACTTTCAACGGGAGGCATGGGCATGAGTAAGTTAATGGTTGGACTGTTTGTCATTTTGATGATGGCATGTACCACATCCCAAAAAGCCGAGCCAAAAATTCTATCTACGGCGTTACCTGAATATCTTGTGCGTGTCAATTTTGTTCTCTTTACACAGGAAATCGCTCAAGCCCCAGTAACAAGTCAAGCATTTCAGAACGCTCTTGGTGAATGGGCTGACGTACTACCAATTGAGTGTGCGGTTTTCTTGGAGCCACCGGCAACCTTTCCATTCAATCTGGATTCGATGGCCAATCAACGTGGCGTCATTCGGGTTCGCATTGTGGACATCCATGCCCCACCATACAATCAACCATTTGAAATACTTGGCTTTTGGGATTGGGGTCAAAACTTATTAGCACTAGATCGTATGACCTTGGAGCTAGATGCTGAAATGGCTCACGTCGTCGCTCTACATGAACTAGGACACGTTTTTGGTTTGCCGCATTTTTTGAATATAGGTGCTCAGATAGGGTCTACTGGCTCTTACATGATTCCTGCGGAGTTTGACGCTCGTGAGCTAATCATGTTTCCGGTTGTAGGCAACAGAAACAAGTCTTCGAAATTGACGAAATTAGAGGCAACGCTAGCATGGAAAAATTTTCGGGGTTTGCAAGAAGTTGGCCGCAATGACTGTTTCCAGTTGACAAGTCATTGTAAATGAGGTATCATCAAGTATGCGAGTAAATATTAAGTATGTAACTGAGTTTACAATCAAGAATGGTAAGATCCGTAGCAGCCGAGTCATCAATGGCGAGAATGCTAACTTGGCTCAGCAAGCCGCTATTAACACTGCGAAGCCTTTGCTCGCGGCGGTTGTGCGTTCTCGCTTGACGAATAATCAAGACTGTTTAATCAACGTCCGTGTAGGATATGTAGAAACTTCTCGTGGACTAGAGCTGACTTTTAGGGTATGTTCCTAGTATGACTGATACACTTAATGACGTACTAAATAATCCCGCGATCAAGACTGGCCTTGAATTGCTTATGGCCAGTCGTCCCGAACTTGGACTTGCATTAAGTGTTGCTACGACATTACTTAATGGATGGAATGAACAGGCTCAAACGAACACGGCTATTAAAACAATTGATGTGCGAGCAGCAGAACATATCAAGCGTCTCGCCACACAAAAACTACGTCCGACAGAACAGAACGAGATTGAAATTCGGTTACACGAGTTACTCACTATTCTCATTAAGTTAGGGAGGGTATGATGAGGTTTTATGTTTACACGTCAACAAAAGACGAATTAGAATTCATTGATGAGGAATGTCTTGAGCAGTTTGCCGCACATGAATTTGATCTCGCCATTCATAAGTTTAGTGGTGTCGCTATTGATGCCGAAGACATTAATGATGCTTTGATATCGTATTGTCATCCAACTAGTACACACGGCGAGTATCTGATGATAGATGAGCCGCAAGCTACCGTTACGAGACGAGACATTGAATTGACTAAGAATGGACTACAAGAGTCTTTTAATCAAGTCAAGGCTAAACTAGAATATCTGCGTGCATGTATCAAAATTCAAGTTGCTTTGACTAAGATGCATGAAGCGAATAAGTTAATGAATGAAGCGGCAAACGAATTGTTTGTAGTACATCATGAACCCACAGAAACGCCTCCAGCAGTTATTTTTAAGCGAATTAGCGACGCAGCCGTTAATATAAAGATTAAATATCATGGCGACACAAAGAAAACTGGATGAAGCGTATATGCATTGTGCTAGAGCCATAGCGGCTCTAAGTTATGCGGAACGTAAGAAGGTTGGGGCCATTATGGTGGCCAATAGTCACATTATTGCCGAGGGATGCAACGGCACTTATGGCGGTGCAGATAATCAATGTGAAACCGATGATGGTTTAGTTACAAAGCCCGAGGTCTTGCACGCCGAGTCGAATGCTATCGCGAAAATTGCTAAATCAACAAATAGCTCGCAGGATGCTACTCTGTATGTCACCTGCTCCCCATGCTACGAATGTAGCAAGATGATTATTCAGGCCGGTATCAAGCGAGTAGTGTACGACGAAGAATATAGGCTCGCCGAAGGGCTCGCCTTATTACGCAAAGCGGGGATTGTGGTAGACAAGCTTATTAACATCTTTAATCCTGAGACAATCATATGAAATTTTTACTTGCTCTTCTTTTCACTTCTTGTAGCATTAATCAACCTCACGTTGATTTGATGGCCGGTGTACGTGACTTTGATAGTCGTGAAAGTTGGGAACAAACGGACCAACAAGTTGCGGTCGGTATCCAGGCTCACCTAGCTGGACAAGAAGGATTCGGACCAGAATTCTCACTGATTATTAGCGACGACACTTCACGGGACGATCAGTACGTGAATCGTCCCGTGAATTACACCAAGTCACACATTGAAGAACTTTCTATCGGTATGCGAAAGAACTTCATGCTTGGCGATTCTTTTCAAGTGTACGTAAGTGGTGGGCTCTCTGCTACCGCCCTTAAAACAAAAGTAGACGTTACGTATGCGGGAGAGTTTTCCGATCGTAGCGTGGCGTACTCGCCTTATGCACAAACGGGACTGAATTTTCTGTTTGACGAACACTATACGTGTGGTATCATGTATCGACGTACGTTCTGGGGCGAAGACGAAGACATCTGGGTTAACGAACCGCCCACGGATAGCAACCTATTTATGTTCACGCTTGGCTACTCATTCTGAAAAATCTATTGACCGTGGCCGCTTTATGTGTTACTATACATTGCCGCGATGGCTACATACTAGTGAGATAACATTATGAAAACTTCATACGTTGACGGATCGCACGCCGTCTGTCTTTGAGATCCAAGCCGGTGAGGGCGGAACAGACTCTAAGTTGTTCTGCGAGAATCTTGGATTGGCCTATGTTAAATATGCAAACAGCAATGGTTGCAAGCTTGAAAACGAAGATTGGAGCTTGGGGAAGATATCGCTGGTTTTTAGCGGAACGAACGCAGCCAGTCTCTTTGCTGCCGAAGCTGGCAAACATTGCGTACAGCGAGTCCCACCTACGGAAAAACGGGGGAGGCGACAGACCTCAATCGTAACGGTCGCTGTGACGCAACTGGCTTCGGAAGCTTTAGTCACTAAGCTCAATATGAGCGAAGTGACTATAATGACTAAGAGGGGAAGCGGTCCTGGTGGTCAACATCGCAATAAAACAGAATCTTGTGTTGTTGCCCGACACGATCCGACTGGTATTAGCGTAACTATTGATGGGAGGGAGCAGCACTCCAATAAGCGGCTCGCACTCAAGATTCTCACAGCAAGACTTGAAAAAGAAAAAGTGGCGGGGGTAAACGCTAAGGCCGCAGCAGCTAAGCGACAACAGGTTGGCAACGGTGGTCGCACAGAAAAGATTAGAACTTACAACTTTATCGACCAGCGAGCCGTGGATCACAGAACAGGTATTAAGACTAATAGGGTTGAAGATGTAATTGGTAGGGGTAGGTTTGAATTGCTGAAATGACCATTCATGACGTAAAACCATTCAAGCAACATACCCGCTGGAGTTGCGGCCCAGCGAGCCTTAGGACGGCTCTATACTATCAGTTTGGCTTGGATTTTACCGATCGTGAATTGGCTGTTGTTCTTGGTACTACCGAGAACGGCACGAGTGACTTTGAGCATGGCTTGAAGATCCTTGGGTTTAATTTTAAACAAAGTGATCATGGGAATTTCAATAAGCTTAAAAAAGCGTTGGCGAAACACCAACTGCCAATCGTCCATGTCGTCATGAAAGACGGCATCGGCCATTATATGATAGTGACCGGCTATGACGACATGGACGTTATTTTGAGTGACCCCTTTACTGGCACAATCGTCAAATATGGGATCCCTTTTTTCCTTGGCGTTTGGAAAATCGAGGAACGCGAATCCTCAACTCGTTGGTTTCTTATTGTGACTGGACAAAGTAAGCATAAAGTACAAGCATTGATTCGACAGTTGCAAAACATTCAGAGGAAGCTAAGCACATGAATTGGACGGAAGTACATTGGTGGCTCTTTTTTGTCGGCGTCGGCCTAGATGTTATCTGGGTACTCTGGATGAGTGCCGTCGAAAAGGAATGGCCGATTCGTGCTGGCTTCTGGGGTATGGCTACTGCCGCAGTCGGTCTATTTGCTACAATTGAGATTGTGCATGACTGGCAGCACGCTGTACCGTACTTAGTTGGTTTGTTTTTCGGATCATATATCGGAGTTTTCTTGAAAAAGAAGAAAAAATATGCGTAAGCAACCTAGCTTGACTATTGTGATGGGAGTCGTCGATAGTGGCGACTTCTCTTGCGTTTTGCCTCTTGGTAATGGCAAGAAATACAATCGCTTTGTGTGTTCCGGCCAGCCCGCACTTATGGGTGCTCACGTCTATACCGAAAACACCGAAGGCGTTGCTCTTTGCTCTTTGCGAATCAATAATGGTACGCTTGAACGTGACGCCGCTGGAAAGTGGATGTGGCATGGCATCGTTCGTTATGACTCGCTTCGCATTACCGCTCCCCACGGCAATGTGATTGTCACTGAGGATGGTGAGATTACACCTACACTGACATTGCACACTGGCGACATCCTCAGCTTCTTGCCGCGTGCCACTATTTCTCAACGCTTCGCTGTCTGCCGTCCAGAGCTGATTGCCTTGGCGGCAATCAAGCTTAGAATGGAAGATTTAGAAGATCATCAATGGCAGCCACTTAAGGGTAGCTATGGCCCGAGCAAGATTCTTTTGCCCAATGTCGATAATCAAAACTACGAGGCTAGCTCGCTAGCCGAGTATGAAGCTTGGGTCAATGCTTGGCGTACAGGTGAACCAAAAGGCGGCTGGGAAAGCGTAGCTCCACGTATTGGTCCACGCATGGGTGCTGGTGAGTCGGCAGCGTATACGCACGGCGGTAATGGTATCGACGTAAACCACGGTTATGAGCAATGTCGCGGTAACACACTGTTACGCCGCTTTAAACACAATAGATGGATGGATCGCATGAATGTGGCCATCTTCGATGGTCGTGGCCGTCAATTGACCGTCCTTGACATCAATACATCAGTGCAGCAAATCAATGGTCCGGGTTTTTGGCAAGGGCAGAACGATCTTTCTACGTTCCTTGGAGGGGAGTGGGGAGACGCACAGTATCCGCAATTCAATCCTGGCTCATCAACGAATGCGGATGAGTGGAACGTACGCTCGATCGACACCGCTCACATGATTCGTGCCGCTTCAAACGGCATAGCCGTTTGGGAGTATACCCGTGACCCTATGATTGCCGACGATCTTGTGATGCTGTTTGAGAATACGCGATTCACAGAATTTTCGGATCGTGAGGACGCAGTGCCTCACGATCCGAGTTACACGGCCCCGTCGATTAATGCAATGGCATATCAGATCAACTTGAATCCGCATGACGGGGCCGAGATTGACAGAGGGTTCGCTTGGAGCTTGTATCTGGGGGCACAGGTGCATCGAATGGGATTTGATCGCACTTCGTGGCTTTCAAAGATGGTCAGCCTTATGGATGAGGCCGTAATGCCTAACGGTATTGTTGGAACTTACCATTCTGATTACTTCCCAGCTAATACGACGGGAATTCAGACGTTCCATGAAATGCTTGTATGGATGGCATACCATGCTGCACAAACACAATTGAAAAAGTCGCCTGCCGCAAAGTTGACGGCTGTTTGTACAACGATTCTTGACATGCCATCAATTAATGACGAGTATTGGCAAGGTACCGTAAAAGGGCCTCCGCATTGGATTTGGACTCATGTCAACTCGGTACCCGTACCTGTGAGCGTGGCTAACAGCAATGGGGGGGGCGATGCGGCACACACGAATCACCTGCTCGCACTCACATACATGAGTACTCGCAGGGTAGGATGGTTGGACGTTTCCTTACGCCATTGGTTCGTCGCTTCAAGTAGGGAAGCAAAGCTAGCGGACTTGCGTGCGATGAGCGACAAGAGTTGGGGAGCTTGTTTGGAAGCGGTCCTGGCTCTCGCACAGCCTAAGACCTGAGGAGATAGCTTCTGAAAAGTGCGTCGCCCTGTGGAAAAGCCCCCCGCCGCCTCACCGGGTAACGGAAAAGTTTTCCACCGTGAAAAAACCCCCTCCCCGCCATTATGGCATCGACTGCCATATGGGCTGGGAGTGGAAAACTCTTCAGTGTGAGAAGATTATTCTTCCCACTTGGAATAATATTCGGTGTCGATGCAATCTGCACAATCGTGCTCATTCGCGACGCTCGCGATAACGTCGTCCCGATTCACGAGCGTGCCATCGTCGGCACGTTCGAAGGCTTCACCGTGATAGCGTAGCGTCGCATGACACGCACCGCATTCGAATACGGTGTCCATCGTGCCATCGTCGGTTAGAAACATGTTGGGAAAAACTTTCATGGTAGAGTTACGCGAAGCGAGCGATAAGAATCGCAACCATGTAGGCCGGGATTGCGAGTAGAAGAATGACGGAAAGTGTGCGAAACTGGCGTGTCATGATTCGGTCCCTCTGAAGTGTCGCATGATTGCGATAGGGTAGTATCGGCTTGAAAAGGTAACTAGTTGAGACTTTTCAGACTTTTCTTACCATAGGCTACGCTTGAGTAGCTCGAATAGCTGGCCCTCGAACGTTCCTAGCCACGTTTCGCATTCGTGACGCATATCGACCCATTCAGCAGGCTTGTCATGCTGCACGAGAAAGGCGGAAAATTCTTCCGCATCGTCAACTTCGTACGCCGTGTCGGTCAGGCACGTCACCGCCTCGAACCAGTAGGAAACTTTTTCCACTTCGACTTCGGCTCTAACTTGCAGGCCGTTCCAGACTATCATCGTTTGCATGTTCTACGCCTTTTCCTTGCCAAGATTGAGGAGGCTTTCCAGCGAATCACCCGACACGATGCGACGCGGATTCTCGATAGCCTTCCGACGGATATTGTCGGCCATGACTTCCAGCCGAGCCTTCCTATCGGGATCATTTGCGAGTATCACCCGAAGACGCTCCAAGGCAAGCGAGACTGAGCCTTTGATACTTTTCATGTTGTGACGTTCTCCGAAGTGTCGCACTATTGCGATAGGGTAGTGTCGGCTTGAAAAGGTAACTACTTGAGACTTTTCCAGCAACGTCTGAGGATAGGAAGATAATCGTCGCCAGATACGTTTCCGTTCCAAGGTATTCCACCAAGGCTATTTCAGTCTCTAGTGCCCTCGATTCCATGATATACGATAGTACCCTACTATTGGTCGATCGGTTGGCACAATCCGCGAGCCTTACAATTGCCATACAATAGGAAAGGCTTTCACATTGATATCGGCCAAGGGTAGGGTATACTGGAAAGGATAGCCAAACGAGTATACTTTTCCAACACGGAAAGATATACCGTTACGGGTTCGAAACGGAAATCGTTTCGTAACGATTGTGTAAAAACTCGGATTTTACATAGATCTTACACGGCGGGAAAATCTTTCCGGCTGCCGTTTTGGCAGGGAAAATTTTTCCGGCTGCCGTTTTGGCGGCCACGGTTATTTTAGCTCACAGTATGTGTTTTAGGCTAGACTCCCAGCAATTTCACGCGAACGCTATTTCATGCTTTTGCGTAGGTCTTTTAGGCTCACGCATTTAGGTTGTTAGATAGCAGGGGCAACGTTTTCGGGCGAGCGTAGCCCGCCCCCCATGTTCAGTTTTACTACTTGAAAAAGACAAGAGCCTCTCCATATTTCTTGGAAAGATATTCTTGCTCCGCGTAGCTCAGACAGGCTAGCCTCTCGGGGCTCGAATTATGTAGCATGTCAGCGACCTTGACCCGTGCCGCGATTTCGTTGGCCTTACAGCGAATCCAATAGGCACGGTTAGTCTCGCCTTGACGCTTTGACATGGCATCGACGCCTTCAAGAAGATCGAAGGGCAGCCACTCAGCGAGCTTTTCAAGTGTAGTACTTGTGTCCTCCACAACATCATGGAGTACGGCGACGATGCGACCTTTCACGTCCGACGATGGAAGACTCAACATAACCGCAAGTGGATGTAGGATATAGGGTAACCCACCCTTATCCACTTGGCCCGCATGCGATTCGCATGCTACGCGGATGGCTTTTTCGAGTAGTGATTTCATGCTTTACTATATAGCTTGAAAAAGAAAAAGCAAGAGGAAAAGCAAAAAAGTCGAGCTTGCCCCGTGGAGCCCCACGCGGGCCTAGGGCGGATTCTCCGCCCGCCCGCGTAGCTAAGCTAGGCACAAAAAAAAGGAAGGCCCAGAAGGGCCGTTTCCGGCCCTTGGGCAGCCCGCTATGGGCTACGCTCGAATAGGTCGCAAAGCTCGATGTCGAATATTCTTCCAAGCCACGTTTCGCATTCGTGACGCATGTCCGCTCATTCGGCAGGCTTGTCGTTTTCCACCAGGAGGGCCGAACCGGGAGGGCCGCCGCCAGTGGTGCCGGTGCCGTTGCAGCCGTCGCATTCCTTATCAGGATCTTCCTCGGCCTCCGCGTCGTCATGCATTTCGCAGAAACCATCGAGCGAGGCATCGTAACCACCCTCGTGGAACTTCGTCAACGCCTCTTCTTTCGAGTCAGCCTGAACGTAGGCACAATAGCCTACCGATTCCGTCCAATTGATGCGATACCTCATCGTGCTACCTCTTCGGGTGTCTTCGATCGTCTTTTCCATGATTGAGTATACCACGAAAAAGCCTAGAGTCAAACCGTTTTACACTAGCGTTACAATCGCCTGTGAGGCCCCACGCGGGCCTAGGGCGGATTCTCCGCCCGCCCGCGTAGCTAAGCTAGGCACGTTTTTTTAGCGTGCTAGAGGCGAGCCCGCAGGCCCGCCCCGTCGCCCCTCAAGCGTCTGGGCCGATGGTCGTGTCCCGGTCGATGGTCACGTTCTCGCCGATGGTCGCGTTCCAGCCGATGTACGAGTTCTCGCCGATGATCGCGTTCTGGCCGATGGTCGAGTACGAGCCGATAGTCGAGCACGAGCCGATGGTCACGTTCTCGCCGATGGTCGCGTTCCAGCCGATGTACGAGTTCTCGCCGATGTTCGCGTATTCGCCGATGGTCACGTTCCAGCCGATGATCGCGTTCTCGCAGATGGTTACGCCATAGCCGATGGTTACGTTCGAGCCGACGTTGACCAGAACGGTCTTTCCGTCCGGGTTCACATGTGTGATGGTACTCATATTTCAATGATACATCATTCTCGCGGTCTGTCAAGCAAAAATCACTTTGAGCCGACGATTGAGCCGGGGGTGATGGTCACGTTCTTGCCGATGGTCACGTTCTCGCCGATGGTCGAGTACGAGCCGATGGTCACGTTCTCGCCGACGCTGACCAGAACGGTCTTGCCGTTCGGGTTCGTGTGCGTGATGGTATTCATGTCTTAGGATACCCTAGCGGTGCGAAAAAGCAAGAGGAAAAAACAAAAAGTCGAGCCTGCCCTGTAGAGCCCCACGCGTGCCTAGGGCGGATTCTCCGCCCGCCCGCGTAGCTAAGCTAGGCACGTTTTTTTAGCGTGCTAGAGGCGAGCCCGCAGGCCCGCCCCGTCGCCCCTCAGTACGATGCCGAGAAACACAACACAGAACCATAATAGCCATTGCTATTGTTCCAGACATTGAAGGTGATCGGACCATTTTCGGTCACGATCTTGGCACCGTATGCCACAACAATGTCACCTTCGTCAAACCTCTTATCGTCATCGGCAAGGTTGAAAGACTGGCACATGTCCTCAATACCGACAATCTTGGATGGCAGCGTGCCCGAAACGGCAAGGTCGTCAATCCAGCCTTGCGAACAGCAGTCACCAACCGCCTCAAGACGAGCCGTTGCCTTGTCGGTCTTGAGGATAATTTCTCTGTCATTCAACGAGATTTCTAACAATACATGTCCTACGATTTCCTTGAAATACATAAGTCTCCTTGTTGTTTAGGATACCCCTTGCTACAAACAAAGCAAGAGAAAAAAGCAAAAACTAGGCTTGCCTTGTAGAGCCCCACGCGGGCCTAGGGCGGATTCTCCGCCCGCCCGCGTAGCTAAGCTAGGCACAAAAAAAAGGAAGGCCCAGAAGGGCCGTTTCCGGCCCTTGGGCAGCCTACTAGAGGCCCTTCACTGCCAGTTCCGGCGTGCGATCTTGGCGGATGATCTTGGGCGTCCCCAGAATCTCATCCGCTTGTTCAGCGTCGAATACCATCCAAGTAACCTCTTCGAACCGCGTGTGAACCGCAGCGAGAATATAGCGGTTCCGCTCGCCGAACAAATGGTAGTCCGAGGCGATCAGACCGGCGAGATTGTAGTCGTTCCTTTGAAGATTCATCGTTTCCATGTCTTAGGATACCCTATAGGCTCGAAAAAGCAAGAGGAAAAGCAAAAAAGTCGAGCTTGCCCCGTGGAGCCCCACGCGTGCCTAGGGCGGATTCTTCGCCCGCCCGCGTAGCTAAGCTAGGCACGTTTTTTTAGCGTGCAAGGGGCGAGCCCGTAGGCCCGCCCCGTCACCCCCTAGACCGATTCCAGAGCATTGCCATCCAGCCATGACTCGTACTCGGCAATATCTTCCGGGCTTTCGAGCTCGCCGTGGAATTCGGCCTTTTCTTCCTTGTATCGACGTTCCTCGCTTGCGATGAACGAATATTCTTCCATCTCGTCCGCACGGATCGTGTCCATGTCGTCCGCACGGATCGTGTTCATGTCGTCACTGAATTGCGTTTCCATGCCTTAGGATACCCTATAGGCTCGAAAAAGCAAGGAGAATATTCTACCATTCTGCCGGAATGTTTTCCTCTACCGTAACCCGTTGCGTTTTCAAGTTTACCGTGACCGTGATTTCCTGCCCCCTGTACTCGATTCGTTGACCTTCGAAGGCTCTCACCAAGGCCGAGAATAAGCCCGCAACCTTGCACGCCGCTAGACCCTTGTAGCGTCGTGTAGCCTTACGGTATCCGCGACGGAAATAGGCCCGGAATACGTTTGCCACCTTTTCAATCTCGGTCCGCTCATAATCCTCATGGAACTCCCGTAGGCACAAGGCACGTCCGTTTGCGATGATCGTGGAAATATCTTCCTCGATCGAATCTTCCAGGGGGCGAGTTTTCGGCGGAGTAGGAAAAAAAGGCTCCTCTGCGAGACCTTGCACGAGGCTGGTCCACTCATTGGAAAAGCTTTCCATGTCGATATTGTATCCGCCTTCGTAACGTATCCAGTACATGGCCCCATGGGCTTCAATCTCATCCGCGACGCTATCAAACGCAGCGTGTTCAAGACAATCGTGGGCGAGACCGATCGAACCGGATAGCGGGCCGTATACGTGGGAGCGGATACGCGAATCCTGCCAACCGATTTCGCCCGTTTCATAATCTTTTTTCGCGGTGAATTTGAATCGCATGGTATGCCCCTTTCGTTTGGACGCTGGAATAGTACCACGTTGACGGATAAAGGCAATGGGAATTTCGCGAGAATATCCTTAGGCTCTAATACGCTCTCGGCTCGTCAAGCCTTTTTCTATTTCAAGCGTACTATGAACGCATTATCGTGCGAACGAGAACGCAAGGGGCGAGCCCGTGAGCCCGCCCCGTAGCCTCGTGAGCGATTAGACCGCCAGCAATTCAGCCGCGATCGGCGAAGGATTATCCTGCATGATGAGGAAACTGTCGCCCTTGAAAGAGATTCCACGGATGGAATCGAGAGCGTAGTCGCGAACGAGAATTTCCTTCTCGGTATCCTGACGGCTGGAACTCTTTGCCGGAAGGAAAGGGGCGACTTGTTCGTCGGTCAATTCCTTCCCGGTCGAATCGAGATAGACGTGCGAAATACTACGCTCCACCTTGCACTCAAGGTATGTCCGGTCCTTGTGCTGCACGAGGAATGTTCCGGCGATACGTTCGCCCCATTGACGCGGAGCCGCTTCAAAGTTAGCTTCCGAGCCTTCCCGCGTGCGTTGACGGTTGACGGCTGCTTCGTATTGGAAGCCTAGCGTAACGTTGACACGCGATACCTTGCGAACGTCCCCGAAAGTATTGCCGGTCTTCTTGAGACGGGCATTCGTTTCCGTGATGAGGGTCGCGAACGTCGCCCCCTTGATATCGTTCAGTTTGGCCACAAGGGCCGTTTGGCGAATTGCTTTCATGCCAGAATGATACTCTATAGGCTCGAAAAAGCAAGAGGAAAAAACAAAAAACTAGGCTCGCCCCGTGGAGCCCCACGCGGACCTAGGGCGGATTCTCCGCCCGCCCGCGTAGCTAAGCTATGCACGTTTTTTTAGCGTGCAAGAGGCGAGCCCGTAGGCCCGCCCCGTAGTCTTGTACGTTACACGCCGGACGCCGCGACATTCTTGCGGAGCTTCACCTGAGCGGGGGTGTGCTCAATCGTGACTAGGCCGGTTGCCACCTGAGCCCGCACGATATCGTGAGAGTAGACTGAGCCCGTTTCGGTGTAGTGACCCTCAACCGTGGCCATCCGCGTGTTTCCGCGTGCGTTGTCGGCAATCGTCGCATGCCAACCGTTGCGAAGCTGGACGCGAGTACCCTTTTTGAGATCGTTCGTTTTCATATCTTAGGATACCCTATAGGCTCGAAAAAGCAAGAAGAAAAAGCAAAAAGTCGAGCCTGCCCTGTAGAGCCCCACGCGGACCTAGGGCGGATTCTCCGCCCGCCCGCGTAGCTAAGCTAGGCACGTTTTTTTAGCGTGCAAGAGGCGAGCCCGTGGGCCGCCCCGTCGCCCCTCAGGCGTCTGGGCCGATGGTCGTGTCCCGGTCGATGGTCGCGTTCTCGCCGATGGTCGTGTCCCGGTCGATGGTCGCGTTCTCGCCGATGTTCGCGTTCTTGCCGATGGTCGTGTTCCGGTCGATGGTCGCGTCCCGGTCGATGGTCGCGTTCTTGCCGATGCTCGCGTTCTTGCCGATGCTCGCGTTCTCGCCGATGGTCGCGTTCTTGCCGATGTACGAGTACGAGCCGATGGTCACGTTCTTGGAGATGGTCACGTTCTTGCCGATGGTCGAGCCGTCACCGATGTTCGCGTTCTTGCCGATGTACGGGTTCTTGGCGATGGTCACGTTCCAGCCGATGGTCGCGTTCTCGCCGATGATCGCGTTCTGGCCGATGGTCACGTTCTCGCCGATGGTCGAGTACGAGCCGATGGTCGAGTACGAGCCGATGGTCACGTTCTTGCAGACGGTCACGTTCTCGCCGACGCTGACCAGAACGGTCTTGCCGTTCGGGTTCGTGTGCGTGATGGTATTCATGTCTTAGGATACCCTAGCGGTGCGAAAAAGCAAGAGGAAAAAACAAAAAGTCGAGCCTGCCTTGTGAAGCCACACGCGGGCTTAGGGCGGATTCTCCGCCCGCCCGCGTAGCTTAGGGTTTAGGCTCGCGTCTAGCATGCAGGGACGGGCCGTTTCAGGCCCGTACAGAGAAGGCTAGCGTATCCGAGCGGCGAATCCTAGTCGCCGCTCGGAAGTCTTTTCAGCCCGCGACCGTGTAGGTTTTTCCAGCCGTGCGGATTGACAGGATACCCTCGATCGCAACGTTCCGGAATTGCTTTCCGATCGTGCGGCGGATCTTGCTGGCGACCGTCTTACCGTTCACGACGCGGAAACCGTTGACCGTCTGGGAAACCATTTCGTAGAATGGGATGAGATCATGGGCGAGCGGATCGAACGCGGCTCCCGTGCCGTTCGTGTTTGCTGCCCGTTCGGCGTCGCTGAGATTGCACGCGGCGAAACCGTTCATCCGACGGAGCGAACCGTCCGAACGCTTGCGAACTACCACGGAAACCATGCCACGAGCCTTGCGAATGAGCGTTGCGGCTTCCGTGCGGGAGACTTCAATACCGGTCGGGATATTCATGATACCTTGTCCTGTTGAGGTGTCGAAAGGTGTCCTGGGCGAATTGCTTTGGACATTGATATGATACCCTATAGGCTCGAAAAAGCAAGAGGAAAAAACAAAAAGTCGAGCCTGCCCCGTGAGGCCCCACGCGGGCCTAGGGCGGATTCTCCGCCCGCCCGCGTAGCTTAGGGTTTAGGCTCGCGTCTAACATGCAGGGACGGGCCGTTTCCAGCCCGTACAGAGAAGGCTAGCGTATCGGCCCGCTAGCTCACGATCGAAAGTTTTTCAGGATGAGCCCCAGTAGAGCGACACCGAGAAAAAATAGCACGATTCCGATTAGGTAGGAAGAACATTCCTCATCAGTGTTTCGAGTAGGAAACGTTTTCGACCTTTCCATTCCAGCAGGAACGACATTCCTGGCAAGAATTGCCTTGCTTGGGAGAGGGACATTGAAAAGCGGAAGAATCTTCCACGCTGGAGCCAACCGTTCCGGCAATCTTTTCCGGGGTGCGACCGATCATAGGAGCCGACACGCGAACGGTAAAATTGTCCGGGAACGTGTTACCCTGATTCAGAAATTGTTTCACCATCACGTTTTCGCGTGTTGGAATCCAGAATGACACTTGCGGAAGGTTTTTCGCGATCCTAACGAGCATGGAAAGGTGTTCCACGCTCTGGAGATCGCCAGAATCGTGCCAGCGGAAGAACGGAACCTTTTTCGCCTTGCGGGAAATAAGTTCCGTCATGGCAGCCTCCCAATGCGGATTGGAAAGGCTTTCCAGACGACGGGCGTGTGCTTTTTTCACATTCGGAAAGGAATACCTACCTTTCAAAGCGTAGCACGATCCGCACGTTGAACCTTCTACCTTGCGGAGTAGGCGGCCAACCTTGCAATCGAGAGCCGAAAGCCCGTAGCCGAATCCCGGCATCTTGGAGGGCTTGGAAAGCCCCCCTACGATACTCATTAGGCTGGACGTTGTCGCGTTATTCATGCCCTATGATACCACGGAATGACAGGAAGACGAGGTGAATAATCTTTTTTTTTCAGCTTGCATTCTAACGATAGTGTGCTATCTTACTAGGGCGAATAGTAACTTGAAAAAGCTGTGGCAACCGGCCTAGTCGTGATTGTCGCGGCGTCCGGCATGTAACGCACAAGGCTGCGGGGCGGCCTACGGGCTCGCCCCTTGCACGCTAAAAAAACGTGCCTAGCTTAGCTATCTAGGGCGAGCGTGCTAGCAGCACGCAACGCCCTAGGGCTCCACGGGGCAAGCAGGAAAATCTTTCCGGCTGCCGTTCTGGCAGGAAAATCTTTCCGGCTGCCGTTCTGGCGGCCACGGTTATTTTTAGCTCGACAGTAAGTAAGTGTAAGAAAATCCCAGAGATCGCCGAGCTTTGTACTGTAAGTGTTTTGACAGAACCGCTGAATTATTTTAAATGCGTTTCTAGTACGCTTGAAATAGAAAAAGAGGGCCGTCTAAAACGACCCCCCATCGACCCCATGCTTGCGAATAAGGCTTGACAGACCGCGAGACCCGCGTGTGGCTCTACAGGGCAAGCTCGTGCGTCACTCGAAGCCGATGGTCGAGCCCTCGCCGATGTTCGAACCGACGCCGATGGTCACGTGCTCGCCGATGTACGAGTCCTTACCGATGGTCGCGTGCTCGCCGATGGTCGCGTGCTCGCCGACGGTTGAGCCGTCGGCGATGGTCGCGTTCTCGCAGATGGTTACGCCATAGCCGATGGTTGCGTTCGAGCCGATGGTCACGTTCTCGCAGATGAGCACGTATTCGCCGATGGTCACGTTCTCGCCGATGATCGCGTTCTTGCCGATGATCGCGTTCTTGCCGACGCTGACCAGAACGGTCTTGCCGTTCGGGTTCGTGTATTTGATTGTTTTCATGCTTCAATTATACATTATTCTCGCGGTCTGTCAAGCAAAAATCACTTTGAGCAGACGATTGAGCCGGGGGCGATGGTCGCGTCCTGGCCGACGATCGCGTCCCGGACGATGTACGAGTTCTTGCCGATGGTCGCGTTCTTGCCGATGCTCGCGTGCTCGCGGATGATCGCGTTCTTGCCGATGGTCGCGTGCTCGCGGATGATCGCGTTCTCGTAGATGGTCACGTTCTCGCCGATGGTCGAGTACGAGCCGACGTGCGAACCATCGACGATGTTCGCGTATTCGCCGATGGTCGCGTTCCTGCCGATAGTCAAGTGCGAGCCGATGGTCGAGTGCGGGCCGATGATCGCGTTCTCGCCGATGTACGAGTCCTCGCCGATGGTCACGTTCTCGCCGATGATCGCGTTCTCGCCGATGGTCACGTTCTCGCCGACGCTGACTTGAACGGTCTTGCCGTTCGGGTTCGTGTGCGTGATGGTTTTCATGTTTTAATGATACATCATTCTCGCGGTCTGTCAAGCAAAAATCACTTTGAGCCGACGATTGAGCCGGGGGCGATGGTCGCGTCCCGGTCGATGGTCACGTTCTCGCCGATGGTCACGTTCTCGCCGATGGTCACGTTCCAGCTGATGGTCACGTTCCAGCTGATGGTCGAGTGCGAGCCGATGTACGAGTACAAGTCGATGGTCACGTACGAGCCGATGGTTACGCCATAGTCGATGATCGCGTTCTCGCTGATGTTCGCGTGCTCGCCGATAGTCGAGTACGAGCCGATGGTCACGTTCTTGCCGATGGTCGAGTGCGAGACGATGGTCACGTTCTTGCAGATGGTCACGTTCTTGCCGATGTTCGAGCCCTTGCCGATGTACGAGCCGTCACCGATGTTCGAACTCCGGCCGATGTACGAGTTCTTGCTGACGATCGCGTTCTTGCCGATGGTCGCGTGCTCGCCGATGGTCGAGTGCGAGCCGATGGTCACGTTCCAGCTGATGTTCGCGTTCTTGCCGATGGTCGAGTACGAGCCGATGGTCACGTTCCAGCTGATGTTCGCGTTCTTGCCGATGGTCACGTTCTCGCCGACGCTGACTTGAACGGTCTTGCCGTTCGGGTTCGTGTGCGTGATGGTTTTCATGCTTCAATTATACATTATTCTCGCGGCTCGTCAAGCAAAAATCACTTTAGGCCGACGATTGAGCCGTGGGCGATGGTCGCGTCCTGGCCGACGATCGCGTCCCGGACGATGTACGAGTTCTCGCCGATGTTCGCGTTCTCGCCGATGATCGCGTTCTTGCCGACGGTCGAGTACGAGCCGATGGTCACGTTCTTGCCGATGGTCGCGTTCTCGCCGATGGTCGCGTTCTCGCCGATGGTCGCGTTCTTGCCGATGATCGCGTACTTGCCGATGTACGAGTACGAGCCGATGGTTGCGTTCTCGCCGATGATCGAGTATGAGCCGATGTACGAGTCCTCGCCGATGGTTGCGTTCCAGCCGATGGTCGCGTTCCTGCCGATGGTCGAGTGCGAGCCGATGGTCGAGTGCGAGCCGATGGTCGCGTTCTCGCAGATGAGCACGTATTCGCCGATGGTCACGTTCTCGCCGACGTTGACTTGAACGGTCTTGCCGTTCGGGTTCGTGTGCGTGATGGTACTCATATTTCGATGATACATCATTACAGTACTTGCAACCCAAGCAATCCTTGTAGACTTCGGTCGTTTGTGTGTTCATGATGTTTTATTCTATCGCATAACATGCTATCAGTCAAATGAAAACCGAACTGTGGCCCTCAATGCGGGGCGGCTTTTCCAAGTCTGTGAGCCTAGAATAGTGTTTCAGGTCTCCCGTGCTGACGTTGATGAAGACGCTTTCGGCGTACTTGATGCCAAGGTGATTATTCTTCCACTTGGGAAGAATCCAAGTATCTCCCTTGGTGACGATCTTCGTGCCCGCTTTGAGCCTGTCCATCCATCGCCACTGGTTTTCGATTGTGTTCTTCATGCTTTATTCTATCGCATAAAATGCTATCAGTCAACGACATTCTCTAGCATCTTGATTTCATGGTAGCGATATTCCGCGTTGATTAACAGCCGTGCCAAGATATGGTCCCCCGGCTGAGCACTGTCCACCATTATACGTATTTCAAGATCACGCTTGATAGCGTCGTATTGCTCAGTTGTGATGACGCAGACAGAGTCGAATTGCAAATTGATAACACGCTCATTCATTGTTGTTGCCTCTTGCGGTCCTTGAAACGGGTTTTGCGGCTATGTCCTGAACAGCCTTGGGCAGATCGTGCTTCTTGCGTGCCATAGTGCTATTATCATATAGCGACAATGGCACGCAGTCAAGAGAATGTTACGCACCGTTGCAGCAGTCACACGGACTGGCCGAACCGGGAGGGCCGCCGCCCGTGGTGCCGGTGCCGTTGCAGCCGTCGCATTCCTCGGCCTCCGCGTCTTCCTGCATTTCGCAGAAACTCTCGAACGCACGCGACATGTCGGCCTCGTAACCACCCTCGTGGAACTTCGTCAACGCCTCTTCTTTCGAGTCAGCCTGAACGTAGATAGAATAGCCTACCGATTCCGTCCAATTGATGCGATACCTCATCGTGCGACCTCTTCGGGTGTCATAGCCCGTAACGTTTCCAAGACTCTCGTTTCCGCGATCCTGAGGGCATCCAAGATGCCCTGAGCCTCGCCCGCTTCCAGTGTATCACCCGCTGCCATGTCGAGCAAGTTCAGGGCTGCACGTTGCAGCGAAGGGTAGAACGCCTTGGCGGGCTTCCACTTCTCTTGCATCGCCTGACCGGCGTAGGGACCGCGAGAGATTTCCCCCCCACCTTCTTGGTACTCTTGAATGGCCCAGTTGAGCTTGTCGTGCTTGACGATTCTGTACTTCATTATCTCAGTATATCTTCCTCAGGGATTTAGGCAAGCAAAAACACGTCTTTCGGGCGTGAACACTGCAAACCGGCTTGCGTGTACAGGCGTACCGTTCACGCAAAAGAAACCCGATTCGTAGGGATTGTACTTCACCGGCAGAAACTCCCCTTCGGGAGCGTTCTCATTGTCGAGCAGGATACCGATGCCGAAGGCGTGGACGTTCTTGCGACGCTCCCGAAGAACACGCTGACGGCCCGCTTCGCTCACCTTCCACGTCACGCCTGCCAGCGTCACACGCGGCGAGTGACCCCACAGCCGCCACCCCTTCGGAGTCTTGTGCAGAATAGACCACGTTCGCTTGTGTAGATTGAAGTAGACTTTGACTTGCATGTGAGAATAGTACCCCAGAAAAAGGAAGAGGCCAGGGATTTCTCCCTAGCCTTTTCCAGTACTCACGGACCCGTCCGCGACTCAGCTCTTGCGGAGGTAAGCATTCACCGCACGATCCAGAAGGGTGTTCTGGTTGGTGCCACGCTTGGCAGCCGCCGCGACGATCTTCTCTAGCGTAGCGACCGGCAGGTTGAAACCCGCCATTCGCGTCTCGGCATTCGGGAAAGACTTGGGACGACCACGGCCACGCTTGACTTCGGTACTGTTCGACATGATGTTGTGCTTTCTGTTGCTGTTTCGGATGTCCACTGTGGACACCATTAGATTACCTCATTTTCAAGGAAAGGCTAGTAGAATCTTGAAAAAGAATAGAGGGGGCACAGGATCGCGTCCCTTGGATCTAGGCGAAGACCAGAGCCCTAAGCTATGCACGTTTTTTTAGCGTGCAAGGGGCGAGCCCGTGGGCCGCCCCGTCGCCCCTCAGGCGTCTGGGCCGATGGTCGAGCCCTCGTCGATGGTTACGCCATAGCCGATGATCGCGTTCTCGCCGATGGTCGAGTACGAGCCGATGGTCACGTTCCAGCCGATGTACGAGTTCTCGCCGATGATCGCGTTCTGGCCGATGATCGCGTTCGGGCAGATGATCGAGTACGAGCCGATGTTCGCGTTCTCGCCGATGTTCGCGTTCTTGCTGACGATCGCGTTCTTGCTGACGATCGCGTTCTCGCCGATGGTCACGTTCCAGCCGATGGTCACGTTCCAGCCGATGGTCACGTTCTTGCCGATGATCGCGTTCTTGCCGATGATCGCGTTCTTGCCGATGGTCACGTTCTCGCCGATGGTCACGTTCTCGCCGACGCTGACTTGAACGGTTTCGCCGTTCGGGTTCACATGTGTGATGGTACTCATATTTCAATGATACATCATTCTCGCGGTCTGTCAAGCAAAAATCACTTTGAGCCGACGATTGAGCCGGGGGCGATGATCGCGTTCTCGTCGATGATCGCGTTCTCGTCGATGGTCACGTTCCAGCCGATGGTCACGTTCTCGCCGATTGTCACGTGCTCGCCGATGGTCGAGTACGAGCCGATGATCGCGTTCTTGCCGATGATCGCGTTCTTGCCGATGATCGCGTTCTTGCCGATGATCGCGTTCCTGCCGATGGTCGCGTTCTCGCCGATGTACGAGTCCTCGCCGATGGTCACGTTCTCGCCGATGGTCGAGTACGAGCCGACGTGCGAACCATCGACGATGTTCGCGTATTCGCCGATGGTCGCGTTCCTGCCGATGGTCGAGTGCGGGCCGATGGTCGCGTTCCTGCCGATGGTCGCGTTCCTGCCGATGTACGAGCACTCGCCGATGTACGAGTCCTCGCCGATGTTCGAACTCCGGCCGATGTACGAGTTCTTGCTGACGATCGCGTTCTTGCCGATGGTCGCGTGCTCGCCGATGGTCGAGTACGAGCCGATGGTCACGTTCTCGCCGATGGTCGAGTACGAGCCGATGGTCACGTTCTCGCCGATGGTCGCGTACGAGCCGATGGTCGCGTACGAGCCGATGTACGAGTCCTCGCCGATGGTCGCGTGCTCGCCGATGGTCACGTGCTCGCCGATGGTCACGTGCTCGCCGACGTTGACTTGAACGGTCTTGCCGTTCGGGTTCGTGTGCGTGATGGTTTTCATGCTTCAATGATACATCATTCTCGCGGCCCGTCAAGCAAAAATCACTTTGAGCCGACGGTTGAGCAGGGGGCGATGATCGCGTTCTCGTCGATGATCGCGTTCTCGTCGATGGTCACGTTCCAGCCGATGTTCGCGTTCTCGTCGATGGTCACGTTCCAGCCGATGGTCACGTTCTCGTAGATGAGCACGTATTCGCCGATGGTCGCGTGCTCGCCGATGGTCGCGTGCTCGCCGATGGTCGCGTGCTCGCCGATTGTCACGTGCTCGTCGATGTACGAATCCTCGCCGATGTTCGCGTGCTTGCCGATGTTCGCGTGCTTGCCGATGGTCACGTTCTCGCCGATGGTCACGTTCTTGTCGATGGTCACGTTCTCGCCGACGTTGACTTGAACGGTCTTGCCGTTCGGGTTCGTGTGCGTGATGGTTTTCATGTTTTAATGATACATCATTCTCGCGGTCTGTCAAACAAAAATCACTTTGAGCCGACGATTGAGCCGGGGGCGATGGTCGCGTTCTCGTCGATGGTCACGTTCCAGCCGATGTACGAGTTCTCGCCGATGATCGCGTTCTGGCCGATGGTCGAGTACGAGCCGATAGTCGAGTACGAGCCGATGGTCACGTTCTTGCCGATGGTCGAGTGCGAGACGATGGTCACGTTCTTGCAGATGTTCGAGCCCTTGCCGATGTACGAGCCGTCACCGATGTACGAGTTCTTGCTGACGATCGCGTTCTTGCCGATGGTCGCGTTCTCGCCGATGGTCGAGTGCGGGCCGATGTACGAGCCGTCGCCGACGATCGCGTTCTCGTCGATGGTCACGTTCTCGCCGATGTACGAGTCCTCGCCGATGTTCGCGTGCTCGCCGATTGTCGAGTGCGGGCCGATGGTCGAGTCATCGCCGATTGTCGCGTGCGGGCCGATGGTCACGTGCTCGCCGACGTTGACTTGAACGGTCTTGCCGTTCGGGTTCGTGTGCGTGATGGTTTTCATGTTTTAATGATACATCATTCTCGCGGTCTGTCAAGCAAAAATCACTTTGAGCCGACGGCTGAGCCGGGGGCGATGGTCGCGTCCCGGTCGATGGTCACGTTCTCGCCGATGTGCGAACCCTCGCCGATGTACGAGCCGTCGCCGACGGTCGAACCCCGGCTGATGTACGGGTTCTTGGCGATGGTCACGTTCTCGCCGATGGTCACGTTCTCGCCGATGGTCGATCCGACGCCGCAGTACGATCCGACGCCGATAGTCGAATTCTTGGCGATGGTCACGTTCTTGGCGATGGTCACGTTCTTGCCGATGGTCACGTTCTCGCCGACGTTGACTTGAACGGTCTTGCCGTTCGGGTTCGTGTGCGTGATGGTTTTCATGTTTTAATGATACATCATTCTCGCGGTCTGTCAAGCAAAAATCACTTTGAGCCGACGGTTGA